TGACTGGATGTTGGATTTGATGAGTGCCGCATAGGTAGTGATCGACAGAGCCATATGTTACTGAGTCACAACCCCACCACAAGGGGTCAGTGGGATTCCCGTGATCGGATCGTTGTTCACGGCGTTGTTGGTCACAACTCCACCATTGATGCTATTTGAACCAGATTCAAGTTGAACTTGAGAACCCTTCACTTTGGCATTCCCTCCGGCCTGAACATTCGCAGCACCACCGGCAATCACGTTGGCGTCACCACCCGCATTGACAACCACATCACCATTCGCAGTTACGGTAACATTTCCATCCGAAAGCGTGATGACATTACCATGCGAGTCTTTGACTTGTGCATCACCCGTCTGTCCGTTGATTGATACCTCTGCTCCAACCGCGCCGCCGTTGAGCACGGCACCTTGAGGGTTCTTCTTTCCAACGATCTTGATCGTATAACCACCGTCTTTGTCGAAGGTAACCTCAACACCGTTGAATTCAGACTTCCTGTATCGACCATCAGCACGCACCGGGTTTGGTTTGTACGTCCCCGAACGTGGATGAGGAAGCCCACAGATGATGACGGGTACTTCCGCGTTCCCTTCGATGAATCCGACCAGGACATGTTCACCGTCCGTCAGAGCATCATATACGTGATCGTCAAGACTCCTTCTTTGCTGAGCTACTTCCGGGCCTTTGAAGACGTATTCATCGTAGTCAAAGATTCCACCCGTCGCCCGTCCGTCAATCGCATTGATGTAAACCTGTCCTCTGACCCTGATCTTGTATCGAATCTGTTCACCGTTGTTGTTGATCAGATCATCGGTATAGATCGGGCCAAGAACAACACCACGAAACAGACCAAGCTTGTTGAACTGAGAAGCACCACGCTTCTCAGACACAGGAAGCTTATTCGATACAACAGCACCGTCAGGAGTGATCATCTATCTGACCTCTTCGCATCGGTCTTCGCGATATAAACAGATGTAAAAGAAAGGTCTGGTCTTCCACCATCTTCAAACGAAGAGTCAATAAAAGGATTCCCACCAGATTGACCAAGAGTATCGAATTGACCATGAGTCAGAGTGAATGTCGTTCTCCATGTTTGGGGGTACGTCCACTGATGCTCATATCCTTCGATATAGAAAAATTTATCTGGTGAATCGTCTTGAGAAATTACACGCAATACCTTTCCAAGCTCAGCTTCGAGCACACCGGTACACTCAATTGTTCCAGACTCGTACAACGTGTTCGCAAAATTCTGATCGTAAATCTGTCCCAAAAAAGCCAACATCAAATTACTCAAAGGAACGTTTTCTTTGACATCTGTGCGCGTATACAGAAACTCCTCAAAAGTATCATATCTTCTAAGACCATGTCTTTTGATCGATTCTCTACTAACAAGAGGCCAACCCAATCCCTTGTTGTTAGGATTTATATTGGTAGACGGATGAAGATAGGATGCAAGTAGTTCCTTGTTCTGAAGCATGAACATGTTTAGCCGCGAATGATCGTCACGACCCAGGTCTTCATACATGACTTCAGCCTGAGAAATCTCCAAGTAGCTCTGTCTAGCGAATTCTTGGAAAATCGTAACCGCACCATTAAGTGTACTGATCAGTTCATCTGCCTTGTTGCCCAGGTTGTTCCTCAAAAAAGTGGTGTTAAGGGGTCTAGGACGCACTACAATCGTCGGAAATGCGTATCCCGACCCATCCCTCACCTCTTCCAAGAAAACCTCGTTGATGGGCTGATTTGAGACCCGTGTGATCAAGTCCCACACGCTTCCGTTGCTATCCAGCCCAACAGCCGTCATCACCTTGGCACCGGGCATGTTCTCAAAGAACTGACGCCTCAGAATGCCATACAATCTTGGAAAGCCTTCATCTGTGAGACCAGCCGCATCTTCTATCCCGAAGAGAACCGCAAGCGATTCCGGGATAATCCACTGATCAAGAGGAGACGTACGACCAATGGTCGGAAAATCTGCACCCTGACCCAAGAACACACGAAGCACAGTTTCCAAATGATCGTTAACTGTGCCACTCATGAGTAAGCCAGATGTTCTCAAAGCAACATCAAGCGTCTCCTTCTGAAGAAGATACGGATCAAACCACAGATCGGTGGTCTCAAACACTTTCCCAAAGCCCCGCCCACTGATCTTGTATCGCAATGTGGTTTTGTCCGTGATCTCGTCCTTCTCGATCACACGAGACACACGATCAACATTCCCGAACGATACAAGGTATCGAAGATCGTTTTCCCCCTCATCGAAAGCTCGTGACGTGCTGTACAGATAGATCGCAACCCAATCACCAGGAGAGATTCGCGACTTCCAGTTCTCAGACGGATGAAGCGAAAATTCAAAAGTGCTGGATGGTGCGTTGATGTTCTTGTTCACCGTCACACCAGCAATAGCACTCGTGATGTTGAACGAGTCCGTCTCCATCAGGTCTCCAGTTGCAACTGGATCGCGGATATTTGACGGCTCGTTGAAGTTCTGCATCAGATACCGATACACAGTAATCCGACAGAACGTCGCACGAGAAGAAGGTGACCGTTGCTGAAGTGGAAACTTCGCATACGGGGCATTCAACCGCTTGTCAAATGAGGTCGCAGTAGCCATCACGCATAGCTCTGTTTGCCAATCGTCATGTTCCGTCGATGCATGCGCGAAGAACCCCGCACCGTATCACTGTTCTGCGTGATCGCTGTGACCAGTGATTCAAGCACAGCCACCAAACGAGCATTCGAATCTGACTCCACACCAGGAGCGTATGACATCCCCAACGTCATTGGAGAGTTCCCTTTGAATAGAGAAGAATCACCACTCTGTTGCAATCTGTCCCAAAGCCATTTAAGACCCTGGCCAATCGGATTCTTCATATTCCGAAACTCTTCCATCTCTTGAGGGGATGTCCCAGGAGCAGGCTGAGACTTAATCCCTCTAAACAACCATGAGTTCTGAAGCGTATCCTTCAGTTCAATAACCGCGTCCTTGAGTTCTATAAAGACGGTCTTCGCGCCATCCCACATGTCTGTTGCTTGTTTTGTGACCGTCTGGATGTCGAATCCTTTTAGAAAATCACGTAGAGAGCCTGTCAAATCATTAAGTATTTTGCCACCCGCGCCGCCGAACAAACCGGAAAGCTGATCCATAGATTCAGACAACTTCACATTGGTTTGCAGAAGATTCCTCTCAGTCTCCAAACGTTGTCTGGCAAGCTCAGCGGGATTGCCATCACTGCCAGCGTTGACCATCTTGTTGAATTCCTTCTCATCGATCTGACCACCGTTCTGCAAGAGACGATTGAAGATGCTAACTCCAGGGCCGGGTTGAAGGGTTGTCGCATTCAAAAACGCATTCAGTCTACTGATCTGCGGCAAGCCCTCAGTAGCGCCCATAACGTTACTGAATATCTTAGCGATGATGCTCGAACCACTAACTCCTAGTGCTTGTTTTGTTTCTTCATCGAGATTTTTGAGATCGTCAAGTTCGCTCTTCTTAAAGCCACCGAAAAGGCCCATACGCCGTCTGGTCTCAACACCCGCCGGTCTAATAGGAGAGCCAGCGGCAAGCTGAATAGCACGAGCAGCCATCGCTTGTTGGAATCTGTCACCACTTGTGAATGCCTGATTGAGCGACTGAGCAGCCGCAAGACCACGTTGCGGATCGTTCTTGAAGAACGGCATCGATAGCATCCACCCCATCATGCCAGTGAATGAGTCACGATTGATGTTGATCCCCTGAGACATGGAAGAGATTCCCTGAGCAATCGAGTCAAGATATTCTTCAACCCTGCTGCCTCTCAAACCAGCCGCGCGAGCTTGACCAACAGTCTGAGACAACACCTCAGTCCCCATGCCCGCTCTTCTACCTGCACCAAGGAGACCAGATACACCCTGTTGACTCACACCATAGGCACGTTGCAATACCTCACCTTTATTTACCAGACTCGTAAGTTCATTGGAACTCACATCACGACCAAGAGCAGAAGCAAGACCAATGGCACGCTGCCGTCTCTCATCAGTCGCGAAACCAAGAGAACCACCAGCACCGGTAAGTGCATCGGGGAGACCACCAATCCCGGTCAATCCACGGATGTCCTGAAACTGGCGAGAAATTCCAAGCTGCCTACGAAACAGAGCAATCCCTGTACCAATAGCAAAAGCTCCACCGACCAGTCTCACAATCTGATTTTTCGAAAGAGCACTAGCAATCTGAGAAACTGTTCCACCCCCACCGCCAACACCACCTCCTCTACCGCCAACACCACCTCCTCTACCGCCAACACCACCTCCTCCACTTATCCGACCAATATCGCTGTATGCCGCCTTCAGACGGCTCGCCTCCATCAACAGTGTGCGAAGCTTAGTTGGATCGAAAGCATCACTCGACGCTTTGCCGATCTTCACAAGCTCAGACTTCACCTCTTCGAGCCTATTCTTGACTCTACCAGCAAGCTCGTTTAGTTGTCCGATCTGTGAACTATGGATGTCACGACGAGTAGCGCGAGAAACATCAACTTGTCCAAGCGATTGAAAAAGCTTCTTGGTCTCATTGACCTTACGAGTAAGCTCTTGCGTGTCCGCAGACAGCGTAATCTTAGCAACCCTGTTCCCAGCCGCCATTACTCCTCGAAGTTCTCTTCAAACTCGTGTGGGTCTTCACCGGGAGAGTTGGTGCCAAGGCTCCGGATGATGCGTTCTTCCTCTTCTTCTGTCACCTCTTCATCGGATTGGTACTTGCTCAGATCGACCTTACGCCTGCTTGCCCACGCCTGGACACGATCTTCCTCTTCATCAGAAAGTTCACCGTCCCAATCATCATCATCGTATACAAGATTCTGAAGAGTCTTTTTGATCTCGTCAGGATGCTCGTAGTAGAAACTAATCAGCCGTTCAAGATACAACTCCTCAAAGGAGTGATCTTCGAACGGCTTGCCAGGGACGCGATACCTGTCACGCCACCACGTCTCAAGATAGACCAGAGAATTGTTCAGAGCATCGATAGCAAGACGATGCATCTCCGCATCATTGAACTCAATCTTCCCGATCTCTTGGTGCTTCTTCTTGATCGCTTCCCTGATTTCCCTGTCGATTCCGAACAAACTTCGGCTTGCCAGGGTCATTGCTTCCATAAACCTTCTCCCGCCATTCCTTCTCGAAGTTGAGGCATTGGTCATATACAGCCATGACCACGTTCAGATCGAACAGACCCATGCCCATGTCCGCATCACGCCACCATGAAGGGAATTCACTGATGGTCACGCGCAAGAACGCGAGCATGTAGTTCTGATCCGCCACCAACGGATCAAGATTGCTCATGTCGCCACACAAACGCGCCCGTGTGACATCGATCTGTGATCTTTCGCCAATGCTAGGGCGATGAAATACAAAATCGCCCTCGAAGGGAATGCCGGTTTCCTCTCCTGTCACAGAGATGTGAAACCGGTGCTGGCTGGAAGGAAGTACCCTCGATGCTGCCATAGAGCCTCTTTCAATCTAGAGATGTCAGTTTCTACGTAGAAACTGGTCAATCTATCAATCACCCGCTCTACGCACCCGCCTCGTCGGAAGACTTGATACCTCTGAAAGTCCATGTTTCGGTCATCACACCACGAGCATCCACCGTGCTCTGACGGCTCTCCATCTTCACACCTTCCATCAAAAGGATGACGGAATTGGTAACACGGTCGATGATCTCAGCCGTCATCTCGCCAGATGTGAGAATCGCGTTGAGCTTGGGCATGATCCCAAGCTGTTTCACGGACTGATTCTGAACGCGAAACGCTTGGCACTGAAGATCGACGGTGTACCCAACTTCAGCGTACTCTTCGACTTCGAGTTGATCCAGCACGTTCACGGGCTCCAGTTGGATAGCCTCGTTGTACGTGCATTGGCTGGCGAGAGCGACCTTGGTTCCATTAATACGGAAAATGGCTCTCGCACCTGTCATCACCCTGGACATGTCACCTCACTCGTTACGCAGCGGTTTGCTGGATGTTCTGGAGATACAGGGTGGGCAACAAGAAGTCGATACCCTGAACCGGCGTGATCGCCATATTGATCGTCGCCGTGCTCCCGTTGATGCTCACCGACAGGTTCTTGAAGCCAAGACCATCGTTCAAATCATCTCCAACGATGATGTCCGCGTTCAGGTAGATGGTCATGCGAGCAATGATGAAATTCCTGATCGCTTCGGCGGTTCCTGTTCTCGCCTTTGTGCCAGTGAACACAAGCTCCAGGTTGTACCGTAGATCGTAGGCCACATAGCCACCAGCCTCAACCACAGAGCCACGGTTCCAGACAAAGTTGGCATCAACACCGTACGTTGTGTTGTCGAGCACGATTCTGAAACCGCCCGTATCCAGAGGTTCAACGATGGTGACTCCGGAATCCAACATCTCGACAAAATCAGTCTTCGGATTCCAGGACGAGTCATTGACTCGAACATCGTTGACGTTGATGACCTTGTATGTCAGCGGCTCGCCCACATCTGTACCGGAGCGAACACCGGCTGCAATGCAAGCCAACGCCCACGGGTCTTTCCATTGCAGGTCACCGAACCGATCAAACACCCGCACCTGTTGCCCGAACATCGAACAATAGGCACTGTTCTGTGTCTTGGCCGCATCTTTGAGTTCCGTCTTGGTGCCAAGCTTGGAAAGAAAAGCTTGACGCTCAGAGCGACCGAGAGTTCCCCACATCTTTGTGACGTGGGTCTTCACAGCAGCATTGATCGAATCGATAGTCAGAGAGCCCTTGTCAGCACTGATCAGGGGCACGATACTGTTGATCCGAATCTGTTCGAACGCAGCCAGACCGGTCACCCAATCGGAGTTCACCGAAGAGCCATCTACCGCACCCGTCAAGAATTTGACTGTCGAGAAGGTTGCAATCGCCCGGACAGCGTTCGAAATTGCCGTCGCTGTGACCAGTTGACTAATGAGATTGACCTGTTCGATTGTGTCAGCAATGTCACTGTAAATCACACCAGCCACATCGATGACTTCCAGATTGTTGTAGTAGTCAAGCTCGCCAACGTTCCGATCCGGATTGGTGTCAAGGACTGTCGCCTCGTACGCTGCAAGAGCATTGATCTGGTCAACAAGCTCTTGCACTGTGAACTGGTTCACACCCTGACTGTCCACGAGCAACAAATCCAAATCATCTGCACCCACACCGGTCACAGTGGTTTGAAGTCGCCGTTCACCAGCGATATCCTGGATATCGAGCAAGCAGCTTGTGCCTGCACCAACATACTTCACGGTCATCGATTCACGATTGCCGACCTCTGGGATATCTTCGACAGTTGTACCCCTGGTCACAGTGATCAGACGAGAGCCCTTCACACCACGATTGGTTCCCGTGATACCCAGAATCGTGTCAATAGTCGATGTGGCATCGACACTGATATATCCGTAGTCCAGTTCTCCACCTGTCACCACAACCGGATCGATAGTGATCTTGACACCCGTCCCCAGCGTGTTGAGTGCCGCTGTCACCGGAGCGGTAGCAGGAGACCACCGCGCATCTGTGTTCAGTTCCGTCACCATGTCCGCAACAACAGTCGCGCCAGTGAGCGTATTGGTGAAGGTATACGTCACCCCGTTGATATCCAAAATCAGAGTCTCACCGCCAGACAATGTGAATGGGCCAGCAATCGTACCCTCGATCACCGCGTCCGCATCCGCCACCTGACCAGCAGATACCAACAGATTTGTATTGTTCTCATCCACTCCCCAATTGACAGAATCAATCTGAAGCACATTCGCAGGCACAGCATTCTGAAGAAAAGCTTGAGACTTTGTGCTCAGATTGGTCTTGTATACGACGATCTGACTGGCCCCATTCGGAACTCGAACGTCGTTGCCAGGAGCGGCAAGCAGATCAAGACAATCAGCAATCGCACCTGACTTGTAGCGCGACTTCGCCGCTTGAATCTGATCTCTCGTCAAAATATCGAGAACGCGGGGCTCTCCACCAGGAGCTTCACCGATGACACCTACGATACCGGTAGCCTGGAGAGGAAAGCCAGTCAGGTTCTCCACAACTGTCTTGGAGTAGGCACCAGGATGGATGATCGTGGCACCATTGAACGTGATCTTGATCGACATCTACGGCTCTCCTCGTTAGAAGCCCTTGAAAATCTCGTCCCATTGGGCCGGTGTAGCCACGGATACACCCTTGGCGTTCTTATATGCCCGCATCGAATCATGAAATGCTGGGACAATTCTCCTCAACCTGAAGTAGACGTTCAGGGGAACCGCATCCTTCGGAGGAGAACCAGCGTTGGTCAGAGTAGCAATGTACTCACGCTTCTGTTCTTCCGGCATTTCAGACTTCTTGATCGCCTTGATCTTCTCTTCCACAGAGAAAACTTTCTCTTCGCTCACGGGTTTCTCCGCGTCTTGAGCTTGAACCCCTTCAGTCCCCTTATCGGAAGTCTGGTCAGGCGACTTGTCTTTCCTCGAAAATTGTCCGCGTGCCATCATCAGCCTCCAGTGTCAAATGAGATACCGCCGCCTTCGGAAGCTGAATACGCTTCAATGGCTGTGATAATCGTATCGGCAGACCCACTGAATTTTGGAAACGTCAGGATCGAATAGTTGATGAACCTGGAGAAGATATTTTCGGGAAGGTACTCGTTGATCCGTGAGAGGTCAGTCGCCTGGAATGTGGTCAATTCGAGACCACCAGCTTCCAGTGTTGGCTTGTAGATTTCCAGGATGTAGACAGCAAGATAGTACAGGTATTTCGCGAGGTCTGGTGTGTCATGCGAATGAATGCCGATCTGAATCTGATCCGAAATTGGAGAGTATAGGATTCCCTCTCTGGCAACCACCTCGTTTGTCACATCATCAATGGTGTCCAGATCGTCATCGTGATCAGCCATGCCCACGTATCGCTGATCTTCCCTCCCATCAAGCAACTGGATTGAGAAGCATGGCGTGTTCTGTGCGACCTGACCCCAATGCTGCACAACCCTGATCCTATTGTTGTTGATGTACGCACCAATCTCATCGATCTTTGTCTGTCCATACCGACCAGCTACAAGGATCGAATCAAGAAGATGACCGAACACCTTGTTTTTCGCCGTGGCGTCTGTACGAAACCATGCAAGACCAGTGTTAAGAACAGACTCCAGGATGAAGTCAACAGGATAGACACCATATGTAGGAGGTGTTTCTTGAACCTGAGCCATCAGAGCACTCCCGCTGTAAACATCTCGTTAATGATCTTGCCCAACTGACCATCAATCCAGGTTTCAACCTCTGGCATGATGTTCGCCGCTGTCAATCCTGGATGAACCCAGGAACCGGGCGGACTTTTGTCCGACATCACCCGCCACGTCATCAGTTGACCAGAACCCTTTTCCTTTCCAGACGGTGTGCGTCCAGCAACCCGATCCTGTACGCGAGTCAATCCTTCAAGGAAACGATGCACATTCGGTTGTCCAGGAGGGAGCCGTTTGACCGGGCCTGTTAGCACCCTACCACCGGGGCCGCGTACCATCTTGTTCAACCCATATTTCCTGACCACATCTTTCAGATTCGAAATGACATCTTCCCGTCGAGCCTTCCCAGAATAGGCCAACGAAGCCCCACTCGTGAGAGAGTGTCTGAACGGAATCACAATGTACTTGTGACCATCCGATGCTGTCTTCGCTCTACGTCCACCCAACCACCCTGGACGCACTTCTTTCATATCGAATGCTGGCATGCCAAACTCAAAGGCATTCGGCATGCGACCTACCAACGTGATCTCGAAGACCGAAGTCGTTCCGACCACTTGCGTCGTGAATGATTCAGCCTGTTGCAGACCGTTGATGTAGATCGCGCGAGAGGTACGCAATCTGTTCTGTGCAATTCTCATCCATTCTGCATGGGCTCCCTGAGCAATCCCAGCGATACCACGATGGAACCCCTCTACCGTTGCAGAATCCCACAGATCAAGGTCAATTCCCTTGTCATCAAGCTTCGCTTGTACAGAGACCAAACCCATGACCACCTATTGTGAAACAGGCTCATTCTGACCACTCTCGAATGCAAGATAGTCCCATCTCAGGACTGAATGCATTGGAAGTTGAACCGGTGTCTTCACAGCAGCATGAAAGTCTGTGTAGTAGTACCGATTCTCCTTCAGGAATTCCACCACTCTAAACGTCGGCAAGATCGGATATGAGATGGAGTAGACAGACCCTTCGACTGGCCCCGCTGTCACCCAGGTAAGCACCTGACCAGCAATCGTGAAATCTGTCCCCTTGACGTATGCAGTCCCATCCGCACCGATCAGATAGACCGGGTCATTATTGATGTTCGTCTTCTCAACATATCTGAGCTTGTCGGTAGCTCCAGATCGCTGCACCAACTCATTGAAGATAGAGGTGTGATCAAGAATCTCGATCTTGTACCAATACCACAACCGAATCCCAGATTTGGTTGTAAGCAGAGCATCTTTGATATCGAACCTACCCTGAACCGCGTAATCCGCCTTCAGGTTGATGCTCTGAATCACGCCCCATGCGTTGAACGCCTGTGCCGTGATATCAAGAGACTGATTCCCATTGCACAACGGGCAATCAAGCACATGGTTGTTGCTCGTGATATCACTTCGATTCGGACATTGGATTGAAGGTGTGACCAACAAATAAACGCCCTGATCTTCAACGAGGTTGTCAATTTCCTCGATGTTCAGATCAACACGTTCAGGAAGAGCGGGTAGTCTTTTTGGTCTCGTTGGCATCAGGCCACCACCATGTTAATGCCAACATAATAGTTCCTCAGTTGCTCTAGGGCTTCCTTGATCTGCTTCTCATAGTTGATGATTCTGGCACCATAGCCAGCATTGGTCGCAGAAGAAGTTGTCCCGATAGACTGACTCACACCATCCAATGAGATTGACTTGTTAGCAATACCAGCACCAGCAATCAAGTCACCCATGATGTGCAGAACACCAATGGCTGCCTTCTGACCAACGAGGTCTTTGATGATCTCTGGAATTTTGCCAGCCGCAAACCCGGCTGTATAATTCACATGGATCAAGAATGGAACATGTCCCTGACCACTATAAACCAGTGGCAAGAACGAGCCACCCTGACCAATCAGAATGCTACTCAACGTCCCCTGAGTCGGAATCAGATTGATGTGACCACTGATATTGGAGACCTTCAACCAATCCGTACTGAACTCAATAAGAGTCGTGTTAAGCGGGAACTGAACAGCATACTTCTCAATCGAGAGTACAGGGAAATGCCTCGTCTGAATCGCACCGAAGTTTGTATAGTCTGAGAAGTAATAATCATGCACCTCATCAGTGATAACTACACTCTCATTGAAAATCAGACCAGGGATTTCCGCTTCGAGCCACCGCATCGCAGACTTGATGTAGTGAGTCAACGTAGAGTCCGGCATATCATTGCCGTCTCCATCCTTCAATGTCACGCCGAACAGATACAGTGCTCTCAGTTCTGTTGCGGTAATGACATCTACATCATTCAGAGTCCGGATGTTGTGAGCATTTGGCATGGGTCACTTGTAGGCCAGATTGATCGTTTTCTTTCTGATCGTCTCGAACTCATGAGCGGCAGAATTGTGAAATGCCAACTGGAGTTGAGTGGCCTCCTCGCTAGAGAGGTCAAAAAAGAATCGAGCCTTGCCGACCCGAAGCTTTTCAACCTTCTCTATCTTGTGACTGCCACCTTCGCGAGTCTGAAGATAGGAAGCGAACAAGTAATTCAGCGTCGAGAACACGGGGTCAACCTATGCATTGTTTGACGTTCCAAGCTCCGTCAAAGTGCCAGTCGTACCGTTCGCATGGAACGTGTCGAAGGTCTCAGAGTCAAACACCAATGGCGTGTTTGGCGGCCACAATGTATCCGTAGCAGCCGCCGCACCCGTCCCAGCAACCGACAACTTGAACCGAATCGCGGTCGTGTCAACGATCAGCAAATACCTCGTTCGAGGCTTGATCTTCACCGCACCATTCACGGTTACGATAGGCGCAGTGTTCCGCACCGGAGTAGTAGTCTTGTCCGGCTTGAAGCGGACAACATCCACCACATCCAAATACGGAGTGACCCGATTCTTGAGTTCAGTTGTCATGGCGACTATTTACCTCGTGTCCACTTCGGATTCTTGCCATCGCCGCCTTCGGCCTTGTTCACTTCTTCCGTTGGCTTGGCTGCTTCTGTTGAGTCAACCTTGCCTTCGGGCTTCTTTTCAGAGTCGGTGTCCTTCTCTTCTTTCGAAGGTTCATCGTCTGTCTCTTCTTTCGGCTCCTCTTCTTCAATTTGAGGAGTGTTCCCGCCAACCTGATGAATCGGATTGTCCGGATCGTAAGTAGCGAAACCAGCGGCAGTGAAATGCTCGACGTGCTTCTTGTCCTTCACTTCCATGATCCCGCGCTCATCGACCGTGTAATCTTTCGGGCCGGGAGCACAAAAGACCTGACCGATGCGTGCTTCGCCCATGAAAAACTTCATGATCATCTCCCAATCGTGGTGAAGCCTCTAGGGTGTTATCCCTAGAGGCTCAGTTCAATCTAGCCAAGAGTCGGTACGCCAGTGCGCCCGATGTTCTTGACGATCACCCATCCACGCGGGCGGAAGATAATCGGCGTGTTGTAGTACAGTTGCATCCACCGAATGCTGGATGCGATGGTCGCCAGGGGGAACTTGAGCATCGGGCTCAGTTCTCTCAGGGTCAACACTGTCTCATCCATCTGCCCCATGTAGGCAGTACCCAAACCGGGCAAGAACTCGTTGCCGTCCAGGTAGATCGTGGATGCACCCGAAGAAGCAATCTCGGTCACAAAGTACCAAGTCGTTCCCGGTGCGCCGTCTTCCAACCGCGTGCGGTAAATGCGGTAACCAGTGGTCAGATCGTTGCCAGACTGAGCACCCCGACCGATGGTAATCTTCACCTCGTCCGAAGCACCCAGAGCAGCAACCACCGCGTTCCCGGAACCAGCAGTCGGAGCCGATTCGCCAGACTGCGAAATCGCAGTCACTTTGTAGGCATAGGTTCCGAACTCAGCAGTCTTGAAGCCACGAGATGTGGATTTCGCTTGCACCGCAACCGTTGCCGAAGCAGGAGCGGTCGGAGCGGAAGAGTTGTCCGCCGTCGTGGGTGGTTGCTGATCCGTTCTCAGGAACACATCGGGCCGCAGTTGCACCGCGCCGCCGGAAGTCTTCACAGCTTCGGTATTGAAACCAACCGCCATGTCCTGACCGACCGGGATGTTGTAGCGACCCTTGCTGAAGAACATCTTGTTGAAGTCGCTGTGCGCCTGATTCGGCAAGTACATGTGCGTTGGAAACATATAGTTGTCGAGCAGGACTTTCGCCGCTTCTTCGAAGACAGCTTCCGTCAGTGGATCGCCCCGAAGGTCGAGCACATGTACGGCCGAAGTGTCGGCAATGCCGTCGCCAGCAGTATCGGCATCTGCATACCCAGCCTTCAACTGAGTATCCAGACCATCGAAGGCCAGCGGCACGGAAGCGGAGTTGGCCTTGAACAAAGCCTCTTCCATCCGTTGCAGCATCCACATCGAACCATTCTTGGTCTCCAACGCAACCACGTTTCCGTGGGCAGGGCGGACGAGAAGCATCGGATGGGTCACCTCTCTTGTGGTGCCCATGTACTTCACGAATTGCACCTTGCGTTGGTAGGTCGAATCCTCTGTTCGAGGAAGACCACCTTCGGAGATGAAGTAGCTCCCCCGCCCACCATACTTGCTGAGCAGGTTGTACTCCTCCACCGTGTTGTACGCCTTGGACTTCGGCACATCGTTGTAGAGCCGGATGTGCTTCATCATGAAGGACACGATCTTCAACGTCGCATCCAACGACTCCACGCGCAGCGCACCGCCAGCCGACTGAGAAGCCGGATCGGTAGCGTAGCCAGCCGACAGAGCCTTGTTCAGATCAGCGACGATCTCTTGGCTGGATTCACCAAATCCATTGAAATCTCTGCCAAGAGATTCATACTGGCGCGGATCGATGATTGGAACATTCATCGTTGTTCTCCTTGCACCTTAATGAATCCAGCCGTTCTAGTTGGCCTGCATCCCAAACTTCTCTTGAAGCTTGGGCATGAGTTCTGGACGGATCATTCCGTTCGTATCGAACTGGACAACGTCCATTTCTTCCGCCTCACCCTTCTTGACGAGACCGATCAGGGTATCGGCAATCTGAGACTTCGCAATCATAGGATTGCTGTTCAGTCCCTTCAGGATGGGCTGATTGCCTTCCTGCTCTTGACCTTGATGGAACTGACGCTCTGCTGGGGCACCGTCACCAGCTTTGGCAACCGTGTCGGACTTGGCCGAATGAGCAGGCGAGTTCTCGATCATACCAATGCGCTCGCAGATCGCCTTCAGAACCACGCCCAATTTGGCTTGATTCTGAACGACTTCCTGATGAGCCGTCATCAGATCATCGAACCGCGCCTCATTGATCTCGCTCGACTTCACGAGAGCATCCCGAAGATTGTCCATGTACTTCCCGGTGCCCTCAACCATGGACTTCAGGAAGTCAGACACGTCAATCTTGGTTGTCACCTCGTCATCCATGAAGTCCTTGTGGGACTTGTCCAACAGATCGTCGCCCATGGCGTTCACCTTGTTGTTGTTGCCGGTCACCGACTTGACAGAACCGCTCTTGGGCGACTTCTTCTTGGCCCCACCGGCTCCGTTGTCATCATTCGCTTCATCGGACAGTTTGGGATTACCGTTAGCACCCCAACCCATGTCCCCGCCTTCTGGTTGATCCAGATCGTCTTCGGAAGCCTTGGTTACATCATCTTCCAGATCGTCACCATCGAGACCAAGAAGATGACCCTCAAGCTCTCCCAAAGCCTTCAGGACATCGTCACGACTGATTTCCTTTGGCATGATCACTCTCCAGGTCTAGTCAATGATGTCGATCTTGGTCAGACCATCCGTAATCGACGCCGCATAGTTCACAGATGCATTGGCCACATCAGCGAAGTCCGCATCCATCTTCGCAGTCAGGGAGGCAAGCGTATCGATGATCTCATCTTGCTTGCTCAGCATCGCGGCCACTTTCACAGAAGGTGTATCGTTGATCACCTTCTGACTGGCGGACTCAAGCCGCCCGTACTGAATGCTCATGGCTTGCTCCTTTGGCAAAGAATTTCCGTACCACGAGGCAGGCGGCTGCCTCTTCTGTGAATTCTGGCCGCTCCTCCATCACCACCTGCATTGCCTTCAGCAGATTGTCGAACCCGATCTCGTTCGCAAGAGCGTCCATCGCCCTTTTGAGCTTGGCGGCTTCTTTCCGCTTCCGCTCCTCCATCACGTCTTTCTCGTCTGAATCGAGGTCTTCAGTGCGAAGAGCACCACCACCAGATTGCACACCAGGACTGGTAGCGTATCCAGCCGACAAAGACTTGATAGCAAAGTCACTGTCCAAGAAGGACTTGGTCAACACACTCCAGGTTGCATCTGTGTTGACAGGACAGTTTGTGATTGCCACGTTCCGAATTCTCGCTTTCTCGATACGATGATCAGAACGACGGATGATCTTCCCCTCGATAGAAAAGCCCAGCTTCTTCTTGGGGTTTCCGGCAAGAGACTTGGCAAGTTCCCAGATTGCATCCGCACGCTTGGTGCCTTTCAGCACATAGCCACGGCACGTCCATCCAGGAGCACCTTCGAGAGCCTTGTTGACCGAACCAAGGTCTTCATGGTGCTTGACTTCTTCGGGGTAGCCAACGATTGCAGAGGTCTCTTGACTGTGATTGTCATTGAAGTGACCCGACTTCAGGAAATCTTCGAAGTCGAGACCCTTGGCAATGACAATCTCATCCTGACGATCCGTGCGCTCGCTGGACATGACGCCAGCGATTTGACGACTGTTGAATTCTTCCTGATCAGCCTTCTCAAAGAAAGCTACTTCAGGAACGATCACACGGAAAGCTTCTTCGCCAATGAAGAAATCTGAGGCATGCATAGCAAGAGACCCTGTTTCGCCTGCATCCCCCGCCACTCCGTCAAACGCGAGTCTCTTGCGAGGTAGGATTTTGATTACCCTACAACTGAACTTTCAGAATGTCAACCCCTAGTCGCGATACACGTAATCCACGATGAGAGCGCATTCCGCTTGAGTACCCGCAATGGTTCTCGATGCGAACAGAGATTCTGTCGCTTCGACAAACTGAGAACCATCGGTAGGAACAGGAAGACTGATCCAACCATGAGCGGGGATAGCTGTCGCAGCAGCTTTGTCCGCCGGGTCGTGTGTCTTGGCCGGTGTAGTTGGATCGTTGTTGTAGGTGTCAAGACCAATGGCTGTCGTGTTGGTCGAAGCCGCCTGTGCAACCGCGCCATTCGCTACCCGAAGGCCAACGATCTCGATCTTGCGACCAGGAGCCCACTCGTTGTTGTTTGAAGCCACACCAGGAAATTCGAACACATGCTGATACGGATCATCACGTATCTCAGCAAGAGCCTGAAGAAACTTGTCCTGTTCCGGAAAAAGGTCTCGCAATACGCTATTTCTGTACGCCATGGTTCTGACTCCTCGAAGTTTTGATTGCTCTTGACAGCCTTATCGGGTTTCTACGTAGAAACTGAAGAGTGAGCTTCCACCTCATAGGCAAAGCTAGACTCCAGCCCCTTCAAGAATTCGACATCCACGGAAACATCGTCACCGCACGACTTGCATACAGCGAACATCCCGTTGCGGTTCCACTTCACGAGCTTGACGCGAAGTTTGACCTCACCGTTCTGAGACTTCGCCAGCTTGTTACCGCACCGACACGTAAGATCGCAAGTCATGAGTTCTCTCGTGAATCAGACTTTGAAATCCATCAGCCTCTTCGGCATCCTTGTCAACGACCAACAGCACACGTCCCTTCCGAAGAGTTTGTTTCTCCTCGACAATGAACGAGCGATTGATTCCGAAGCGATGTCGTGTCACACGATCAAGATCGATCCCGTGTTCACGTCGCAACCTTTCTCTAATCTCAGCAGGCGTTCCGGCAATCGGAGAAGCAGCAACCTCGCCCGCTGCATTCTCAGGACGATGTGCAGGATGTGGGTCAGCAGTTGGTGCATGTCTTGGGGGCGGCTCAGCACCCACACGCTGCAATGGAACCGGATTGTATGCACTTGTAAAGTAGTCGTGTTGACCTCTAACCGGTGCGAATCTGAAAGTCGCACCAGACCTTCTCATCCTGTCAAGTTCCGTGATCGGAATGGAATGCTGTCCACCATTAGGAATACCAAGCGTTACTGTTCCTCCATGAACATACAACACTTGATAGGTTCCAGTGTGCAAACCACCATGTCTTGCACCTTCCATTCGACTCGTGTCTAGTTGGAAAGTGTTCTCGCTTCGACCATGAGAGCCACGGATTCTCTGCTCGAAAGTGCTCTGAAGCTCAGGAGTTTCGGGTCGCGGATCAGTTGAAGACGGTCTGCTATGCTCCATCCGTCGCAATCCAGAGGCATTCACATACACGGGATTATCGGGAGAAGAGTCCCATGCCACGTGGGCACCACCCCACCCCGTATTCTCGTTATTGCGATGCATGGATACAACAGTTCCGGTCTGACCCGTCCGTGTTCTCACTCTGTTACCCAGAGCAAGATTTGGTCGGCGCGTCCGCCTGCTCTCTGCTTCAACAACAGGAATTGGTTCACGCGATGATTTCACATGGAGATACGAACCAGACGCGATCTGCTCAACCAAACTTCCACGAACTTCAATCGTCTGAGGAAGAGCGCCACCCGGATCGTATTGAGTGCGAACCGTGAAACCCCTGTCATCATGGTTCTGAATCTCAGCGACAACGCCACTCGGCAGAACCACAAGATCATTGTCTCGAAGAGCAGGCCGCACAACTTCCACAGATTTACCCGTCAAACTGCGAAGACTCCGATCATTGCCCCGCTCGCCACGAGCAGAACGGATTGCATAGACAGCACCAGAAGCCCATCTCAACTGCACGCGAGCATTGTTGAGTGCAGCCGCCTTGTCACCGACCGAATGACTACCACTCATCAACGAGCCAATGATCCCAGCCGTTGCCCGAACATCTCTCCAACGAGAGATGTTATTATCCTTCAAAACATCAGCCGCATAGTTGAGTTCAAGCTCATAGTTACGAGCCAACCGACTCCATTCATGAGCACTCGTTACAGCCGATGTGCTTCTCGCCCTACGATCAAGATTGAGCCAATAAGACAGAGTTTGTGTCAGGCCCGTCACATGTGGAGCGGGAGAACCCTCATCAGAAGGTTCAGCTTCTTGCGCTTCCCTTTCAATCTGAGGAGGTGTTGATGGTGTTTCTTGAGTATCGGGAATACCAAGCCGACCCTCTGAAATCACCGTGCTCAGGTAATTGTTGTGGATATCCCCTACGTGTCCAACACGACTTGGATCGACTGGATTCTGAACGATGCTGACGGAAATACCAGTGGGCACGACACCCGTCACCTGATATAGAGACGGATCGCCGTGCTCGTTCAAAAAACCGAAACGCAAACCGGGTCTCGTACTGGCCTTGGTGCGAAACGTAGCAAGATCATTGACCTGAGACCAACCGGGCTGCTGGGAAGCTACCCTGTTTGCACGCACCCTTTCTGGTGTTGGTCTGGAAGAAGCCCGTTCAACTCCACGAGCACGATCAACAGCTTCTTGATTCATCGCAGAACCAACACTCGATCCCGCCTCACTGATATGATGCGTATCGTAATCGTGACCCCATGCAGCCAAGTCTTGACCAGCCGCAGACACTTCATTCCTACGCACACGCCGCGAACCACGTTGACGCATATTGGAAAGATTGTCCCAGACCGTACGGACAGAAACGCCCACCTCGTTCGCAATTTGCTGCATCACCTCTGAGTTTGGCCGTGCGCCTTGACCAAGAAAATGAATGATCAGACGGCGAATGTGATCGCGAACAGCATTCCGATGCTTCTCGTCCGTCGCTGGCTTCTCCCGACCTTGAGCATCGGAATAGAAGTAGCGATAGTTGCCCGAAGTGCCTTCGCGTCGAATGTACTTGTGGGTTCCTCTTGGCATCTCAGCACTCGCAGATCGGTTCTTCCTCGTCAACCGAATGGATAGGGATACTGTCCAACATGCTTCTCATGATCTCTGGTGCAGCCGTCGTACCAGTGAACTCAAGAATCGCTCCTTTCCCTATCTTGTCGGCATGCGAAGACCGAAGTGTACGATACTCTGTCTCGCTCAATCGTTGACCCTGCTTGTACGTCTTCCCGCCCTCGTCAAACTGTTCTTGAACCACTGGCCTCGTGACAAAGTCGTACCCATCCGGAACGATGTGAATCTGGCAGTTGCACCATGGATGAGTTGCACCAACAACAGGCTTCCAATCACGCGCTCGTCTGCCGAAGTTTGACGGCTCCAGGTCTCTCAGCTTGAATACCCGTGGTGTAATTCCATCAGGCTTTAGATAGAGTGCCTTGCAGTATTTGCAGGCATCTGGATTCGGACTCTTGAACACCACCTGATCGGCCCCCGCCGGAGAGGTATCCCTGATCTCATTGTAGATACCGTTCTGGATCGCGTTGGTCAGTTCTGTGTGAGCGATACGTGTCCAGTCACGAGACCGGTTGTCGATGGTGTTAAACAATTCAGTGCGAAGCTCGCTGATCGTCTTGCGGTCTGCCACTGCCTCTGAAACACCCTCCTGAACAGCCCTCAATGCCGCACCAGAAGCACGCATTGCAGAAGTAGTGGCATCCTTCAGGGTCATGTCCATAATGCCCTTGATGTACTGCCCAGCACTTGCACGAGCGAAATCCAATGAGGCCCTCTCGACTTCAGTCAGAGGCTTCATTTTCGAAATCGCCAGACGCACTTGTTCAACCGTCATGGCTCTGGCCGCAATCGGCCCCACAGCAACGGCCACCTTGCCGAACTCGTACGCATTCTGCATAACCACCGGTTCACGACCAGTGATCAGACCAGCACGGCGAAGCTCAGCAAGTTCCGCTGGAGTCAGCGAAATGTTACCCGTGGCATCATGCGTCAGAGCAAGATAATGCCTACGGACGATATCGCGAATCTCCTCAAGTTCCCTTGCTGTCAGTGCCATGATTCCGGTATTTGGTCAGTACAGCATACAGACCAGGATTGGACTCCTTGAACGATTCCCGCGCCGCGTCAGCGACCTGTTCACCGAAATACGGATCGATGTCAAGCTCGCTGTCAATGTCATTCACATCAACGAGTCGGTCTTTGACCGACTCGATTGGCTTGATGTCTTTTGGCATGATTATCCTGTTGCTCTTTGTTGTCCGGCTGGCCGCGCTTCAGCGGCAATACGAGCACGACGAGCATTGATCAAATCGTCCTGATAGAACCTGAGTTCCCGGAAATGGCGATTGTAGATTGCTGTATCGCCTTCACCATAATGCGCTCGAAGCTCATTCATGACACCTTGCGAAACCTGTGTCCGCGTTGAGTAATTATACTCACCATGGAAAAAGTGTCGAAGGTCTGTCTCGTTCATCTCATTGAGAGGTGCCGAAGGCGCGGTCACAATACCATCATTCACAAACGTCTGAAGAGCACGACTCGCCATGTCAACACGATGTCTCGCACTTCTCATCACTTCCCATGCCGAATTGTATTGAGCATCCGACAACTGACCGCGATTCCGATCAATCCAAGTTCTCTGTTGGGTTGGAGTCCAATCCCTGAATCGATTCGGTCTTCGAATAGTTGACGATCTTCGACGCCTACTTCCTCTCCGCACGTACGGGTTGTAGCTTGAAATCGCAGCCGCTCGCTGCTCTGAAGTCATAGTGCGCTGGCCCTGCTGTACAGCTTCAACAGCAGCCTTGTATCGGTCATTGAGTACCTTCCAGGAATCCACCTTCATGCGACGATAAATCTGGAAGAACCGCCACGCCTCGTTGCGGTCATTCTGCTCCGAAGCCCTAGAGATACCGTGCCATGACTTGCCCAAGAGAAACATCTTGCCAAGGTGAACAAGCATTCGATTGGTGCGACCTGCGCTAATCTCAGAAGGAGTAAGCGGTCTACCTCCAGGTTTCCCGTCCAATGTTCCATGAGCAACCTGATCGGGCTTCAGTGCGAGATCGTCCGAAGTATGCACCTCGTAGAACTTGCCATCATGGAAAGCGGCAAAATGGCATGGCTCCTTGAAGTGACTCAGTTCCTCGTCTGTCAATCTGATCCCATGCTCAGCCAGGAAGTTCCTAAACTGCATCAAAACCACACCACGATCACCACTTGCCCGATCAAATCTGAAGCCCTGATTGGCCCAATTGTAGCCACCCACTGTCATTGCAGCGAAGACTCCAATCACACCATGGTCAGGATCGGTCTCATGCATCAACTTGTTCTGAGCCTTGTTGATCAACTCGCCAATCTCAGGGCCAGTCCCACGAGCGGATGGATAGGTCTCCAGGAGCGCGTTGTAGATCGCTGGATGACCACCGTTGTTCCGCCAATTCCGACGCCATGAACGAGTGACTTGCTCTCCAGAAGCGTTGGTCGCGCTCAGTGCGAACGAGATGGTATTGTTGTCAGCGGCCACATCAGAAATCTTGACCCTGTACCCATACTGTGAAAAGTCGTAAGGCCACTGTTCCCGTGTAGGAACATTGCCACCGAACATGTTCTTCAGAGCACGATGGATGGTCGCAATCTTGTCAGGAGAAACATGAACGCTAGGATCAAGATGATCGATGATCGCACCGGTCATCTTGGTGCGATACTCACCCATGATCTGCTCGCGTTCTTCAGCGGCTTGTCGTTCGCGTTCAGCTTCGGCAGCTTGACGCTCTCGCTCTTGGCGCTCAGCGGCTTCTCGTATCTCTTGAGTGTTCACAAACGGTTCAAGATCATTCGAACCGCTCCGTGTACCTCTCCGATGGACTTCGGAATAGCGCGCTGGCAAGAACGCAGTACGAGTCTCCAACGCCTGCAAGGCTCTGTTGTACGCAAGATTTGCATAACCACCCGCACCGCGAGCATCAGTGTTCTGAGAACTCGTGATCTGCAATGTCGAATGAGCCCGATCCACATCTCGCAGGGCGTTGTGATAACTTGTCAGCAGACCGCGCAATGTCTGTCCCTGAACCTGAGACATCACGGAATCCAACGTCACACGATTCCGTGTGAGCGTTTGATGGAACGGGCTCGTAGTATACTGATTCAAATATCGGAACACATTCTGATCGAGACTGTTCCGAATCATCTGCACAACATCATGACGTTCCGTGCCATTCAACTCACGATCAAGAACCTCGTCAGCCGCTTTCTCTTTCAGGTTGTTCAGAAGATACGTGGCATCTTCGTCACCACGCGCCGCAAGATGGTGAAGAAGCGACATAGCCTCCTCGTTCAATTCACGGGTATCACCTTCTGGCTCGCGATAGACGTATACCCACTGATCATTCCGTCTGTACCGTCGCAAATACTTGTGACCAGGGCGGACTTCTCCTGGAGCAGCCTTCACAAAAAAGCTCATATGGCTTGGTGTCTTCGGGACGCGGACAAGATGTTCATGCTTTTTAACCATCCCCTTCTGGGGAGTGGAAATCATCTTATCATCCGCCTTCCACAGATCAAATTCTTCTTGATCGAAGCTCATATGCAAGTAGTCTTCGACATTGAAATCTCTAATACTACTTGGCCGGATGATCACGCCTTTTGAATTTTTCTTGAAAGCTCTGATCGAATCCTTGATGTCAGATAGCTCATCACCCTCCGGAACACCGCCTTCATAAGATTCACCCAACACAAACATATTGGAATTACCAACTCTCTCCAACATGATACCCTCAGAAGGATCGGTATCACTCAAGAAACTCTTTGGCGGGATGATATCTCTGAATTGCTGCTTGGTGATGAATCCAGAATTCATCACAGACTCGATAGCAGAAAGATGCAAAATATTCTTGTTGTCCATGACATACAAATTTCCACCCGGCAGAAGCCACGCTCTTGCACCGGCTGGAATATGTTCAGCCAAATCATCAGCGGATGGATTCAAATGAACAGCCACGTTTTCTTTCTTCCCACTAGGACTCAATGCTGTTGTGTATTTGACTGTAGCACTAGCCACCTTACGTTTAACTTTTGGCTGCTCCTTTCCATAAATCGGTTCGCCATCTCTCCAGGCGATGATATGACCACCACGAGAACCGGGCTTTTCGACATGCTTAACTATGGCCTCCAGACTCTTGATGATATCCGAATCATCGAATACGGAAGCTGCATAGCGATACTCCTTCTTGGCCGGCTCGGCCTTCTTGCGGGGAGCTTTTGGAGCGGTTCCAGCTTTCTTCCGATGCTCATCGGCCTCAGTCATGTGGGCTTCAATCTTGCCCATCAGCGTCTTGAAATTCGAAGTATTCCCATGAAGGTTGCCCTTCATGTGTTCAAGCAAACTCCCTGCATGATGCTTGTGCGCTTCAGCAGCCTGAAGATGCTCTTCCGCAAAGAAGCTGTTGTGACCATAATGGGATGCGCTCTCGTAGATCGGTTTCCCAGACCGTGTACGTCCGATCACCTTTCCACCGCGAGAACCAGGGCCACCCGGCTTTTTCCCACCACCGCCAGAATAGGTACCAAATTCGCTGTCAGAAGCCTCTCCAACCCCTCCTCCATACATCTTGGATAGGTCGATAGGCCCCAGGTCAGATCGAATCACCAGGGACGGTTTTGGCTCTTTCTGAATACCCATCATCATGAGAACCACGTTCCGTGGGGAGTGAAGTTCATCTTCAATCGCTTTCGGAAGACCGTTGCTCACATCGATCCATGACCACCGGCTCACTTCCTTGTCAGGATCGTTTCGGACAGTTGCCTTCCCATGTTGATGCACCAGGAAGGCATGCACCGTGATCAGATCGTTATCAGGAACGCCCTTAACGCGCCTGGAGCCCAGATATCGGAGCTGCCCTACCCTGACCCCTGCCTCCTCAAAAAGCTCCCTCTTGGCCCCTTCTTCGGGCTTCTCGCCCGGTTCCAATCCACCGCCCGGCAAAGTCCACTCGCCAGAATCCTTGCGGCGGCCCATCAAGAGATTCGACCCGCTCATCACCGCAACGGAAGCAACCTCTCGACCACCCTTGGAAACAGATTCAGTTTCTACGTAGAAACTGCTCATGCCTTCTGCTTCCTTTGAGGTTTGGTGCCCTTCTCTTCACCTTCCGTGATCCGCACACACTGGTAGACAACGCCTGGAATAACAGTCCCATTCTGTGCGTCCCTGAAAGGCCGAATTGTGATGAGCGTGATAGCTTCAGGATCAATCGCATCACACATGCTCTTGAAGCTGATTGCAGGAGCTTTGACACCCGACATCGCCACCACAGTGATCATCAGCAGAATCTTCATTGGATTCGCGCCTGGGCGCGCCGGATCACAACATCGATCTCTCGCTTCATTTGCGCTATACGCTTGAGGTATAGTGCGTTCACATAGTCCAGCAAGTCGTTCTGATACCGATGATAAGCCTTTCGAGGGGTGATAGCCTTCGGGCCGATAACAGCCTTGGCAAGATCGGCACGTTTGGCATCGAACTCCTCTTGAGTATCCGCACTGATCTTGACTTCGATCATGATCTGCTCATAAACCGTTTCCGTTGACCGCTTGATGTGAACCAAGGATGTCTTTTATGTGGCCCATCATTCTTGATTCCACCAACCTTACTACCCTCACTAAGATGATAAGACCTTGCGGCAGAATGGAGTCTAGCGTCTTCAAGCGAAGAACCCGGTCTATCCGCCTTACCATGAACGTGATACGCTTCAAAATGGTCACGCTCAGACCATTCCCGCGTACCTCTCAAATGACTATCTCCATAAATCGGCTTTCCACTCGATGTGTGACCAATCACCTTGCCACCACGAGAACCCTCGCCACCAGCCTTCAGCACAAAAATCGGATCACGTCTAATCACTGCCTTTGTCACTTCCTTGTCAGTAAAAGCGTTGCATGCTCCGTTTGGATTCACGGTATCTTCGAGATTCCATGCTTCGGGCATCAACCCATTGATAGCCTCGTACAACGAGCACTTACTTCCTGGAAACGTCCCATAGAAGCAAGTACTGCATCGCTCTTGCGGCGCAGTCTTCCCCTTGTACTCAACATACGAGAATGCATCGCGAATGATTTTCTTCATCACAGTCTCAGTGTGCGAGTCAACCGGGGCATCGATTTGTTGACGCCACCTTGGGAAAGGCTTCCACCACCACCGCCGCCTTCCTGCAACTTCTTGTACTGTTGCTGAAGGTCTTCATCACTCATGTTCTGGTAATCAGGCTGCTCATCTTCGCCAACGGGATTCCCATCACCACCGTCCTGCCCTTGCTGAGCCATCATGTCTTGCTGTTGTTTTGCCTGTCTCTCTTGTCCCCAAATAGTAAGAAGAGTGCTATCGAGAAGCAGATCACCAGGAGACTCAATCTGATCAAGAGGAGGCAAAGCAGGTCTATCCTGCTCCGCCCTGACCTCGTTGATCGTTTTGAATGTCTTGACCTCTTTGCCAATCTTGTCCAGAGCTTCGCTATCAGAGTCCGCGTTGAGACCAACAAATTCGAACTCGAAGTCCGCATCCAATCGGTAAACGATGTAGTCATTGATCAGCGATTGGAGGAAGCGCAGCAATGGTTTGAGTCCCTTGTCCTGAGAACTCGAAATTTTGGAAGTCGGGTCACCAGCACTGGCACCCATCCCATACCCACCGCCCTGTGATGCACCCGAACCCATTCGAGAGATGTCGAATCCGATTTCAATCGGATCGATCTGGTAAACAGAGCAGACAACCTTGATGCAGTATTCCAACCACCGCCCAAATTCCATCTCGCGGTTTGACTTCTGGAAGTCCATCCACTGAAGCTTAGTTTCCTTTGCCGTCGCAATGATCGGGGTCTTAAAGGAGTTGGCGATTCCAGCCGCCTGCATGTGGAATTGGTGCCGGAACTCCTGAAGTTGATCACGCGGAACCTGACCCTCGAAGTGGAGAATTCCCTTGGCGTTTGTCCCCTGTGTGAAGAACTTCCGGTTGTAGGTCTCCGCATTCATGTGTGCAGTGATGATCGTCACCAGCATTTCGATCTCACTGAATCCATACCCATACGACATTACATCTGTCCGGGGGTTGCGTACACCAAACGCCATCTCCCATTCATCGTAGTCGTGCTTGATGATCCCATTGATCACCTGGACATACTTCGGATGACGGGGCTTGAAGACCTTGCCAGAATTCTCAGCAACCTTGATCGTATCCTTCATCGTCTGAAGAGCATACTGTGCTGCACGCTCGTTGTTGAACTGATCGATCAATTCCTTCTTGTCCGGGATGAGCCGAATAGTAGAGGCATCTACCGCACCGAACTCGTACGGCATCCCATTCCTTCTTGGCGTTATCTCAAAGTTGGCTTGATCATACGTCAAAGAATCCCGTGTCAACTTGCGCAAGAAGGTGTCGAAATTGTCACGACGCTTACGCTCCGGTGTGTCTTCGAACTGCTCAGGCACACCACAGTTGATCATGAACTCCTGGAATTCCTTAATACGCTTTTGAGCAGCAGAGTTTGGCTTCTTGTCCCTGTCTCGCATACGGATCGTGAAACCACCCGTATGCTTGTCGGCCTGCAACGTGGCAAACCCAGCCACCTGATTCAACCGGGTTTGAATCACAGCAGCAACCACCGAATCATTCAAGCTGATCGCCCGCAACCGGGAGTAATCCAGAAGACTGAACTTCTCTCGATACCCAAATGCACTGAGCGATTGAAACGAGAGAGGATCGACAAGGGATGTCTTTGGATCGTAGGCAGACGAATCCGGAGACATGAGACCCGCCTTGACCATATCGGGTCTCATCCCAGCGATTTCGCCCAGGATATATCGACCAGCTTTCTGAATGATTCCCATGGTTACTCAGCAGGTTGAATCTGCTCGCCGCTCTGCATGTCGATTGCCGCTCCCGAAGCCAGATCGAGAACAACCGGGGTCTTCCCAGCCATGGTCATATCGGTTGGAGCATCACCCAGGTTCTTACCAAACATCTCGATCACAGCTTGGTCGGTCTCAGACTGAGCCTTCACGACCTCACTACCAACACGAGCCTGTTTGCTCTCGAACTGAGTCCGAAAATCGCCCATGAAGACCGGCTTTGACACATCGGCCGTTTGAGCACCATGTTGCTCATCTGACTTCTGAACATCTGCACCCTGTTGTGGAGAAACATCCTGTTCTCTCGTACGACCAGTAGTGACATACTCCACGAGAGCCTGATCGTACTCAGCTTTCTGAGACTTCAGAATTGCAGCCTGTTGCGGCTCCGCATGCTGATTGGCAAGCTCGGAATATCTGTCGGCAGCAAGGTTCCCGGTCAGATGACCAAAATCGAACAGGACTCCTCCAGGGCCAGCCGCTTTGATGAACGAGTTGCGCGCGGAAGGAACAGTCCTTCTTGTTGGTGTAGAAGTTGGCGCAACTTCTTTCGATGAGCCAGCTTTCACAAGATCGAGCAATTCATCGATACTCGACTTCTTGCCCTCACCATGAACCGGGAAAACTCCGTTGTGCCATGCCCATTTGGAGTTTGCACCACTGAACATGTCAGCCCGTGGAACAACAATTCGACGACCAGCGGGATAGCCACTTCCGCCAAGGCCACTTTGATCAGCAACGGGTTCATCCAATGCCACCGCTACAGATTTGGCATTGACTTTGGTCACGGTGCCCTTGCCCGTGTAGTGACCGAAACTCCCAGCCGTCCAATTTACACGGACATGTTGACCAACCTCGATCTTGCTGTTGTGGTCAACAGCAGCGGCGTAGTCATATCGACGTGGGCCTTCTCCCTTAACAGGGTGCCACTCGTTGTTAGCGACCTTCTTGTACTGCTTGCCATCACTGAACGTATGAACTGTACCGATGGGGAAGATTCTGCTCTTGAGAAGATCGCTCGCCTCATCGTCAGACTTGTTCGACTGCCCAGACTGATTCATGGCAATGGCAATCGCCTGCTTCCGGTTCTTGACCTTCGGGCCAGTCTTGCTCCCCGAACGAAGCGTGCCTTCTTTGAATTCGCGCATCACCTGATGCACCTTGTCTTCTTGGGCATCGGTGGCTTTGTTCAACGAGATATCCATCAAAGCCTTGTACAGATCGTTCGCCTCCTGGACGCTAGCGGCTTTTTGATCTTTCGGCTTCGACGCTTCCTGATACCGTTTATAGGTGCTCAGGATATGGTGTTCAGCTTCGCCTCTGGTCTTGAAGTTCTTCGCCTGCTTGTAAGCACTCATGCTCGTGATCTCAGGGTGACCAGACCATATGCCCTCGTCTTTGTGGCGGATCACATACCCAACGTAATCCCGATCCGCATCAGTCTCATTGTCGCCTTGGGTTTGAGCACCCTTGCGTTGATAGAAAACGTGGTAGTTCTCACCACCATACGGTTTCTCATCACCCGCATGCTGGATGTACGAATTCACATGGGAAGTCTCTTCGCCAGTCGTAGTGTGAATCCGTGTCGAATGAGTCTCACCTTGATAGATGGGTTTGCCACTCGATGTATGACCCACAACCACACCACCACGGGAGCCCTCGCCAGTTACAGCTTTGACCAAATCGTCCAGAACAGAAACAGACTTTTTGCCAAGAACACCACGGCGCTTGGCATCACGATTCTTCAACTGCTCTGGAGTCAAAGACAATCGATCATGATCGACCGAAATTTGATCACTCCCGTCCGCACTCTCTGAGTCATCATCATGCCAATGACGCATGTGTTGGGCAGCAGCATCTTTGTGATCCTGACGTGAAAAATCAGAATACTTAGACGCCGCCTTACCCTCATAGACCGGCTTGCCAGACCGTGTGTGACCAATCACCTTGCCACCACGAGAGCCCTCGCCACTCTTCGACTTCAAAAAGTCTGGAAGGTCTGGATCACGCTCGCTCTTCGCAGCGTAGTAAGCCTGCGAATGGAGCTTCATCGCGGACAAGAAGTTCTTCTTCCCACTACGACCACGTTTGTACTTCAGATCGTTTGAATGGCGCGTGTAGGCATCAAAGTGATCACCCTTGCTGTACCCACTGAAAGCGCCTGTGCCATGGGCATAGATCGCTGAATCGTGAGCATAGATCGGCTTGCCAGAGCGGGTATGGCCGATCACCTGACCACCCTTGGAACCCTCCCCGGCACTAGACTTTCCCAGGCTTTTGTTCAATTCAGGATGACCAGTCTTTTTTGCCCAAAAGTAATGTGCATCCTTGTTGTGAGCATGCTGCACATAAGTCTTTGCATCATCACCTTTTGGATACCCACCATGCTTCTGTACGAGAGAATTAGCAGCGGCAGAATGCGCAGCATACGCTTCTTCATGATCTTTCCAATTCCACCCCTTATAATTCTTTCCATGGATACCACCAGCACTAGAAGTACCCAAATTCGGCTCGTGGATATAGATTGGTTTCCCACTCGATGTATGACCAATCACTTTGCCACCACGAGAACCTTCACCCTCTCCCTTGATCAGATCATCCAAAATGCCAGACAGAGACTTCTCCTGATCGTCTTCATCATCATCTGGCTCCTCGTCGCTTTCTTCTTCATCGTCTGATTCAGATTTTGCCAAACGAGCATGATAATCTTTGGCCTTTGTGCTCAGTATGGCCGAATCAGATGGAAACTCTCCACCATGCATCACTCTTTCGAGCATCTTTTCATGGATAGAGGTATGAAGATCACGAGCATCGGCATGATCTTCTTTTGTGAATCCACTGTGATTTTTCGCACTGTTGTCATAGATCGGTTTGCCAGAACGAGTATGACCAATTACCCTTCCACCACGGGAACCAGGGCCACTTCTTCTAGCTTTCTTGACATCCTTGGCCTTGAGCTTCGACTTCTCTTCTTCCTCTTTACCTTCTGTGTTGTCATCACCATCATCGTCACCATCGAAGGCACCCATCGAACGACCGAACTGACGAGTGTAGTCGAAGTGTGTTCCCGCTTCGGTAACTTCACTCAAAATGCGCTCCACATCTGGATCGATATCGCTGTGAAAATGCTCACCATGCGTATCGAGCACTTCCTGACGTGTCACCTGAACCTCGTTGTACGGGTCTTGATGATACACATCCTGACCCGTGTACGTATCAGGAACGTACTCCAGATCACCATCGTTCCCGTACAGAGTAGCCTTCTCAAGAGCACCCTCGTCCGGAATGCCCAGACTTCGAAGCAAATTCTCGCGGGGGCTGGACTGAGAACCAGCACGAGAGACGCTTCCTCTATTCTTGAAGCCCTTGACCACAAATCGATGAGAAGGCTCATCGTTGATCAAACGCCGCTCCGCTGGATTGCCGACCCGAATGCCAGCTTTCGCCAACAGGTCATCGTGAGCCATTTTGGTCTCTCCCAAATTTCCGCTTCTGAGGGGTCGTTTTTGAACCCCTTGTGTACTTGGCAGGGCTTTTGTCTTTGCTCTGATCGTCAACCTGTGAGCCGACCCGTGGTCTGTACTCATGGAAGGTGGCGAACAACTCCTTCTCGCTCGTAGCCTGAGCAATAGGAAGATCGCCATAGTTCTTCTGATTGAGAAGACGTGTCTGTTCTTTCTGCGCAGCCTCCAGGCTGTTGTAGCTCTTGGTTCCAACCGTGTTGCCTTTCTTATCGCGCAACACCAGAAAATACTTCACACTCTGAGACTCGTCATCTGCCTTGTACAGATAGTCACCCACATTCTTAGTCCGAACGTTTTCCCAAGGAAACTCTCCAGCCGTCTGCTCCTTACCCTTCTCGTCCTTGTACTTCGCAGCCACAAGTTGCTTTGGAGCCTTTGGAGCGCGATTGATATCGAACTGTTCCTGACCAGAATCAAGCCTGTGCAGATAGTCCGACACATCTCTCTGAAATTTCGCTACCTCTGGATCGTCCTGAATAGCTTTACTACCCTTGTAAACCGTGTCATGGAAATACCCAGAGTAAAGCTGTTGATTGATCGTCTTGAACTGAAACTCACCGATCTTTCCGGAACTTGTCCGGAACAGACAATGGATCGCCCGATATCCATCGGGACGCCCCTGCTCAGCGAAGTCTTCCTCTTCGACCAACTCATGCTGAGACTTGAAGAACGTGAAGAGCCGCTTCTGATCTTCCAGACTACCTGCCAACGCTCTCGCACCAATCGCGTCAGTCACCGTGTTAAGAGAGCGGTCGAGATACTTGCTCTGCATCTTCTTCAGTAGAGAATCAGGCCCCTTGAGCCGGGATGTATAATACAACGCCCCATTGCTCATCATGTCTTCACGGAACTTCGAATTCTGACCGTTCGAATCGATGTCCTTGAAGTCCTGACTGAACTCCTTCAAGAACTGTTGAACGTGATCCATCTTGACCTTCGAGCCCTCGATGAAGTAAATCTTCTTCGCCGCGTCCGCTCCTTCCAACAGATCGAAGTTTCCAGGCTTGTCCTTGTCTTTCGGTAGCTGATCTACCGGGGACTTGATCCCAGCCGCTTCAGTCTGTTTGGTCGCATACTTCTTGGCCGTCTGCTTCATACGACCTTCCAACTGCTTCTGGTCAGCAGCCGCTTTGGTACGACGATCCATCTCCTGTCGAATACGAGTGATCATCGCATGTCGCTCGATCTCAACGTGTCCTGACTGAGTAGCGTCTTCCTTTCCACCCGGCTTCGCACCGGCTGACACCGGAACCCACTTGCCAGGAGCTTCTTTCCGATACTGCTTACCATCACTGAACCGATGAATCGTTCCCACAGGCATCCCCATATCCTTCATGCCGCCACCCTTGGACGGCATAGGAATACCCTTCACGATCATTTCACATTCAGTCGGCTTGATAGAACGCGACAGGAACGAGAAACTTCGGCCAGCGCGATCAGTGTCTTCGATAGCTTGCACGAACATGTGTCTCAGGCTATCGAGAGAAGGCTGTTTGGCACCAGCTTCCTCATAAATCTGGTGAACGTTGCGATAGTCATCGGGGTCTTTGCCCATCCCCATCCAGTGCTCAGCGGTATGCGGTACAAACCCGCCTTCTGGAGCCTGTGCATAGGGAGAGTAAATACCCTCTCTCGCAACAACTTCAGGAGTCATCTCTGTGGGAGCAAGCGGATTGAAGGTTAGAGACTTACCGATCTCTTCTTCAAAATCTTCGAATGTCTTGCGTCCCGAACTCTTGGAAGCCGCTTTGACAACGTCATCCAACACAGCGGCGTAATCGTCCAAGGTCAGCTTCATTGACCGCTCGCTCTAAGCCAAGGGAGAGGTTGGATTGGGAATTGGTGCGACCGAATTGAAATGATTCGCCCCACCCTGTTGCGCCGACACATATCGGCAAACGCCAGATTCCACGGGAATCTCCTCACTCCATTATCGGACGAGGTACGCCGATACTTGCGAAATCTTGGTGCAACCACCACCTTGATTCCAAAAAATCGCTCGAACGTTGGTGCAGCCTTCACACGGATGCTATAGAGAATCTGAGAAGCACGGGATTCGCTGAACCTAAACTGCTGTCCGATCTCCTTCAGGCTCATACCCTGAATGCGTGATCGGAGAATGTTCTTCTCACGGACAGTCATCGGCAACGCATCCATGAACTTCTCGAAATCGATCTCGAACTCACAACCATAGTCACGAGGATCAATGATCATCTCGAAATCGACATCATTGACCCTAACTGGCCTTTCCGTCTTACACCGCTCGTCACCGATCACACGTCGAACCTCGTCAAGTACCGCGCCTTTGATGCGATACTCAGCAAAGGTCTTGAACTTGACCTTCTTACGCTCATCGTAGTTCTTCAACGCCTGAGCGTAACCCAGATATCCGGCGGAGATGAGGTTGTCAATGTCAAGATTGATCAACCCCTTTCCCTTCACCGTCCTGAAAACAACAATCCGAATCCACTTCACGATCTCTGATCTCACTTGTCGCCCTTTGTGGTTTCGCGGCGGCTGACAAGCTTTACGTTCTTCGCTTGAGGTTTCTTCAGGCCATTACCTCTGTCCACCTCAAACCGCTCGAACTCCACAAGGTCTCCAGCATCGAGATATTTGAACTCACCTTCTGGCCCCTCGATCTTCGAGTAGTGGACAAATACATCGTCCCCTTGAGCCTCGTCTGTGATGAATCCAAAACCCTTCTGGATATCGAACCAGACCACATTCCCGCGCGCCATTTTACAAGACTCCGGTTTCTACGTAGAAATTTCGCCAATAGACAGGATTGGGGTATAGGGAGCGGGTAGCTCAACCGAACACCCTCTGTCCACAACTGAAACAATCCGCACAGGGGTCATTCCGGACTCTTCGATACAACGAAGCACCGATCCACCCGTTGTCAACACGTCTTCCAACACAATCGCTCTTGTCCCCCGCCTGTTCCTGATACCCTCTCGTCCAACATAGACGAGAGGATCAGCACCCTTCGACGGGCCAATGAAGGTGTCATACACATCGCCTCGCACGATCTCCCTGAGCACATCCAGAAAGAGAATCATGAACAATGAAGTGCTAGACACCTCCTCAAGATCAATGAACGTATCGCTCTTCTGACCACTTCTCAGTGTGAAGTCACCATGCCTTACACACGTTGCCACAAGATTCCGCAACCGTTCTCTCGCAGGAGGAAGATAGGAAGACATAGCTCACGCAAATGAAAATTGAAACTCCCCTTCCCTGGACGCCTCCAGCGCAATCCAAAGAGCCATTACCATATCATCATGCGACCCAACACCCTGAAGCTTACCGTCCATCCACGAGAAAGATTTCAACTCACCGATCAGTTGATCCGTGATCTCACGGTCATAAGCCGTGGCACGAGCAATAACAAACTTCCGATTCTCAAACAAGATTTGCATCGACGGAACACCCTCTTCCATCGAGTTCTTCTTGCGAGCATGTGTTGTATACCCCTGTACCGGCAGATCGGTATTCTTGACCAACTCATCCTTGAAGATGCGCTGGAAGTTATTGTCTTCGATCCAAATCTTGCGGGGCTTGAAGCTGTTGTACACATCCTGGATAGCCTTCAACTGCTCAGTCAGACCTTTGCCCTTGAATCTTCGAATGTTCAGAACCCAGATATTCTTGTAGCGGTCAATCCCAATCGTAATGATTACAGTCCAGTCCGCTCCCACATTAGCAGACATTGCAAGGTCAACCCCCGTATACACCTGAAGCTCAGACAAGTCTTCGGCCGTCAGATGCGTAGGCATTCGGAATGACTCCTCGAAGCACGGCACAATGATGCGCTCCGGGAACAAGCTGGACTCATCCGAAATCGGAACGCACATATATTCGCGAGCGAACCGAACCTGTCCAACTTCACGACGCTTTCTGAGGAGGATTTCCTTGCTGTACCGCGTAGGCCAAAGAGGCTTCTCGTTGCCATCTTCGCTGAGTGATGGGTAACGAGCGAAGACATACTCCGGGTTCTTCTTCAGTTCTGCATACAGGTCTTCTTGATGAAACGGTGTACCCACAACGATGATCTGACCACCTGGAACCACGGACGGTGTCGCGGCTGAGTAGAAGTAGTCGATCTGCTTGCGCCGCACCAACTCAGAGTAGATCGTCTCGTCGTTCAGGATGTCATCGAAGACCGCCCAGACAGGATGAGCCCCACGGACTCTACCACCCCAACCGATTGCACGGATGCTCACACCGTTGGACAACCGCATCCGCTTCTTACTCCACCCAGCGGGCATGCCGCCAACACCCTTGCCAGGAGGGACAAGGAAGCGAAGCTTTGGATTACTCAGAATCTCTTGCTGAACCAGCGTGAGATGGTCAATTGCCTGTTGTTCTGTGTTCGACCAGATGTAGCCAATGGGGAACTTCGGAAGAGACTTGCTGTCACCATAGTCCGGCAGCCATTTGAAATAGGCTCTCCAGATCACATACGCATGAGAAAAAAAGAAGCTCTTCCCATGGTCACGAGCACAGTTGATGCAGAGACGATTGTACTTCGCGGTAAGCTCTGACCACTTCCTGTGATGAGCAACAACTTCCATGCCAAGAATCTTCTCAGCGAAATACGCCAAGTCGTTCCTGAGCAAGAGTTCTTCTACTTCCGGACTACGGAGTAGAGAGTCTACCTGAGCAGTGGTAAGAGCAGCAACCATCCGTGGGCCACCGTGAGTGAAAGCAAAAACTCATAGTGACCCACACGATAACCCCTGTTTTGCACCAAAGTCAAGCAAAACAATGAGTTATGACATTTTTCTCAAATGTCACGACCCAGGCGCAGTCCGCTGATCGAAAAACACACTGCCGTCAAAGGCGCTCATGTCCAAGCCAGTGCGTTGATTTGACCACTCAATATGCTGCTTAATGGTCACACCACAGTTGATGCATTCTTGTGCCAGAAGCTTCGGATCATCGGGACGGAGGTTTCGAACATCGACCCCATGAGCATCCCAGGAATGTAGACAAGTCAACCACTTCTTGTACGCTCGGCCTTCTTTTCCCGGCTTCTGGTGTTGCCTCTTCCTCGCCATCTGCGACCTCCTGTCAGCCTGAAGTCAACCTTGGTCGTGCTCGCATCGTGCGGAAGGATCACAACAGGCATGTTGCGACCAGCGAAAGCTTTCCGGAAGACCTCAAGATCGTGTTCTGGAATCGCTCGCGCTGGCTGAATGACCAGGGTTTCACCCGGTCTGAGAATGACGGTCTTGGCTCCATCGAATTGAAGAGCCCACATCACAAACTTGTTCGCGAGCCTCTGAAACATCACTCCTCCAGTGGTGCCAGCACCCTTTTGTCCGGATTGAGCATCTGTTCGATGATCTTGGGATGATCCTTCCGATGTCTGCCCTTCCCAGGATCGCCATTGACACCTGTATTCATCCTGAGATTGAGCATATCATCAGCCAACCGGCGACAGTCAGCGATGTACTCAGGATTGTAGTTGGTATCACCAGCATTCATGAACTCTTCGCACTTGTCCGCATACGCCAGCATGGCGTGGTACGATGCACGATCATTCGGCCCCAACACAAAGTTGGGCTCTGTGAACACCGTACCATCCCGTCTGAGAACAAGGTATTTCCCACCCTTCAGGTCTTCACGATACCGCCACAGACCCCAATCCGGCTTCTCAACTTGTTGTGCTTCCGTCATCGTCAATCTCCAGGGGTTTCCACTTACCGTTGACCCGACCCTCTACCTTCAGGTTTTCGGGCTGCATTTGCGTTTCAACACGCTTCTCGATACGTTCCTGCTCACCCGTCTGCCTTGCTGTCTCCAAACGCAGCCATTTGTTGAACTCGTCTGAACTTGCCATCCTGTAGAAAGCAAGCTCTCTGTTTTTGGATTGCGAACGGGTATCTGACGCTGTCCCATCCGCACCGCTAGGGTCATGGGTACAGCGAACGGCTGAAGATGTCTTGTTGCGCTTCTGACCACCGGCTCCGGAAGCCCTGAAGTAATCCCAACGGCAGTCCTTTGCAGTCACCCGCACGATAGGGATTCGGGCTTCCATGGACTCACCTATTGAGAAAACCGGAAGAGGTGGGGGTTACCTCTTCCGGCTCACAAGACTCGCAACGGGAAGGAGCGAGTCTATTCGAAGGAACCTCTGACCATCGCCCTGTCTGGTTGTTTCGGGCAACGGACAAACAAGGCCAATGAGCACGGGAAAAAAGGAGGAAAAACCCGCGCTCCTGTGATGGCCAGAGGCTATCTCTACTCTACTGTATGATCGGTGGACTTGCAAGCCCTTTGGTGCCCCGTAGCAGCCTATTTTCAGTGTTCGCAAGCAGTGCCACCGTAAGCCGCTTCACACCCCATTGACGGGCTTTTCGAGTGTCGTTAAAGAACACATCGATTCTCTTCTTGTACCGGACGTTCATCAGATCGCGAATCTCAAAGATTCCATACCCCTTGATGTATACATACCGATAGAAGACCCATCCATCGTTGAACAGATCACGAGATACCGCAATCTGCCCCTCGCTCACGGGAGTCATCGAAGCGTTGATAAACGGATCATCATCCGTTTCGACTCGTCTGGGAGAGTATGCTGTGACGGTCAGCTTTTGCACATGCTTCAGACTGACTGTCTCTTCCAGAGTGTTCACGCGGGAAGCCAGCATCTTCAGACTCACCGCGTTATCGATGATGTGATCGGACAGACCGAACACAACCGTCGCCACGCTCGCCACATAGCACACGGAAAAGAAAACCAGCCTCCCTAGCCACTTTTTCATGACAGGTTACTCGTCTGATTGAAAGCGGACGGCTCTAGTTCAAAACCTTGCCGTCGTTCTCAGGCTTTTCAGGCGTGTCAGGCTTGGAGTCTCCCACATCGATCCCAAGCTTCTTCAGAGCACCGGACAGGATGTCCTTCATCTCCTTGTCCGCATGGATCATCAGATGCTTGTGGATATGGATCAGATCAACCAAGGTGGGATTGTTGTTCAGATACCCCACCGCCATCAGCGAACGATCCGTCATCATCATGTAGAGCATGTTCATCAGGTCACGAGTGACCTTGAAACGTTCGTGCTCCGACAGGCTCATGTAATGATGCGTGAGAGTGGCGTCCAGATGTTCCGGCGACCACTTGCCCATCTCACAACTTTCAGGTTTGGGCGACCCCTTCTTCACGTCGTAGTATTGCCCCGTACGCGGATCGAGAGCCATAGCCTCGTATTCCGTGCCCTCTATCGCCTGCTTCAGAAGCTCTTCGGGAGCCGTGGTTAGCATCCCAATGGGAGCATCGGCTTGATCATGATCGTACGGCAACACCTTGAACGTGCGGCCTTCCTTCCAGTAGAAGGTGGCGTACCCGTTCCCAGGAACCACATCGGTTCCACCTTCAGTGATAAAGGAAGAGAAATCCGGTCTACTCAGCTTGAACTCGAATTCGTATTTGTCGAATCGAGGATCACGCAGAAACGGAATTTCTTCGACCTTCTCCAACAACCGTTGGTAGACGCCCATGGTCAATCTCCTGTTTTTTTGGGGTAGACTATCCTAACACCGCTAGGCTGAATTGGCAAGCCGCTTGTCTGCCCTTGGGTGCCGTTGCTTGATCGCCTGCATCAGTCGCATCGTCATCCTGCTACTGGTATGACGATACTTCCGCGCTGCTTCTTGGGCTTCGGCAAACTCTCTCTTGGTCATCACGATTGGTGTTGACACGTCAACCTCCATGGTCACGTTAGGTCATCCAACAACCTCTTCACCCCGTTGTAGACCGCGAGAGCCACTTGTTGATCATCATACGGAGCAAGCAGTTCTTCTACCACTGTTAGCAAGCCCCGCAAACACATTGGACTATCCGGCATCTCGACCGCATTGCGAATCACAATTGCGAACCCGAAAGCCTTGTGCCTATCCAGATACAAGCCCAGCGCACCATCCTTCTCACGCACCAGACCTGGATCGATGTTCTCGTTCAGTTGAAGTGGCTCCATCACAGCCTCAGACTATGGGGCAGCTTACACCCAAATTTTCGGAAAGTAAACCCTCAGAATGAAGGTTTCGCCAGTTTCTACGTAGAAACCGACTCCCGCTCCGCTGGGGTTAGCGATCCAACCGCACACAATCGTCCGGCGTGATAGGTACGGGAGACCCATAAAGATTGACGGTTTCCAGGCCGTCAAGATCGTCGGGAAAGTCGAGGCCACGTATCAGGTTCCGGGCGACGGCCCGCAGATAGACGCCGTTGTCGCGATGCTCGCTCTTGCGGGAGCGCCGGAACAGAGCACGAGCATAGCTCACGACTTGGCGCGGCTCCGTGTACAGATACAAGGTCACGTCGTACAATGGGTATGACTGCGACAGTTTCCGGTCTTCACAGGCGCGGCATTGCTCCCCCGCCCGCAGGCAAGATTGATTCCAGATTGCAATGATCTTGGCGTCCATTGTTGTTCTGCCTCAGATTTCAAGGTTCCTGGTAGCGTCCAGGCCCGTGCTGTGTAGCGTGGAGCCTCTTGCTGGCGTCAGGCGGCGACTAGCAGACTGAGCACCACCGATCCATCGGATAGCGATTCCTCATGGAGATACAACTGCCAGCCATCCCCACCGAACCGTCCAGAATGTGCGAGGTGAATCTCTGCGGGGCTGCTGGAGCGTTCATCCCCAGCATATGCCTTGGCGATGTCCTGCAAAGCCGTTATTGCCTCCTCCAGCGTGTGGACGCGGCAGTCGCTCAGCACTGTTTTCATGATCCACCCTCGGTCTAGGTTCCCGGTTCCGCCGGGGTTTCTCTCTCAGCCACGATTCTAATGTACTACATGTATGACGGAAAGTCAAGGCTCATTTTCGATCCAACTGACCGAACCTGCACAATACTGCCTCTGACCGTATGATCACTCTTGTAAGGGCACCATACGACCCTTCAGACTTTTTTTGAGAAAGAGCCCAGGCATCGCCCCTAGCAAGCTCGAAATTACGCCTATCTTTAACATCTTCCCATCTACCAGAAACCCTGTTTCCTCGATACACCTGAACGACAAAAACCATATCAGAACCTCCAAGAATTCAATCCTAAAAGGCTAATCCTCATTTTGGTAGACCAACTTGTGCATCTTCCAACCGTACTTGACTTCTTCCTCGACTTCGATGAACTCCACACCAAACGGCCATGCCTCAGACTTGATGATCTGGATTGCCTCACTTATGCTGATCCCAGACACGTTACGGTAATAGACCGCACGGTTATACGTCGTGATCTTCAACCGATACACCTTCAGCGGGAAGAGCTTGACCACATCCCAATGACCTTTGATCGCGTCTTCTTTTGAGGTGTATCGCCGCATCACATCATAGCCAGGGAAGTCCAGGGTTTCCCACAAGACAGGATCGCCCCCATCGTCGCGCCACCCATGATCCAGAGCCAAAAACACGGTTGAGACAAAATGCTCTCCATCCAGAATCGCGGAGTAGTACGTTCGCGCTACAATCCGCTTGTGATTGTTCGCCTCGAACCAGTGACCCCATTCCAATTCATCAGTCACCAGCTTTGGCTTTCCGTCTTCCAAGATATACATGCTGGTCATGTCTCTCCTTTGGTTTTCTATTTTGCTTTTCGTTTTCCAGAGTGAGTATTTCGATCACCCCTCCTTTCCCCCCTCTCTTTAATTCCTCTTTCAATGAATTCAGAAACCTTGGCTTTGACAAGACTATTTTCCTTGATGATGACGCAGTCATCATAACCAGCCTTGGAAAGAGGATCATTGTGATCCATCATTTCCTTCCTTATGTTGTACACAGCCAGTGCAGAACTTTTCTTGTCTGTCAGTGTCTTGGCATACATGTCAAAACAAACCATGCAATCCAAATGAAAGGTACTCACACCAAAATTAACTTCAGAAAAGAGTTTCACAATCTCTGTTTTCGGTGGTCTATTCCATGTCTTCTTGCTCATCTTCGGCGGATTACAGATAGGCCATTCTGTCCGAAGATCGATGATATGAGAAATCAAAGCTTTTCCGCCTCTCTTGAATAGTACACCGGTCACAAAGTTGTCAGACGGATACTCTTCCGACTCGCTTTCAAACCAACCAATCTTAAAATCATATTTGATCATCGTGATTCCTCTTGGTGTATCCTGATGTATCAACGTTCTCTGACATTGACGGACAATTCTCTCAACTCAAGCCAAAAAAATACCCGCGCCCGGATTCGAACCGGGACGCCGAAGCCACAGGGTTTGAGCCTGTTGTGTCTACCAGATTCCACCACGCGGGCAGATTTGTCAACCTTCGGGGTACAGAATCTCTCCTCGCATCATCTTCGCATAACAGTAGTCACAGACCTTCTTGCCATGAATGACGTTCTCATTTCCCTTGACCCCGCCTAACTCTCCATTGCAGATTTCGCAGTCATCAAGCAACGCTTCCCAATCCTTGTAGATACGACTACCTGCTACCGATCCATCGCCCTTGTACTTTCCAGCATAGGGCTTGTCAACCGGGCCGGTCATACGATCCAACACCAATTGACAAATCCGGCGACCAGCAACGATCTCGATGGGGAACTCGTTGGCGTTGTACAGTTCCAGAGTCAGACACCCATCCCAACCAGGATCAACCCATCCAGCATTCTGTACAAACAGACCCATACGACCGATAGATGATCGACCCTCGACCTTTGCACAGATATCAGCGGGAAGAGTAACACGCTCGATGGTACTAGCAAGAATGAAGGACTTCGGAGGGATAATCACACGCTGGCGAGTAAACTTCTCGTACTCGATGGGTTGATCCATTCTGATCACCCCACCCGTACCCTGACCATCCACCCTCATGAAATAAACACTCAGAGTCAGATCGATTGATGCAGGCCCTACGGAATCCGGATCGTACGGATCAATTGAAAGCTCACCGGCTTCGATTGCCGCATGAATGTCACAGTCCCGCATGGTCATGGTTGGTCTCTTTTAGATTTAGCTGTCCTGGTTGGGCTCGAACCAACGACAAAGTGCTTAACAGGCACTCGCTCTACCGACTAAGCTACAGGACAGTGCAAGTGGATGATGGGCAACGATCCCACAACCTTCACGTTGGCAACGTGACGCTCTGCCGATTGAGCTACATCCACAGATGATGGTGACGCCCGGTTATCACTCCGGGGACTCGCCACGGCAGTTTCTTCCGTCGATTCCTGTCATGCGCGCCAACAGTTACTCGCACGGCTTCACCGCATGCGTTGATACGCCACCATCATGCTCCATATTAAAGTACAACTGATCTCGACCCAGAACGTCTATGGAGCATCAACGCTACCAAATCGGATCGTCAGTTGGACAGGAAGGAATCGAACCTTCGACCTCGACCGTATCAGGATCGCGCTCTAACCGACTGAGCTACTGTCCAATATGGGCTGGGCTGGACTCGAACCAGCAGCCTTCTGATTATGAGTCAGCCGCTCTGACCGATTGAGCTACCAGCCCTGATTGCACAACCTAGTTGCCCCGGTAGGATTCGAACCTACGACCAGCGGCTTGTAAAACCACCGCTCTACCCCTGAGCTACGGAGCAATGATCTTCATCTCCTCTATCAGCTTCTCTTTCAAGTCTTGCAACTGTTCCTGAAGAGGAAGTCAGAGTTGGTTATCGACAAACCGCTCCCTGAACATTGCGTACGCCTTCTTCCAGTCTTCCTCGTAGAAAATTCCAGGAACAGAAATCCCCGGCTGATGAGCAAAGAAGACGTTCATCAAGTATTGACCCAGGCGTTGATGCGTTCCGTCTCGTGCGCCACTCTGCTTCCATCGGGTCACAGCATCTTCGAATGCATCAACACTGATTTTCATGGTCAATCTCCTTTTGAAAGCAGGCCGGGAAGGATTCGAACCCTCGACCAGCGGGTTTGGAAGCCGCCGCTCTACCTAGCTGAGCTACCGACCTGTGTACGCCCCTGACGGGATTCGAACCCGTGATCTCCAGGTTGACAACCTGTTGCCCTGAACCAGACTAGGCCACAGAGGCAAATACCCTTGGGGAGACTCGAACTCCCAATACAACTACGGTCTGAACGTAGCGCGTCTACCAGTTCCGCCACAAGGGTAGCTAGAACAACCACACCCACATGACAGCAGCACACAATGCTCCAACAACAACCACCAGAACCCAATCGTGCTTCTTGAACATGTGGTACTCCCAACGGGATTCGAACCCGTGTCATCAGATTGAAAGTCTGATATCCTAGACCACTAGACGATGGGAGCGCATCTCCTCGCTCTCCATCTCTTCACGCCGTGTATGGATTCTCATCTCTCAACCTCAATTTCCCGCGCTCTATGGCGATTCTGATCCATGGAGCAAGTTGTTTGGTATCGTACTCTACGCCCTGCTCAATGCATTGTCTACAACCGATCTGTGAAGGCCGCCGCCATTCGAAAGCCCTGTGCAGCTTCCGTCTCACGCACCCATGATGCACCATGAACAACGATACGGTTGACGCTGTCCATTGTCTCGCACCAATTGGCCGTACCTTCATTTGATTCAGAGCTACCGCAATCTCATGCTGAGTCACGTATGGCTCTTCACTATACAGAGCCTTAATCGCGTTGAATAGCTCTTTGTGTTCCATGTCAGAAGTAGGAAACGAGAAGTCCCGAACCCCCGTTCATGCTCGGCATTCTGGTCGCTTCGCGCAGTTACTAGGCCTAACCGTGGGGTACGCCTCGATAGCTGCTACTTGGGTTTCCGGTCTTAACCATTCAACCCTCACCGGCGATTGATCGATCACCAGCTTTCACAGCGTAGACAACTCCCCGTGCCCTACTCCCTACAGTGCCGATGACAGGACTCGAACCTGTACGCCGAAGCATCACCCCCTCAAGGTGACGTGTCTGCCAGTTTCACCACATCGGCATTACAATGCCCGCCAGCACCAAGGAACCACCTTGGCAAGCCGCTTGATCAGTGGTTAGCTGATCTCGTTGTCTCTACCTAGCACAAACGGGCCAATGGAGTATCCCGGATTCGAACCGGGCTGTGTTCTGCTTGCAAGGCAGATGACCACCCCTAGCAGTCCCATACCCCATGAAGGCAGATCACGGTGACACTCTCAGTCACAATGGAGCGAATCACACCAGTCTCGCAATCTGCCTAAGTGGGCCACGGGAGTCGAACCCGCAACATCCGGCTTGGAAGGCCGACACTCTACCAGTTGAGTTAGACCCACATCATACCAATCTGAGCGATTCGCGAACACTCATCAAAATCTTGCCCAGATGGTTGCTACCCTTCCCACGACAGATACCCCAGAAGGTGTCATTCCAATCGTTCCCTTCTATCAGTTCCGCATCTCCGGTGTCAAGCAAAAGCTTCTTCAGAAGCGGATTGCTCGTGAACTTCTGTGTCACCAGAACACTCATCACCTTGAGCTTGATGCTATCCCAATTATGACGCATCGTAACACGCTTCCCAAGGCGTTTTGCCACCCCAGGAGTACGGGCCTTGGCAATCTCCAAACGAGCCTTCTGATCGTCCGTTTTGGCAGCCTGATAGGCATGTTCTACGGTGGGGAAGTCTATCCCTCCGTAGTTCACACGAGCAGGCCAAAAATTGCTCAGGAACCTGTACTCACCCTGGAACCGCCCGATCTTAATCGGCATGATAGCTCATCACGTTGTCAGTGGGGACGGAAGGAGTCGAACCTTCGATGTTTACCGCATGGGTCACGGATTTACAGTCCGCTGTCTTCGCCACTTGACGCACATCCCCGAATCACTTCCTCCACAAGATATCCACCGCTCTTGTACTGTACTACATGTGCTACCGTTTGTCAAGTGTTGCGAAGAGGAATCGAACCTCTGCATATGGGGCTTCAACCCACCGCTCTACCGGACTGAGCTATCGCAACATGAAAGCGGGCGAGACTCATCCCGCCCGCCACCGTTCTATTTCATCGCCTCTCGCAATGCACACATCGCATTCGCGGCATTGGTTGCAGCTTGCGAGAACTTCATCGCCTCGTCCGCTCTTGCCGCCGTTGCTGCCTTCTTGATCAGCGATTCGACGTGATCCTTCATGTTGACTTGCTGTGTGTTACTCATCGGGTTCTAACTCCGACAGAGAGAATCGACGCTTTGGTTAGGTTGCTTGGCGGTTGCGCCGAAAAAACCGCCTTCGAGGTACAGCCGTGACATTCGGGTCTGACTCACCCACATCTGCCAACCGCTGTGCTACACCAAAATTAGGAGCACCCCGAAGAACAGAGATGATCCGTTGAGCCGTCTCCTCAAGACGAGTCTTCATTTCCTCCAGAGTTCTGCCAGCCATGATATCACGACTAAGCAGCCCTGGCACAGCAGCTTCGAGCGACGAGTAAAAAAATTGCGACCATCGCTCGGCCATGTTGATACCATCCTTCTTCCTGACCCGCTCCTTGTGCTCAAGCACAAAGTTGTTACCGTCCTGGTAGAATCTCCAATCCGGTGTTAGATAGATCGGTTGGGTCTTATTCTTGAGAGGCATTCCTTTTTCTCTCCGTAGCAATCAGTCTGATCGCGCTCGCTACCACCTCGACTTGCTCAGTAGGGACACGAAGCCACATCGACGCATCACCTCCAGCAAACCATTCAAGACTCAAGCATACAGCAAAATCTCCGTTGATGCGAGCAATTTGCTTCGACAGATCACGCACGAATCGTGGCTCTTCTCCACGCTCAGGCTCGATGATATGAAACATCACCTCTGCCTTACCGTTGTACTGCTCGCAGCTATTGTAAGTCACCACGCGGGGAAGCTCATTCAATGCTTCCACAAGCGGGATAACGCCCTCGTCAATCAGAGCGTTCACTTTGATCAGCTTCTCTTTGTGGCCCATCGTCAATCTCCGAAATCAACCATGAACGCCCCACAGTCACACACCCGACCATGGGTATCCCAACTCCATTGCGAATGATCGCACACTGCGTCTCTCGCCCGTGTGACATGCATTCCGACCTTCATGCGCGCAACCATTCGACTCACCGCAATCACTTCTGAACGCGAAGCATTCGGTAACATCAAACTGATCATTGGTGTGCCTCCAGGGCGAGGGATGGGATTCGAACCCATGCATGGAAGGTTCACAGCCTTCTGCCTTAACCGCTTGGCTACCCACGCCATGTAGTCTGGGTGACTGGATTCGAACCAGCAGCCTCATGCTCCCAAAGCACGCGCTCTACCGTTAAGAGCTACACCCAGGTTTAGGGACTTGGATTCGAACCAAGGTTTCTGAGTTCAGAGCCCAGCGTCCTACCACTAGACGATCCCTAAGAGCCCCTGGACGGAATCGAACCGCCGACCCGCTGTTTACAAAACAGCCGCTCTGCCTAGCTGAGCTACAAGGGCTTGTTACTGATCTGCACCAATGACCCAGGGATATGAATCCCGGCCCATGTCTGACAACTCTCCTTCTCCCACTTTTCAACATCGTCACGGAAAACCTGATTGACCTTCCCAACCGTATGCACAGTTGGGCCTTCGAGACCATTCACCTTTCCGCGAATCTCGCGCAAGAACACAAAGGGAATCTTGCGACGAGAAGCTTCGCGTGCCACCAAACTTGCATGTCCAACCACAAGGACTTCAATCGTATCGCTCACACCCCTCTTCCGATAGCCTGTCGCCTTCTCAACGACACGCATCAACTCTCCTACAGTCATCAGGTTGCTGAACTGGTCATCTTCGATCATGATACCCAATTCCTCTTCAACCTGCATCACGATCTCCACGATATCAAGTGAATCCACACCAAGATCATCTCTCAGATTCGCAGACTCACTGAACTTGCCTTCCTTGTGATCGACACAATCTTGAATCGCGTTACATACTGCATTGCGAACATGCATAGTCAACCTCTCAATCAGTTTCTACGTAGAAATTGGCGGAAGGAGTGAGATTCGAACTCACGGGACTTGCGTCCGCCGCGTTAGCAATGCGGTGCTTTCGGCCACTCAGCCATCCTTCCAAGCGGAGAGTGTAGGATTCGAACCTACGGGACTTACGTCCGCTGCGATTCCAACGCAGTGCTTTAGACCACTCAGCCAACTCCCCGGTAACGGAAGCGGAAGGATTCGAACCTTCGGGACTTGCGTCCGCCTGTTTTCGAAACAGGTGCTTTTGTCCGCTCAGCCACGCTTCCATACACCCACTACGACCCACCACAACACCGCGCCAGTATCACGCAACATGATCAATCTCCTCTGTTGGTTCTTGGTGCGGTCAGCACACCGGGCAGGATTCGAACCCGCGACCATGGGCTTCGAAGGCCCCCGCTCTATCCAGACTGAGCTACCGGTGTGTAAGCGGAAGGAGAGGGATTCGAACCCCCGGTGCTCTCGCACGCCTGTTTTCAAAACAGGAGCCTTCAGCCTCTCGGCCATCCTTCCGTAGTGCCGGGAGTGGGATTCGAACCCACGTCGGTCGAGATTATGAGTCTCGCGCTGGAACCACTCCAGTCCATCCCGGTATATAGTTGCCCCGTGGGGAGTTGAACCCCAGCCTTCCGGTTAAAAGCCGGACGCTCGACCGATGAGCTACGGAGCAATGAACTGATTGCCCCGACAGGCTTCGAACCTGCAACCTCCCGGTTAAGAGCCGGGTACTCTACCAGTTGAGTTACGGGGCATCATAGGGTTTACCTGTCTCGACGTTTCTTCCTTGCAGACTCCGACCCCGCTTCACACAGTTGAAGCAATCCACCCGACCGCGCGTCACAATCTGCACAGTAGGATCGGTAGGAAGTTTGACCGTACACAGGATTCTCCCCTCGTGCATCAGATGAGTTAGCGATAGCTTTTGGCTCTCGCTGTTCACGACCCAAGCCACAGGCTTGAATCTTGGCACGTCTTTCATCAGACCTCCCAACTGGATTCGAACCAGTGATCACTGGGTTGCAGCCAGTCGCCTTTCCTCTTGGCTATAGGAGGAGCAAGGCAACAACCGTATCAAAAGCTTCCCTCTATGTCAATCTCCTTGATGATCGAGACGGATACGACCATGATTGTCGTTCACTCCAGGTTTTCGCCACGACTCGTATTCGGCAATCGGGTCTTCGGCGCGCATGATCTTCACGACTGCATCCAGCAGTCTTGTCATATCGTATGTTCAAGCCTCTCGCACGATTGCCCCGTGTCCAATTGGTGCGTCTGAATCCGACACCTCTGAATCCGTGATCTTCAGACGCAACTGACCAAACGTGTAAACGTATGCAAGTACGCCATACCGGCCATTGGTCATCCCCCCAAACGGGATATTCACAAACGGATCGACGTTCATATTCCCTCTGGCAATGACACCCATGTCTTCGGAAAGGTCGGATCAATCTCCTTGAGCCGACGCGCGATATTGTTGCAGACGTGTGCCGCCTCATACACCCGTGGGCTAATATGAGCGGCCAGACTGCCTCCGCAGTCGAAGTCTTCCATCAAAGCATTCCAAGCCAGATACCGCTTGCGCATCATCTTCTTCAGAGTCTCGACCGACAGACTATTGAAGTGGTCGATTTGCGCTTGAGTAGGCTCTTGCTTCGCCTCTAGCCGGTTAAGCAGTCCCATAGTCAATCTCCTTCCGAAAAGGCTCTCACAAGAGGTCTAAACATGCAATACTGCCCGATTCATGGCAACCCGGTACTCTGCCCTTCCGTGGACTGCTTTCTTGCCTTTGCGGCCTCTTTGGACGCTCTACCAATCCTGGTCACACCGGATGGGATAGCATTCCTACCTGAGCATCAAAATGGCGGTTCTTCGGTCTCTCCCAAAGATTCGATCTCTGCCAACACATCACTCTTTGCCTCTTCGATCCACTCCTTAAGCTGAAAAGACCACGACCGAAATTTCGCGCTATACTCGACGAGCCATTTCGCGTACTCGTCAGACGGTTGACCCAACTCATACACATCACCTGTGCGTACAGTCACTTCCCGCTTATACAGATTCACATGACTGATCTCCACTGAGAACATGGTTGGCGTGCTCAGCGTGCGAGCCTCTTCAGGCAAGCAAAAGTGATTCGGATACTTCACAAAGGCCCAATACTCGACCCGCTGTGACGTGCGTTTAGCTATCTTTCCAGACATGTGTCAATCCCCAAAGTAACACTTCAGAAGCTCTGTATCTTCGGGACGGCTTGCCACCATCAGCGTGTAAGAATCCCCGAAGCATCGCCGCGTTTCCAAGTCCACCAAGCCTGCGCCGCGAACCTGACCGGCAGCGCGAAGACCAACTGTCACATCCACATGACGCAACGACGGATCGAACATCACCATCACTTCACTGATCCCGTTCCAGTACACGATGTACTTGAGATTGAGCATGGTTCACCATCCGTATGTTCGCTTGTGACTTACTCCTCCTGTTGGCACGCTACTTGCTGTGTTTCATCTTCAGTTCCGGTAGATACGGCTCCGGCCTCCACCAGCGGAACTTAAGACCATGCCGCCAGCGCCATCCGGTAATCAGAACCAGGAGACTGAATGGACTCGATATGGCCACGACGCAGGAGAGGGCGACTATAGGGGCCTTGAACAGAAGCCCCGGCTCTCTCGAATCCCATCCACTGAAGTACAAGTTTGGGTACGCGGTTTGTGCCGCCCCCCAATAGTACAAGTGCGCATATCTTTTGAGAAAAAAAGCATTGGTTGCCCCAAATCCGAAGATAGCTCCAGCGACCCACACAGCAGCGAGCGCGATTAGGATTAGATTCATGATTTTGGCTCCTTCTGCGCGGAGCGCGTCAGGATCGGCATTGGCCACAAAGCTCATAATGTCCGGATGACTCTCGCTCATGACTTCCTCATTAGTTTCCGGGCCTGCTCGTTCACTTGACACCCTCTTGAAGAACCGCGCCGAGCCGCGACCCACGCAACATCCGAAAGACTTCGCGGTGAACCCGCCCAGGAATCAAATGCTCCAGGGCTCTTGTCCATGCACCAACCGGCGATTCGCCCTCCCCGATAGCCATCCCGGCTCCCATGAACTCGTGGATATCGCTCTCGAAGACAAAGAACAACCCATCCTTCTTCACACACAGCGCATTGGGCTCAATGTGCTGGACAGCTTCCTTGCATGTCCATATCGCGGCGGCGCTGGGTTTGGGGTTGGTGGTCATTGGTCTCCCTCTAGCTTGACAAGAGTAGCCAACGCGGCATCGAGTATGCTGTTGATGTATCTCTCGCCGGGCGAACCAACCGACGGCCGTTGGGCAATCGTCATCAGTCTCTTGATTACCTCGATTGCATCTGCCAGCCCTCTGTCGTCAATGACGTGGGCAATGGGCGGGAGTTCAGTGCAGGCTCCTACCCATTGCCGCCCTAGAGCCACATGGCATTGCTGCAACGTTTGAATATCTTGAGCCAGCCGCATCGCGGCAGCACTGGGCTTTCTCTCGTTCATGACTTTCTCTTCAGTTGACGAGCCTGCTTGCGCTCCTTCACGATCTCAGCGAACCGACGCTGTTGAAACTCGATTGCTTCAGCAGCGTTCTCAGCATTCAGAACAGGGTAACGCTCTTCCCGTTCCTTGATCGATTGCTCGCCAGCCACCCGCGCCGCATTACGCCACGCCAAGACTTCCTCTTGGTGTGTAGCCTCATACGCATCCGCACGGGATTTCTCTCTCACCAGATTGCCGACGATTGCCATTACGCTACCCCCGTAGCGACAGCATCCAGGAGGTTTTCCCACTTCTCGCGGACAGAGATGTACGCCTTGACCATAGTCAGAGGAACCCTTCGGTTCATGGCCTCGACCGCCAGGATCGCATAACCATCGAAGGTATCCACGTGATCTAGAGTTACCGTATTGCCATCGACCTTGGCGACCACATAGTAGGCGTACCCATCAGCCACATGCTCACTGATGTACCGCCCGACCAGTTCACCCTTGCCCTTGGCAACCGCGTCTTCTTCCCGCATGCGCTCTTCGCGCTGTTTCCACTTTTCCACATCCGCTTCCCATCCCATGACCGTTCTCCGTTCAGGGTTTCTCTCTCAGCCACAGTTATAGTGTATTACATGTGCTACACAATGTCAAGGCTCAAGGTTGGAATTGTCCACCCCATTGCGGAAGTATGGGTAGTAGTAGGCTTTATGGTGCCAAGGACAGAAGACGAGGATTTCAGGCCCAAACAATAGCCATCGTGTAGCCAGAATCAAGTCGATACGAGCTATCTGAATCCCCTCGCCCACACCCTACGCAGAAAAGGGCTTGGTGTGCGTTTTAGACCCCTTTAGACCCCTTATCATAGCTCGTTCAACTCCCTCATGATGTCGCCTTCTTCGACCCGCTTGTACTCCTTTCGTTTCACAGGATCGGGGTAGGAACGACGCTCATGACCAGACAACAGAATCTCCGCATCGATCCCAAAGGACGCCATCACCACACGAGCCTTAAGCACACGAGAAGTCAAAGCCCCCCGATAAACGACCACGGGAAACTTTTGGTGCTCCAATGTATTTCTGTAGTACATCTGATCGAAGTCATCCAGGTCACCGAAACACTTCTGAATGATCGGAATGAACATCCCATGAGAGCATTGGACGCCCCACACGTATACCGCGACAGACATCTCAGCCAACTTCTTCAGCCCCGTATTAGCAAGCGAGATAGCAGCCCGCGCATTCACCTGATCCCAATTAGACAGGTCTTCCTTATCTTCAACCACTTCACCTTCACTGAACTCGTTAACCAGTGCCACCATCACAGCCAAACCATACGCACTCTCCAACGAGTGAGCATACACCGAAACCTGATCATCGGCATGAAAGAACATCATGGGACACGGAAGCTTATCATCCGTGTTCATGTCGCTTGGCGGGTCAACATAAGGATGTGCCGCCCCCACCGTCAGTTGAGACACGCGAGCATTGCCCAGCAGTTTCGACAACTGAGCATTGACACCCTCTTCGTTTTTGCCCACGTCATGTAGCTCTTGCGCAAGCTTGTCTCTCTCCACGATCTGCTTCTTGATGACACGATCCATCGCTTGAATGCGAGCTTTCAAATCCTTGCGACTGTTTTGACGCTCATCTTGGATCGCTTCAGGCGAATCAGGAGAGTACGCTACCGCTTCCCACTTATCATTCTTGGTCAACGGGAAGATTTTATCCTTCCGTGGCTTGATCGTAGGCAAGACAGCACGCTTGAACTCTGATGAAGAGAACTTAGGTGCCTCTTTCTGATTGCGCTTCTTGGCTACTTTGGCTGACTTCTGAGTAATCGATTCCATCTTCACATACTCTGTTTGTCGAATGATCTTCTTGCCATCGGGTAGCGTGATGATCTCCTTCTTGTTGCCATAGATGTCCGTTAAGAACATCTCCGTAGCACCATCGATCCGTGATCGCATCACCCAGGATGCAACCTCACCGAAGTTCTCATCCTGGTACTGCTTGAACTTGGCTTCTTCAGCAGTGCTGTTGTTTCTCATGGTCGTGGGACGATCCACACAAAAGAAGGGCAAAAAGATACCACAACCCACTATGGCCTAACCAAAAGACTATATAGGTACAAGTACCCAACACTAGCAGAACCCAAACAAGCTCCAGGAGCCACCACCACCATTTCATTCGGACTTGGCATTCCCAGCAATCTTTTGGTTCTATCATCTGGGTCGATCCATTGATGGGTTTGTCGCATCGATAGCAATGACCACGCACTTTCACAGCTTGCTCAACTCCTCGATGAAGTCAGGCCCCTTTTCGGACTCTGGTTCCGTGCTAGGCGCCAATGCAGAGTTGAATACGATCTCGATATCCCCCTCCTCACACAACCGTCTCAGTTGCTCTACATAACGCGCCAAGCTCTTGCTATACGGTACATTGTGATGCAACGACCAACCGTTCCGCGCGTCAAGGCTTTGATAGTACCGCTTCACATTCAGGATTTGCTCACGCTCTTCTTCCCGAATGTGATCGAGTAACGCCTGTCTGTTGATCACCCGATGCCGTGAGTACCCATTGAACCGCACGATCTGGCTGTTCTCTTTGGTATAGGTTCCATCCAGCGCATTCGACACAAACTCGTCATGCTTGCCATTCACTCGCTCCAGACCAAACCTATACACTACCACGTTGCACAGTCTGCCTTCCAACTCGCTTGTGTCGATCTCGATTGGATATAGTGTGAAGTGATGATGATCCGGTATCTCCTTGTCACTCACAAAGGATGGATACCAATCGTAAGTGATCGCCGCCATCATCTTCCCGATCAGCCTACTCAGATGCGAATCGAAAAACTTGAAGTGTGACTCCTGACCACTACCATCCTGGTTTGGATAGAGCACACCCCCCAATACACCGTAGTTGCCATGCGGCTTCAACTTGAATTTCAAACGTTTCAGAGCTTTCTTTTTCGCCAGTTTTTTGATCTCCTCCTGGAATTTCTCGTCCGTGATCGCTGCCGTTTTGGCAATGATCTCGTGCGCCTTATCCAGTGCATCTCTGGCAAGAGTGCTGACCTTGTCTTCCTTGGCCTTGCGCTCCTCGTCTCGAAAATCGTCTCGAAAATCGTTATGCATCGCCATGATTCACACTCAGTGCGTGATGATCCAGTAGGCGATTGCCAGAGCGATGATCATGAATGCTATACCCCTTGGATTCGCGAACAGGAACGCCAGCAACATCCATAGAGCCATCGCCAGCAACATCCATAGAGCTATCGCCACCGCTGCAACCACACTACCGAAGAAGATAACAACGATCAGCACCAGAGCGATTAGCTCACCGATCCAGAACCCGACCCAGCTCTTCAGCCTGAACCACCAGTTGATCTTGAGCAATCTACTCGAAGAACTCACCACACGCAATCGAGTTCTCGCTTGTTTGCCCTGGTCTGAGTCGGATGACTTCGAAAAGGTTCCCATTGGCTTTAGCCTTATCAATCGTGTCCTTGGTTCCCGGTGACTCCTGATCCCAGAATGCGATGATGATGTGTGCCACCTTCACCACGTTACTGTTCCTGATCTTTCCCGCCCCCTTGCCGAAGTTGTCCCACAAGGCGGGCAGAATCACCGGTTGGATTCCGTGCGCTCGTGCATACTGCTCTGCCAGCGAGTCTATCCCATTTGCCCCACCAGACACAATCATGTCCTGCTTGGGGTCTGGCACCATGACCTTCTCAAGCTCTTCTTTGAAGAGCGTGTAGTCAGTGATCGATCTACTTCCCACGATTCCGATCAACATACCGCCTCATGTCTCGTTTCATCCACCCAGGGAATGGGATGATCACCCTGTATAGCCTGCACACACTGTTGGTGTTGACCCACTTCTCAACCACATCAGCCAGAGCAGCCACAGCGAACAACAAGAGCAGAGCGGGAATAACCATGATAAACCACCACACTGTCTTTCCGACCTCGACCCACAATTCCTTGTTATTCATGACCCCTCTTGAATGTCTCGCCACTCGTGACCGAATTCAACACGCGCGGTCTTCATGATTTCCGTGATCTTCGCGAGTGCCAATTCTACACCGTCACCGCGTACCTGAAAACCCCGGTTCCAACGACCCACCACCATCGTACCTGCACTCACCATCTTGCAACCGTACGGCTCGATTGCAGCGATGATCCGATCTTCCAACTCGAACATCACATCGAGCCCATCCTGATTGATGTGATACCGGATGGTCAGTTCTCGTTGCATTGGTTCTCCTCGTGGGCACACATGATGAGCATGATCGTTGCCGTGTCCAGACTTGTGACCTGGAAGGACAAGCCCATCTCAGCGAAAACATGACTTCGCTCACCGATCTTGTCCCACACCCTTCGACGCGCACGCCACTCTTGCGGAGAGATATGGTCTGGACGATCTGACTGATTCTGATAATGGAAGTCCACCACCCGCGAATCTTGCTGCACTGTCTCCAGGATCGGATTGCTGTAGTTGAAGCCGAACAACCCGAAGAACAGTCGCTGCCCATACGGGTAGATCATGATGCTCGTATCGAACTCCCACGACCCACGCTGCATGAAATTCCTTCGATCATGGGTTTCATCGTACAGCTTGCCGCGTTGCTCCTTGGTCATCTTCATGAACTCAGCCTTCAGACGAGCATGCTCCTTCTTGCGTAGCTCGATACAGAAGGCAAACAGAGAGTTCAGATTCCTCTTCCACTCGTAGTGGTCATAGATTCTCATGCTCATAGCTGATCAAGCTCCGCTAGGATGTCAATTGCTGTTGGCCCTCTTCTTGGTGCAGCGACCGGCTTGCCCGTTTTCAGATCGAGCTTGATTCCGGTTGCCGAATCGTATCCATCTCGTAATAACCAAAGCTCCATAGCCAACTGAGCATCCAATGCACATCTCAAATCGCTTATGGTTTGGGCAGCCGCCGCCGGATGATCACTATACGCCTCAATGAGACGCACGATGTAAGAACTCATCAAGATCGGCTCATGAGCAGCCATGTCTCTCGTTTCCTTTTCAACCGCGTCTCTCATTCCAAAGACCATGTCACAGACTCCCTAGCTCTTTGAGCATATCGGTCTCTGTCTCGCGGTCATCGATCCCATTGTTGATTTCGATGATCTTCTCGATCTCCTTCAGAGTCACTTTGCCAGACGCCAACTCACGACGCCAAACCGACCACTGTCTCCGTAACACGACGGCTTGACGGATTCCCTTCTCGTCTGTAATTCCGCCTTCCTGGTAGGTGTACTTGTCACGCTCCGATTGCGGATGTCCAGGCAGACGAGAAGCAACCTGATCGGTCATCAGATGGGCAGTGCCCTTGACCTTCAATAGCTTCGCAGCATAGACAAATGCAGAATCAAGGGTTCTCGTGGTCAACAAAGCCACAGGAAACCGTGGTGGATTGGTCACGAAGTCACTGACCTCATGCTTCTTCCAACCCAACTCCTTCATGGCGAAGTTATTGAATGCAGGCCAGTCACCGATCCCAGAACAGTTCAATGTGAAACTCTTGGCAGACACGGGGAGAGAGTCCCAATGCAGATATGGATAAAGACTTTCCATGGACTTCATCGGCCCCACAACTCGTAGCTCGTATCGCTTTGCACCAAACTTCTGAGCTACGTAGTTCATCGCGTAGCCAAGAGCTTGATGGTACTCCCACGATTGATAATAAACCTCACCTTCGATTCTCCACACCAACGACAGATCGTCTTCAGCGTATGTACGAGCGTTATTGCTCCCCTGACCAAAATGACGCACAACCGACCTGAAGCCCCACGCATGCCCACCGTGATTGTCAATGGGCATCTCTTCCATCATCACAGCCACGACCACAATAGGAACAAGAGGAGGAACAGGCTTATTCTCCTTGGGTTTCTTCTCCGGAATCTCTATCATGGGCTTGAGCAAATACCGAAAAGCATCCGACATATCGCCACCCAAGTCATGATCCATGACGGCGATCATAGCTTGGTCACGCACCTTCTTGTCCAGGGCTTCTTTCAGGCTCTTGCCCATACGTGGTTGTTTCTTGCTCATGAGTTTCTACGTAGAAACTAGCTCGACTTCTTGATCAGTTCCACGAGCGGAACGAACATGGCCCCGTCTCTCTTCAGACGCTCTTCCATGTCAGGCTTGCTGGGATTCACGAGCACCAATCGTTCATCCAGATAGTCATAAGCCACCTCAGTCTGACCGTCTGAGAACTTGTAGAATGGCTGACCACTAAACGCAGCGTTGCGCAAACCCGTAAAAATACTGTTGTTGCCACCGCCAACAATCTCATTCTTGCGGCCATAGTAATGCTTCTCAGCCTGATCGAACGTATTCCTAGTCAACAACTGGTCTAGGGTGACCAGCATCTTACGTACACATCTGATCTGGCGTTCCCGCTTGTCGTTTTCTTCTCGTGTCATCAGAGTGCCTTTAGCTCCGCAATGAAGTCATCGACTTCGCTCTCATACTCCTCGTCCCCACCCTCGACGCGAACGTCATATCCACACGCCATGATATTGTTCGCAAACTGGACGGAAGCCTCTTTGGCTCCCTTGCCAGAAAGCCGAACGACCTTGACCTCACCCATCTTCGACGCTTCCACGAGGTCTTTGGCCTCCCTTAGACCCATCCTGTCAGGATCACAGACCAAACCCATGTTCTCGCCATACGTCACTGCACGACAATGCTTTATCGCACTGATCTTGTTATGAGTGGTCTCATGCGCACCATCTATTTTGATATAGATGGTCACGTCGCGCGGATTGACCTTGCGCTTGCCCCCGAAGAGCGACGAGATAAATTCGCGGTATCCTGCATCCGTCTTGACGGTATCCTTCACTCGCGCCATGAAGACAAGAAACTGATGGGCCTCCAGACCCATAACCGCATCGGCCAAAGCTTGAAGTACCTCCTCGTCTTTCTCAAGCTGAGAGACACTCTTCAAATAGTGTCGCAATGTCAATTCTTGCTTCATGTGGAATCTCCCGTTTTGTGATTCAGCCTACCACGTTGCGCGAAAAATGTCCACTACAGAGAAGCCAGTTCTTGCAAGACGGAATTCCCCTTGAGCTTCAGCCGCAACCCAGACCCCGACATTCAATATACTTGCCGGTTCAGATCACCTTGCGTGACGTTCTGATTGATCGTGAACAAATGCCCTTTGACTTTCATACCGTCTCCTTGCTGAGCAGTTCACGCACACGGTCAAGCTCGCTCTCCGCATGCACCACGCCGCCTGTGTTCATGTCCAGATACCACCGGAGCACTTCGGCCCGCGTTTCCAACCGATTGACGTTGAAACGGAATGAAGCGGACAGACCGAACAACCACATCCGATCCGTGTACTCGCTGAAGAAAGAACCGAATGCTCTCAGTTCATCCCTCATGAACATCCGCACGGCGGTCAACCGCTGCAAACCATCTACGAGCACAAAACTCCCCGCAGTCAATCGACGCACCGAATGCCAGCCAGGACAGTTGAAGAAGATCGTACGATTTCCACGACCACCGCGAAGACAGAACTCCACGTATGCCGTGCGCTTCTCATCACTCCACACATGACCACGCTGGAAGTCCGGCTCAAGCACCAAACCTTGCTCCAGGTAGCCTGCCAGCCCTTTTTCCAAATAGTCCCACGGGATGTCTACCTCGTAACTCCCGGCTTCGACCATCTGAGGGATGTCTTGGAACCTCGTATATTTGGTCATCTCGTTTCCCTACAAGTGAGTGTACATCCCAGTTTCCCGTGTGAAGACCTCTTGCAACTGATCGAAGTACAGCCCTTTGACTTCTTTCGCCACCGTTGCCACGCTCTTGCGCACACGACAAAACTTCATGGTGTAGGTGTCATCGCCCATCAGATCGACCGACACCTTGTTGATGCTTCGATGATTGCGACCGATCCGGAAGAACACTCCGTTGCCGGTACTCGTAAAGCCCTTGGCACCCGTCATCAGTGCAAAGCGACCACCACCCAACTGCTTCAGAATCGTCTGCGCCACGGTTGTTGACATGATCTCTCTCTCGACCAGAACGCTACGCTCGTGCGTAGCGTTTCAGTTCACTGCGAGCCTTGGCTTCGGTCGAATACCCGTTACCGTTGTTGGCCGTGCTATTGAAGCCCGGATGACCCATCGTGATATACCACCGACCGGTCTTCTCGTTTTTCTTCACATCGTCTCCACAGTCACCGTAACAGAAAGGAAACTTCGCAGCGCATCCACTCATGAGATGTGAATAATGTTCCATGGGTTCTTTCCTCTATTCAGGGTTTCTCTCTCAGCCACAGTTACAGTGTACTACATGTACTACATGATGTCAAGGCAAAAAAAAGAGCACTCAGAATTTCTCCTGAGTGCTCTCGTGGCAGGGGAGAGAGAGCCCCTAGTCTTCCTCCGGGAGATAGAGCGTCACAACAGGCTTGGGGTCATCGACCGCCCACGCCTGGACACAGACCATGATCTCAACCGGACGATGATGCATCCCATCAGTCCTACGCTGGAACGTGAACTTACGAGTTGATTCATTCACGTCTTCCGCGAAGCGAACGGTACGGAATAGGAAGTACGCCCACAGCGACTCGAAAGTATAGAACTTCGAATCTTCCTGTACCGCCTTCTCCATCACCGTGTACACACCCGGAGAAGCCCACACCGGATGCTTGAAGAACTTGCGGCTGATTGGTGCAAGCGTTCCAGCATTGCCATCCAGCCAGCCGTCTTCCACCACGTCTCGCAGATTGACCGCGTAGATCACATCCGCTTCGGTGAACAGTGGTTCAGTCATGTTTCTCCTTTGTCAACCGACTTGTGTTCCTTCCTCGAAGACGCGCACGTTCGCCAACGGCGATTGGAGATTGCCCGTCTCCAGTCGCACCGGGAGCTTGCCTAAACCCTTGCAGGTTGTGCAAGGAATGGTGAAATTGGTCTTCCCGTTGTAGACCCTCTGTCTTCCCGTCCCCTTGCATGTACAATTCTTCATGGGAGTCTCCTCTTTTCCCGTGTTATGGCCCAGCCGGGCCAACCCTGTAGCCGACCGAAGTCACGTATGCCTTGCCCGGTTTCAGACCCCAAGCGACCTTCGCCACCGTTGCCGTGAAGTACCCGATTGCTTGCACGACGTTGTCCACTTCGGCAGCATCCACCCATGCGCTGATCGGAGCCTTCCAGTCATCCGGATTCGCGACCCGGTTGAAGATAGGAAGGAGCCGGTCACGCTCACTCTGGAGTTTCGCTCGAAACTCCTCGTGATTTTCTTCATGCAGTGCGCTGTTCATGACCCTCTCTCCATTCAGAGTTCTCACTTCCTTCCCACGACTACAGTATGACAGGGAGTACAGCGGAAGTCAACAAGAAAACGAGGAGTCAAAAAGACCCCTTGCGTCAGTTGCACGGACTGACGCAAGGGGAGGGGGGGCGACAGTCAGTTCACAACCTTGGTCACGACAGGATCACCATGGATGATGAGTTCTCCCGCTACTTCTTCCTCATCTTCATCCTTGGACTCTGTTTTGGCCTGACGCAACGCCTCAAGGATGAGCTTCACGTCATCGTAATCAACACCCTCGACAGATACCGATTTCGACTCACCACCAGAGTTGACGTTGACTTGAGTGATGTTCAACCGTGATTGCGCACCAACGGTCTGTCGGAACCGCTCCATGAGGTTTACCATGCTGTCTTCCTCGTCGTTAATCCCCATGGCCTTGCGGTAGATTTCCTGAGCACTCTTCAAAGCAGACAAGATGTTGAGAAGATCAACGCTCCGCAAGGAGAACTTCTTCACCACCTTGGTCTTGCCAGGGTTCTTCAAGTCGGGAACTTCCACCTCGACAGGAACATCGCTCACCTGAAGCCTAGCAAGCATTTCAAGAGCACGCCCAATACCCAGCTTGGACGCCTTCAGAAACATATCATGGGCTTCGGCAATTCCATCGATGTGCCGTGCCACGAGTTGCTGTGTGATCTGGTCTTGAAGAAGACGCTTGCGCTCGTCCCAATCCATTGCTGGAGCGAACTTCATGAAGATATGGTACTGACTCTCTGAATACCCCTTCACATTGATGAGGTAATCGCGAATCGAAGCGTGCGGAAACAAAACACCACGCTCAACCATGAGTGCATCCAGGTCTTCGATGCGAGCAATCTTCGGGCCATGCTTGGGAACCGGAGAGGTCGCCAACGCAACAGAAGACCGACGCTTGAACACTGGTCGATTCGAGCGAAGAGACTTCACATCGAAGGGTTTCTTGCCCTCTGGCTTGGATGTCGTGCGAACAAACTTGGCAGCCATGGGTTTCTACGTAGAAACTGGTTCAGAGCATCTCTGCATGTACTCCTTGAGATACCTATCGTACCAACGAGCCTTTTCCAAATCCTGCTCGCCGTTCTTCTGACGCCATCTCCATTGATATCGGAAGATGGTTCCTCGAAGGAAACCAATGAACTCTTCTCTGGACAGCATCTTCTCCATTGCTTCGATGCAATCTGTTCCCCCGTAATGGGTGGGACGATCAACCTGTTCTGCCATCTCGACTCCCTGTCCGGAAAAAAGAAACCCTGCCAACGAATGTCTTCAATGGCAGGGCTCCCACGCCCTTTCCTCTTCGGGGCGATCCATAAACGACACTACTACGCAGTACCTTCCCATCAGTATTTCCCCATCCTATTGCATCCAATAGCGGGGCTTTCCTCGTATACTTCTCATCGCATGTGTTTGGCTTCAACGGGCGGTACGCTTCAAAGGCTACTGCGAGAAGACCCCAAATGATCTTCTATCTGCCTCCACGCTGTCACAGACCGATGGTCTAAACACATCGTAATAGTGATAGACTCATATCCGTCTAGGCCCCTCAATAGACTCAAGGTCGCGCAAGTGCGCAGTGTTTATCAATTACTAAGCATGGGACTCACCTCCTTTCTGGGACTCGGGAACGCTTATCGCCAGTCTCAAATGCGAATCAGCGCATCGTCCCTACCCGGCACGTTAGAGTCAGCGGTCTCCCCGCTTTCCCAAAGATCAGTTAGGCATGACTGATCTGTGTCATCACGTGTTGCACTTCTTCATCTTGAGCGAAGTGCAGAGCCTTGCCCTGCACCACAGACTGACCCGACACGTCCACCACCATGCTAGGCCCGTGTCATCGTGATCATCATCCTAACAGAACACCTTCGAGAACGCAAGAAATTTTTCCAATACCAAAAATAGTTCTTGACTTTGGAAAAATCGCATGCGAATCTGACCATGCTTACCGGCACCGAAGGCGACGGGGGTCAGTTTCCCTCCCTTCCCCCAAGTTGGCTCCCGTCGCCTGAAGTTCTCACCCTCGCAATTCGATCATCCATCATCTCGCAGAACTCCTGTTCTGTGTCGCATGTGAGCCAACGCCTATTCATGGCTTTGGCTACCGCCGCAGTAGTCCCGCTTCCTCCAAACGGATCGAACACAAGGTCTCCAGGCTTGCTACCATAATGAATAGCTCTCGCCGGAAGATTGATCGGGAACGGTGCTGGATGATCTGACCCTCGTTGTGAAGCCATCTCCCAAACTGAGCGCATCGGCTTGTTCAACCGCTTGTGATCACCGAAAAGCAATATAAACTCATGGAAACGTACCACCCCTTTGTGAGCAAATGGCACCGCTCCATTGGTCTTCACCCACACGACATGGTTAAACGGCTTTGCACCAAGATCGTAATCAAGCACACGAGCAGGAATATTGAAGAACACCAGAGGAGCGAAACCGATGCATAGCTGAGCCCATCTGAGATAGTCGGACTCCCCAACCTTCGCATGACTCTTGCTGTACAACCTGTTCCGCGTCACCGTACGGTCATTCACATTCCCGCCAAGTGAGGGGATGTATCTCGTGGTAGACGTTGGATAGGGCGGACTCGTAACCAGAAGATCAGCCCTGATCTGTGCCTTCTTGTAGACCTCTTCGAAAGCACCGTGGATGACCACATTGGTCTGAAGACCGTCCCACTCCTCGACCTTGATCATGCGACCTGTGAAGACAGTTGTCGTTCTCGCCAAATCTGAACCAGAGCAGCAACCGCCTCATTGAAGGAGTCGCCCTTCTTCCAATCTGGATTGAGCCGCTTTGCAATGTCGATCAGCACACCCTCAAGCTGATCGTACACACCCTCGCTCAGTGTCAAAGTCCGTTGAGCCTCGACAGGCGGATCGTTGACAGCATCTTGGATAACCTGCTCGTTCAACTCCTCGACCTTCTCCATGATGGGTGCAGTCTCTTTGATCGCCTGATCAACCACACCCATGATCGCTTCGATTTCCCCTTGAGGAAAACCAAGGCCATACACATCCCCACCGATCTCGTTGTATCGCTTGATCGCGTTGCTCAGATTGTCTTCCACCCAATCTGCGAACGTATTGTTGGTCTGGAAGAAGATCGCCTTGGCTTCTTTCTCCCCTACATCATGGAAGATCACCGGCACAAAACCACGACCTGAAGGCGATTCAAGAGTGTGACCCTCTTGCACCAACTCCCGAATCGCCTTCAGGAGATGGTTGCCAGACAAAGCCCATCGTTCTTGTTCCCACACATGGATGGGACGATAGACACCATGCTCAAGGATCGACTTCTTCAGAGACTCCCACTTCTCAGGACTGATCCTTCGAAGCTCTGTGTTCTCCGGATGGATGACCACCTGATCCAATCTGAGGTAGTCCGCCACCTTGCACGTTCTGATTGTTGCCATCCCGGTTCCTTGTGAATCGAGCCCTTGGCTTTGACTCTGGCGTAACTTCCGGCTTTGGTTTCTCCACCACTCTGAGTTTGTCGATGGGCAGCTTTGCCACCACACCCTGAAGCTCCTCAATCTGCTCTTTGGTGTAGTTGCCAGCATTGACAAACCAATCCGCCCACTTCCAAACGACTTCTTCTTCCAGACCGGGGAATCTCTCCTTCAGTCCATGAATTGTCACAGCCAGGGCAGCAATCCAATGAGAAGCCTCTGAAAGTTTCTTGCCATTCGCTTGAGCGAGACTGGCGTTGTGCTGAGCGATACCTTGAAGCCCACGCATGCGTTGACGCACGCCGGGCTTCTTCTTCGAGGGAGTACGACGATTGGTCAATCCGCCAGACATGTCAACCTCCAATACCCCTTTGGGGACAATCCCCACGCTCGCACACACGAGCTACACCGTGACAGACAGTACAGAGATGACGATCCTGCATATACTTCGCATCAGGTCTCTCTGACTTCTGGAGATTCTGAGTCTCCTCCTGTCTGAACTCCCTACCCTTCTGCTCGTTGTCCATCGATGGTCTCTTCTGTGATCCCCATTTGAGCAAGACCCTGTCGAACAGCCGTGGTCAAACTACGGAGGATCGTATCGTAGCTCCCGCCAAAGACGGCCACGTTGACAGACACAGAATTCTGGGTCTCGGTTTCTGTCAGTTCCAGAGCGAAATTGACCGGGTCTTTCCCGATCTTCAATAGTTCAAGCACGGTCATCACAAGTTCTCCAAAGCTTCTGTGACGTTCACAGAAGAAGAAAGCGATATCTCAATCTCGCGATACTCCTTGGTCTGAGTATAGCCACCGATCAGCTTTGCCAAATCAATGCGCGACGGCTCATCGAGTTCCTTGCGACCCGTGTATGCCATCAACAACGCTTTGATGATCTCTACATGCTGAGTCGGATCGGCGGCCCATTCTTTCCACGATTCCTTGCCTACCTGATCCATCAGATACCTGACCAGGGCGATGCGATGCTCATGGTTCAGTTCCCAGAACTGATCAATGACCTTCGGGAAGTAGGTACGATCCTTCCTGATAGTTACGAGCATCTGAAGAAACAAATTACTCGTCTTCGATTTTACGCTTGCCATAGTACACGACCAAACGGATTCCGTTAGGTACAACCATCCTGCATCGTGTTTCAGCCCGGTTCAACCAACGCTCTCTCTTTCGCTTCAGAAGCCATCTCAACACGATCCAATTCCATCGAGCATACCATCTCAGCGTGATCCGGACAAAGGCTCTTCCACTCTCCGGATGAATGCTGATACCGATATGACCAAAGTGGCGTGTTGTGCTCGCTGTTGCAGCGAAAATTGCCCGTGGCACCTCTTCGACCGACACATCGGAATGACCGTATGCCATTCCCATCTCGCCAAAACGACTAACCGCTCGCTCTAGCTCTGATGATGCGTTGTCTCCGTTGGAATTTGGCATTGGTCTTCTCAAGAAGCCACGGCTGAATGTTGAACATCCCAAACTTGCCCTGGAAGTAAGGCATCGATCTCAACTCATCTGCCGCAATGCTTCTGACTTGGAGCCTGTTGTACAGGTCTGCCCATGGCAAGATGATCAGACGATTGATCGTTCTGCCAATCCGCACATTCAAGAACACAAAAGCGTGAGCAGCCTGCCTCTCTGTCACTTCCGTCAGAACCCTGATCTGACTGTCACGCATCATACCAAGATTCAGAGCCTTGAAGCCCTTCATCTGTTTGCATTCCACCGCGAAAGCTCTGAACCTAAACATCCCCATCACATCGAATGGCTTCTCTGGAGTGAACCGAACCGTGTCCAGGTTGGCACTGTCCATCTGAGACGTTGGGAAATCTGGGAATTTCTCTGCCCATCCCCCCGCTTCGCGGAAAGACTTGATCACTTCCTTCTGAAAAACGGATTCCTTCACGCCACCCTCTTCGAGAAACCACCTTCCTTCTCGATGATCCATGAGTCACTGAAAGCACCCTTGAACACGTCATCGTGAGCCACAACAAACACACGCTTCCGCTGAGCAACCTCCTTCAGCAGATTCATGTAGCTCGTTCGCCCCTTGTTGTCCATGTACAGGTCTTGCTCATCGAACACAGCAACATTGAATTGAGACCCATAGTAATCCGACATCACGTCAGACAGAGCAAGATCAACCGCAAGTGAAATACGCGTCTTCTCGCCACCACTGTAGCTCTCGTACGGAATACGCTCACCGTTTGTAATGATGTCGCACGAGAAACGTTCCCTGACCTCTCCACTCTTGAGCTTGGTCTGTGTGGTGAACACGATGGATACCATTCCATCCGTCATGATACCAACGTACCGATTGGCTTTCGATGTGAGAGACGAGCATACCAGATCGAAGATAAAGGACTTCATGCCAGAATCACCGAATCCAGTCACCCAAAAACGAGCATAACGAAGCTTCTCATCGATCTCCGCTACCTTCTTCTCTGCCTCTTGACGCTTGAACTTGGTCTTCTCGTACTCCTCCATCTCACGCTTGATCCGATCCGCCCACGGGTTGACCTCTGTCTTGATGGTATTCAGAGCGTTCTTGCCCTGCTCAAGCACATCGGCCAGATTAGCCAACCGTTTCTTGTGGGCTTCTGTTTCAGCGATGACCGTATCGATCTTATCCTTCTTGGCCTCGAATTCAGTCTTGGAGTTACGGCACTCCACGATCACCTTCTCTGCCTTCTGAGCAGCATCCGTAGCCACATGGCGCTTGATCTTCAGGGTATCAATCTCGCTCTTCAGATCATGAGCCTCAACGGCCTGGAGACAAGTAGGACACTTGCCATCAGCAACGAGCTTGTTAAAGCGATTCAACTCACTGTCGAACGACCGCTGATCGGCAAGATTGTTGGTACGCATGTCCTGCATCTCATCGATGGACTTCTCGATTGCCGAGATACGATCAACGATCTTCTCACGAGTAACCTTCAGGGCCTCTACATCGACTTTCAAGGAACCTTCTCCATCAAGCCTATCCTGTGCCTCAGAAACAATCCGTTCAGCCCTGGAAATCGATTCCTGGTGCTCTTTCTCCCACTTCTCGACCTCGTCTTTGTAGGTCTCTTCAGGATTGATCTCCAGCTTGGCATCCAGGGACACAATCACCCGTTCAACGTCGGATCGCTTTGACTCCAGTCCAGAGACTTCTTTCTTGGACTTATCCAAGAGTGGGCCAAAATCGATCCGCATGATCTTCGACAGAATCTCCTTCTGCTTCTTGTCCGTCTCGTCTATGAACTTGAATGTTTCGCCCTGAGCGAAGACAACTGTGCAGCGGAACAGATCGAAATCGATCCCAATAGCCTTCTTAAGAAACTTTTGGGTCAGGGTTGTTGTGCCCAATGTGACATCTGTCCCATCTTCCTTCAGGTAAAGGTTATTCTTCTCAGACGGATGACCGTAGAAACGTACGATCTGAAAGACCTTGCCCTGCACCTCCACATCGAGTTCAACGGAGCAACCTGCCTTCTTTGCATCTCTGTTGATGACGTTATCGGTCTTCGAGTCCCGAAGAGTCTGACCAAATAGTGCCCACGAGATTCCGTCGAAGACACTGCTCTTGCCAGAACCGTTCGAATCACCCTGATCCTTGTTGTGACCCTCGATCAGAATCAATGCTGGCCCATCGAAGTCGGAGAATTCCTGCTCCTTGTAGCTCAGGAAGTTGTTGAGCTTCAGTCTAGTGATCTTCATGTCAATCTCTGAAGGTAAGAACCGTTTCTGGTGTCCCGTCCAGCAACCAATATCCGAATGAACGCAGCCGTGTTCTCATGGTAGCACGGTACGACCGCAGTCTCCACTTCTCCTTCTTCTTGATGCGCCTGAACAAGATGAAGAAGGCTCGCTTTTGAGAGACGAACTTGCTTCCCCAAAATACCCGTCGCCTGATCAGAAACCCCGTCGAATCCATCACCCGCTGCATCTCGTTCACCCAGCGATCACGCATCTTCGATAGATGAACCTGAGAACGAGGCTTAAGAACGATCTGACCAGCAACGCTGAGCATATAAATCCGCGTGCGCCGTGGATCGAAATCGTGACGCGGAACCACCGAATCCATGTTGACCCATTGGTACACCCACCACATTCTGATGAATGCACCAATGAATCGAAGCAGCTTGCTCATGTCGCGAGTGGCATCCCAAGGATTCGCATTGCTTCGGCTGGAAGGCTTCCTGTCACAGCGAATTTCTTCAACGCATCGTAATCACTGCGAGAAAGCGTCTTGGCGTATAGCCAGTGCTCCTCAAACGCATCCCAAGCTATCGGAACAAAAGCACGCACGATCTCTGCCATGGCGTTCGCATAGACCCTGATCTCGTACTGAGCGTGTGAGTCCATCCGAAGCTTCAAGAACCGGAACAGATTCAGTAGATCAATCTTCCACACCCACTTGGTGTAGAGAGAAAGGGGTAGATCGATCCGCGCCTCTTCGCGAGCAACACCAATGTTCAATTGATTCTGATAGTGATCGTACGCTTCCTTCCTGATCTCCTGAGCCCTGGTCTGGATGCGACCCGTGTAGAACTGATCCACAACCTCTTCAGATGATCCCTGCTTGTTGTTCTTGGATTGCACACGCCACTGTTCAGGCATGTAGAACTCATCGTCCATCACACCGTAGCGAGCAGACTGCTCATTAATCGAAGCTGTCCGATGACGCACCCACTGACGGGCCACAAAGATTGGCATCTTGCAGAGAAACTTGAACTCAACCATCTCGAACGGAGACGTATGCATGTTCCGCATGAGATAGTTGATCAAACCCCGCGTATCACGACTCGTCTTGACATTGTGGACTGAAGTACGAGCAGCAGAAACGATAGCACCATCATCCCCCATCACATCGACCAGTTGCACAAAACCATGGTCGAGAACTGAAAACTCCTTCCCAACGTACTGCTTCCGAAGACTTGGTTTCATGACAGCCCTTTGTCCTTTCTGATCCGCGCCGCTTCTGCACTGACTAGCGACTCATCAAAATTGCTCCCATGCTTATTTCGAACATCGTCCATTTCCTTCTTGACAAACCTCTCACGGAACGACTGTTGCATGGCAGCGATTGAACTAGAAGAACCTTCTGCACCCAACTGATTCGAATTGGGGGCAGACAACCAAGCATGACGCATCTCCTTGCCACATCTGGGACAAGCGAGTACATCATCAATCTCAGCGAAGTCATCTTTGGTGTAATCGCATGACCCGCAGACAAAATCACGCAGAACCGGCATTTTTCCTATGACCCTCTGTGCTGAATGTGTGAGCCCAATCCTGAGTATAATCACAGAACAGACACACCCATCCCTTGATGGTCGGAATCAGCATCCCAAGGTCTCTCCCAACATGACGATGATTTCCATCTCCACGATTGGGACAAGTGTAGGGATGGAATACTCCTTCCGTCTGAGAATCGAAAAGAGCCCTAACATCGTCTGGAGTCCAGGGAGCCTTCAATTGTTCACTCATGAGATAGGCCCTCCAACATTTCGAATCCCATATTCAACAACCGTTCCTTGTCAAGATCGGTGTCAACGTGATCTACATACTTCTGCATAACCGTGCGTGTGGAATGAATCTCTGTCCCTGTCAACTCAATCCGGGAAGATGATCCATCGTTAATGTCGCGCTCGATCAGAAGCCTGCCAGGATTCGCCTCTTTGGGAATGAGCTTTCGAAGATCGGCATCTGAAAACCCAGACACAATCGCTTCTTCACCCTTGATAGTAGCCTTGAGGAAATCACCCTTCTGAATGTCGCTCATGTCGCCACTGACGGCTGGATTTCCGTCAGGATCAAACAGCACCTCGATCTGATGATGCTTCCGTGTCCCCATGATGGGATAGAACCTCGAAGAACGTTCAACCTCATCGAAGATCATGTACCCCTTCTCTTGATCCCGTTCACCGAAGTCCTGTTGGATCGGGCTCCCTACATACTGAATCCCATGCATCCCAAATGTAGAACGATAGTGGTAGTGACCACTGAATACCGTGCCTACCTTCTTGGCAATCCATTCAGGAGGAACCCCATCCGTGTCCACGTTCTTGTCATTGCGCTTCGCACCCTTGATTCCCCAATGGACAAAGGCATAGTCGATGTTACGTGCCCTCACAACCGCATCGATATCCGCCTCAGTGATTTTGTGCATGTAGGGGAAGAACGCCCAATTCGATGCTCGTCTGATCACCATCGGACGATCAACAACCACCCAACCCGGATATGACGCAAACACCCTCATGGGATGAACCACACCTTCGCGGTCTTCCTGATCGTGGTTACCCACAAGAATGATCTGCTTCAGACCATCCTTGGCCCACTGAAGATAGTGATTACGCAACGTCTCCAGACAGCCCGTGTGAACAATGCCCCGAACATCGAACGTGTCACCCAGGTTGATGATGTACTCGACACCATGTTCCTTGGCGGCCTGTCCGATAACAGTCAGGGCATGATCACAGTCAGCTAGACGCTCTGGCCTGATGTGCAGATCAGAGTACAGCAATGCTTTTGGCATGAGAGACCCCGATCAAACAGGTTCTGGAGCGTACTCCACCTCACGACCAATCACAAAACCTTTGTGATCGATCTGCACATCGACCTTCCTAAACGGTTGACCGATGTGATTCTTGGTGCATTCGATCTCGACTTCAGTGCCAGCGAACTCTGCATCCTTCTTAGCACCTTTCGGTCGAATGCGACTCTTCTTGGTACATTCCAGGATGACAGCACTGTGATACTCCGGGCCAGACCCACCGTACGCAGTTGTTTTCTTCCCGAAGGTGTTCATGTTCGCATACACCTGATTGATGATCAAGAAAGCAGCGTTGGCCTTGCGAAGCCGTGTGATCAGCTTGCGCATGTATCCCTTGATCACCTTGGCAGCGGTCATCGAAAAGTCAGTTGTCTTATCATCCATCTCCGCTTTGGACGGTGTCGCTCCAAGAGAGTCCCACACAAACAGAATCTTCTTGGAACGGAACAGCTTGTAGCGGTCATCAGATTCGAGACGCTTGAGGAATCCGATGAATTTCTCGAAGATGTCCTCGATGGTCTCACCCTTGATGATCAGCAGACGCTTGACATCCACCCCCATCATTGCCGCACGCTTCAGATTGAACTTGTTCTCTGTGTCCAGAAGAACAGCAATGCCGCCCTCCTCTTGAACAGAGCGAAGAGCCTCTGTAGCATACGTGGTCTTGCCAGAATCCTTCTTGCCTTGCACCATCGTAACAAGCCCGATAGGGATTCCAGGGCATGCCATCACCTTCGAGATAGGCTCAGGCATCGGAACCCATCCCGCGACCTCCAGAAGACTCATGCTGTCACTGTCCGGCAAGATCACATCATCGATCTTGTCTTCCTTCAACAGCGACAGCAACTTGTCTTCTTGACCAACAGAATTGACCAACTTCGAAACAGGGGAGCCCTCTGGCTTGACAACCGTAGAGGGAGGGGCAGCGGCAGATTGCGCACCACCCCTTTTGAATCCAGCAGCCATGTCAACCCTCCTTGGTTGCTACTCGATACCCAGAGCCTTCAGTTCAGCGTTCAGTTCAGCATCACTGCTTTGGATACCCATGTCTTCTGGAGAGAGTTCTTCAGAACTTTCTTCGGAAGGAGAATCATCCGCAAACTCAGGCTTCGAGTCCTTTGCAGGAGCGGCATCACCGAACTCATCTTTCGCTGGAGCACTCGCGGCCTGCTTGGGTGCCTCAGCAAATTCATCTGACTTCGGGCCTGTCTCGTACGGGATATCATCTTTCACCGCAATCATCCCAGCCTTCTTGGCAAGAGACACAGCGACACGCTTAAGAGCGTCGTCGTGCTTTTCACCATACAGCTTGGAAAGGTCGGTCATATCCCGCACAAGCTCGCGGAACTTGCTTGGGAATGGAGACGGATTCATGCTTGGCCGCACCTTGTACTTGGTGCCGAACGCAGCACTCTTGGTCTTGTCCACCTCCTTGACCAACTTCCATGCCCGTCCCGTGTCCAGATCGACCGGATTCGGAATCTCCTCAATCCATTCGAAGATTCCTTGGTGCACCGTGAGAGGAGCCGGATACGGCTTGATCTTCTCTTCGGCGGCCACAAAGACGTTGTACAGGTAGCGTTCCACAGGACGCACGTCCTTGAAGAACGCCTTCTGCTCCTTGTTGGCCTTGTCGATCAGTTCACAGATAGGACACTTGCGAGCCGGTGTCTCATTGGCCGGACACCGTACCGGAATGGGGATGGTTCCCGATCCGTCCTGTTTGGGCACCTCGATACTGAAGTGCAGGATCACCGACACAAAGAAAAGCTCTTCGGGAATCCTCCAGTGAGGCATGATCCGGATGATGTTGTCACCATCCTTGGGCTTGAACCAGTCAACCTTCTCGAAGTCGCCTTGTTCAGCCTTGCGTTCCTTCTGTCGTTTCGCTTCTTCTTGAAGCTTGTCAGTCAGACTCATGTCCAATCTCTCTTCGGTGAGAACTGCTTACCGACACGGAGGCAGGCTATTCGCCTGCCTCTTCACCCTGAGATACTTCCACGGGAGCATCGACGGACGGCTCTTCTCCACCATTGGACAATCTCTCCATGGCGTTGAGGAAGTCGTTCACCCGATTGTGGAAATTCTCGATCTCCGTAATGCCGCTCACCACCTCATCAGTGACCTGACTCTGGTCAGTGGTCAGGACATTTTCCAGCATGGCGATGTTGTCCTTCAGCGGCACGATCTGTGACATGATGATGCTCACGATCCGCTCCGCATTCGGGACGGCACCCTCCTCGACAGCAGAGACCTCTTCACCTTCGGCCATCACTTCATCGACAACCTCACCTGCAAGCTGTTCTTCGATCCCGTGTACTTCCGCTTCGGTCGAAGAAGCTTGATCGGTTCCCGTCGAGGCTTCGCGAAGTTCTGCCAGCTTGTCACGCAAGCTGTGATAGGACAGATTGCCCTCGAACACCTTCTTGATCAGGTTGCTCAGCTTGCGAGCCGTGGAGCGGTCGCCCTCTTCCACCCGGCCCTGTGCCGACGCGAGTTGGTACAGGGACTCCAGAGCGGGAACGACCGTCTCCGGATTCGCAGACAGACGAGTTTCGATCTCCTCCCCGTACTGATGCACCACCGCGACGTACTTGGTCAACGTCGAGTATGCAATGTCCGGGTACTCTGCTTCGCAGAAAGATTTGAAGGACTCGTGGCCCAGGCTTGTGTACGCCGATGTGTCCACGATCTGAGCGATCGATTTGGCGAACTCGAACCAGCCACGCTGAAGAGACCGATAGCTATTGCGCGCTTGGTCACGCATCGCCTCAGCCTGTTGAGGAGGAACAGCATGTTCCACCACTGCCGGTACAGCAGCATCTTCCGAAGGAGCCGCCTCACCAGAAGCAGCGGCTTCCTCATCACCGCTCTGATCTTCTGGCTGAGCTTCCGCTTCTTCCGAAGCCTGGAACACAGCTTCGGATTCATCGACAACTCCATCACCACGAGGGTCTTCAGCGAATTGTTCTTCACTGACGGCCACCGGCTTTGCTTGACCTTCCATCACGACCTCACAAACTAGAGTTGAGCGCACGAGTGCGCTGACAATCTAAGCACCTGGACGCTTAGATATTCCCATCTCCTTCCTGCGATTGCTAGCCTTGGTTTGCACCAATCCAGCCTTCACCTCGAAGGCTTTTGCAATCGCTCTCAGAGAGCCTGCTTGCTCAGTGAGCTTCACGAGTGTCAACCTAAACGCTGCATATCGTGGGAGAGAGTGGATGTAGGAAACCATCTGCTCTTTGGTCAAAGGCTTCAATCGTTGTGCTTCCCTCTCTCTTTGCTTGCTGTGTTCAGCAGTACCGCGCCACTGGATATAGCCATACTCAATTCGCTGAAGCTTCGAGTTTGCTTTCTCCGCAAGCACGGCATAGTAGCCGTAATCACCGGCTGCTTTGTCTATCTCGTGATCGATGTCTTCAGAAATGTGAAGAGCTTCTCTGACTTTCAGTTTGATGGGGTCAGAAACCAACTCATCGATCTCGATGCTGACATCAGTTGTACTCTCGGCCATTTGCTTTGTCAACCTATCTCGTGTTGATCACCTTGAGGTCTCTAAGCTCCAATGTGCGTTCAGAGCCACGGTAATTGTTCTTCTGTCCCCAGATTTCAACGATGTTCCCGACCTTCAGATCAGTCACATGCTTCGACCATTGATCAGGAAACACCGTAACATCAATACTCTCGTCCAGATCGGACAGGGTCAAAAATCCCATCCGATCACCATTCTTTGTCGTGATGCGTTTGACGGCTGTGATCATCCCTCCAACAGACATATCCGCGCCATTCAGATGAGACACCAGATCACGTTCTGTTACCGTCTCCGAATCAAACCCGCTGAACACCCTCTTCAGCTTGCGTTCGAAGAAACCCATCTGCTCATAGTACGCAAAGATCATGTCCTGTTCAGACAAGCTAGGGACGGGCTTCTTCTTCTGCTCATGAATAAGCTTGACGATCTCTCGCCGGTCACCGAACTCATCAAAGAGTCCCGCGTACGCCAGCGAAACCATGTGATTCCAGCGTACCTTGGACTTGTTGACTCGTTTCTGAAAGTCTTCAAATGACGAGAACGGTTGATGGGCCTCAATCTCCTTGGCGGTATTTTCCGCCACCCCCTTCACACCAATCAGCGACCAGACGATCTTACCGCTCGCAGTTTCTACGTAGAAACTGGACTTCGATGTGTTGATGGACGGAAGCTTGAACTCGATCCCCATGTCCTGTGCAGCACGCCTATCAAGAAGTACCTCGTCATGCTTGTTCTTGGCCGTATCCCAATGAAGCTGAGCCGCCCAGTACAGTCCTGGATACCTCACCTTCATATATTGTGACAGGTACGCCAGCGTTGAATAGGCGGCGGAGTGAGACCGGTTGAAGGTATACCCAGACGCCTTCTCGATCTGATCCCACACCTCTTCCGCCTCACTCTTCCCAATCTTGGACTCCGCGCCACTCACAAACTGACCTTTGAATTTTGCGAGCTTGTCTTTATCCTTCTTGCCCAACGCACTCCGGATTGTGTCGGCATCAACCAAAGGGATGCTACCAAGCTTGTGAATCGCTTCCATGAACTGCTCTTGGAACACGATCACACCATAGGTAGACCCCAAGGCTTGCTTCAAGTCTGGATGCACGTATGCCACTGCTTCTTCACCGCTTTTGCGCTTGCAGTACAGGGTATGCCATCCGTTCTCAAGGCATCCAGGTCGATACAGAGCATTCGCGGCAATCAGATCGTTCAGTGTATTGGCTTCCATCAATCTCAGTAGCTCTCGCATTCCGTCGGATGCAAACTGAAACACACCGTCCGTCTGACCGGAGGAGAACATCTCCCAGACCTTTGTCTGGATGGGATACTTGCGCTCCACATCCACGCCACGAGCTTTGGCAGCTTGGTAGTCGCGCTCGTCATCCATGATCCGTTCAACATAGTTCTCCATTGTGAACGGCTTGTCTGGAGCGTTCTCAACCACGTAGCGAAGCTGATCGTACTCCTTGATCCCAAGTACATCCATCTTCACAAGACCCTGAGCGATGAGGTACTTGTCTTCCGACTGAGTGACCCTAATCCGCTCCTTCTCGCCACTATCTTTGGCGCGCTGTGTCTTGACAGCCGCAATTTCATCAATGGGTTGATTGGCGATGAGCACCCCGGCTGGGTGAACGCCTTGGCTTTTGATCTGCCCCAACAACTCCCGAATCGAAAATCCAAACTGAGGATTCTTTTCCACGAGATTCTGAAGAGCCGGATCAACCGCCATAGCCTCATCAAGATTGTCAGCGTGTGCCCGATCAAGCTCCAGGGCAGTAGTAATCTTGAGCAAACTTGACCGGTCGCTCACACCAAGCATCGTCCCAAAATCGATGATCCCGGTCTTCAGCTTCATCCGACCGTAGGTTCCGATCTCACAGACCTTGTCATGACCGTAGGTCTGGTAGATATACTCCTTCACTTCCTCGCGACGACTCGATTCGAAATCCAGATCGATGTCTGGAAGCTCCCCATTCTCACAACGATTCTCGTTCAGGAACCGCTCGAAGAAAAGACCATGCTCTAGTGGGTCTATACGCACGATCCCAAGGAGATAACTGATCAGGCTACCCGCTGCACTCCCCCGGCCCAAACCCGTGTAGATTCCGCGTTCCTGAGCGAATCTGACGATATCCCATACGATCAGGAAGTAATCTTCCAGATCGTACTTGCTGATCGTCTTGTACTCCTTGGCGAACCGGTCAATGTAGTCTTGTCGGGGAGCCCTGAGCAAGTCCGACTTCAAGAACTCTCGCAACCGACCAACGGTGAGAGCCTTGAAGTGCTCCTTCGAATCGATCTCTGTCCTGTATCGTGGAAGATATCGCTGTCCAGAAGGCAATTCCAATTTCGAGCACTTGTCGAACACCTCTTCTGTACGTCGCATACCATCAAGAACAAATTCCTTCGGCATGTAGGTATGCTTTCTGAGGAACGATTTCAGAACTTCCAGCGGCGGCTTCAGCCATAGACTATCGGTAGTCGTATAGCTCTGACCAGCTTCGGTGTTCTGCTTCTTGTAAGCAGAGTCCTTGAGCATGGTCTGAATTGGTGCATGCTCAGGCAGGATGTAGTGACAGTCGTTTGTAATGACGTGCTGGAACCCAGGCAGGTTGCGCAACCGATTGTAGAACTCTGTTTGAATCCGAACCTGCTCGTCAAGTTCATGTCCCTGAAACTCAACGTACAGATCGTCACTGAAAATGGAGTACAAGAGCCTGAAGCGATCTTCAAGACCCTTGTACATCGTCCCCGCGTCATTCGCAGCAAATTCGCGCCAGACTTCGGTGCTTAGCACACCACCCAGGCATGCCGTCAAGCAAACCAATCCCTCGTGGTATTCCTTCAACCACTTGAGCCCGATTCGTGGCCGAAAATAAAATCCCTCCTCGTAAGACAAGGCTTGCAGCTTCAGCAGATTTCGGTATCCATCGTAGTTCTGCGCCAAAAGGATCAGATGACTCGACCGCCTGTTCTCGACGATCTTCTCTAACGGGTCATCCACAAAATAAAACTCACACCCAAGGAGCGGCGTGAGTTTCTTGTCCTTCATGGCCTTGTAGAACGGAAGATGACCACCCACGTTCCCGTGGTCTGTCAGAGCATGTCCCTTGAACCCGGCATCTGCAATAGCTTCGACCCATTTTTTCGGGGCGAACAAGCCGTCTGCAATGCTGAATTCGGTATGGTTGTGCAGATGCACAAACATGCTATCCTTCCTCCTCTGAAGGCTTTTCGATGGGCTCCTTGCCCCCAATCTGGCGTATGGACTGCATGTTCTGGAGAACCTGTGCCTGAGCCTCGTGCATGTCGATCATTTCCCCCACGCACAGACACAGAGCGTAGACAACGCTCTCAAGCTCATAGCCAGATGGTTGCTGGACTATCTCTTTCGGAGTCGCACGGACTCTCTGAACTCCACCTTGCGGAAGCTTGCGTCCAACCTCGATACCCCTACTGTTCCAACTGAAGCCAGGATGATCGCTCATAGGATGAATGTCCTATCTCCCCAGATTGTATTTGTCTCTTGCCGAAGCTGAAGTCTCGTGGACTGAACGAGAATATCAATCTCTTCAAGAATCGGTGCGATGTCGGGGCCAATATCAAATACCAGCTTGGTCACACCAATCCTATCAAAGAAGGCATCGTACCGATCCCGAATCTCGTCCCATTCATGATGCGGAATCAGACCCCCATACATACCCATATGATGAGCCGACGTGAAGTAATCCGACCGTAAACAGATTGCGAAATCAGGAGAACGCAACCCCGTCCTGAAGTACCTGTCGTACATCCGCTGAAGTGCCAGGACATCACGAGCAGACAGAAAACCCTTCTGGACAGCGAGGTTGACATACACCTCGTAGGTCTCCCATACCGTGCTCGAAAGCACGACATCACAATCCCCTTGATCCAACCTGTCTTCGGCTGATGTCTGAGCGATGAAGGCATCCAGAGTGATCGATATGCACTGATCGAGAGTCGGATTCTGAACAGCCATAGTCAGGTCATCAATTCCCTTGGTTCCAAGGAATTCACGCACCTTGCTCTTGCATGTCCCTGGAGCACCACAAACCGCGATGTACATTAGATTGACCTCCGACCCTGGGCGACATCATCCACAAACCTCTTGAAGATGCGCTTTGCCCCACCCACAGGAAACCATTCACTTGCGGGGATGCGATTGTCAGATAGCCACCTGTACACCGTCTTATCCGACACCCTCAGAATTTCGGCGGTCTCCCTGACCGAATACCAGTTTCGGTCGCCGCCACCGTTTCCGTTGGCTTGATCCACAGAACCTCTTTCCATGATGATCCACCGCTTGAATAAGCCTGTACTATCATAGCAAAAGCTTAGCCAAGGTCAAGAAGAAAGAGAAAGATGTCAAATATCTTTCAGTTCCGCAAGGATGTCGATATCGCTTGCAGCATCCTTCCCTCTCTGTTTGATCGGTGAAACATACCTTACCATCTTTGGTGGACAGTCCACAAACCCATCACCGTCTGACGGGAGTTGTTTATATTCGCCACTCTTGGTTCTAAACTCTCCAAAATCGTGCCTTCCCTTCGATTCAGCATCAAGATCATTGAGAAACTTTCTCCTCGACAGATCAACACCAGAATCCTTCCACCTGAAGTTTCTTGCCATTTTCAGTCTTCCACAATGCTGAATCCATAGGCCAGGATCGAATCGTAACCCTTGGCTCTGGGAGCAAGAATATCACGTCGCACAACCGCCTGTTCAGGCAGTTGTCTGATAATTCTACCCCTCGACAAGAACAGAGCAACCTCGTCCCTGATCAGATCGCTCGTGATCGGGACTCTCGAACGTGGCCTTGGCTTGCCAAAGTTCCGATGCTGAGCAACCCTGATCGCATCAGACTTTCTCTTGAACCGTGGCTTGCCGAACTTCCTATGCCTGCTCTCCCTCGTCGCCCCCGATTGCCTCTTGAAGAGTGCCATGCACACCTTCCCTTGTGCCGAAGTTCAAAGCTTCCTGTACGTTTCCGCGAAGAGCCTCCTTCATGCTCTTCCGAACAGACAACACCTTCCTCTTAATGATCTCCATATCTTCCTCGTTGGTGTACTGACAACTAAAGAAGCATGGATATCCGTTGATCGAACGAGGTGCAGCTTTGTCCATATACTCGTAGATCAACCCGACACGAGCTTTCTTCAACCACTCGATATCCTTTGACTCCATGAGTAGCAACACCATGAACACCGTGGTTAGATCGCGTTGCTGATCATGGATATGAAGGTGCGTGAAGATACGATTCTCCACGATCCCCATTACGATCTCGTTAATCTCTTCGCGTGTCTTCGACGGAATCACAGCTTGCTCACATGGTTAAAAATCTTCCTGACCTGATGAGCACATGCCCGGATGTCATCCAAGGCCGCACTGCTATAGCTCTGCTCGATGATTCTCACGCTGTCCAGGATATCGTTGGCGACAATGTCCAGATCGATCACCGTTGCCTGGAATTCATCGTAGTTCTTGATGATCTTCTTGTGTTCGTACTGAGCCTCATCTTGCAAACCGCTCAGAGTCTCCTCGAAAATATGATCAATCTCTCTGAGATATCCACCCTTCTCACCAGCCGTCTTGAGTGCATCAAGACCACAGGAACATTCGGCACCATCGTCGTATGCCTTTGCGCACTCAACCCGATGTTGAAGGTATCCCTCAAATGCCTTGGAAAGCAGATTGGTGCTCTGCTTGACAGCAAAATTGAATGATCGATCTGTCATGACTCGTCTTTCTTCGACATCTCAGGGTAAGCGTCTCCAAGACAGACCATGATCTCCTCGTGTATATAACCGATCTCCTGAATGAATCGATCCATGGTCATCTCTTTGTCGTACTTAGCACGCCAGATCAATTCAGGAAGCTCAACACGCATGGCCTTGTCAATATCATTGACCCTGAAACTGATGCTGTCCAATTGATACGCCAGATTGTTCGACTCCTTCTCCTCTTCGCCTATGGCATCTTCTACACGCTCATCAACTACTTTGTCCACCTCAGCGATGATGGTGTTGACAAGCTCACTGTCTTCTCCCAGGTACATTAGCTTATCCAGACTACAGGTACACTCACCGTCTTCTGAATATGCCAACGGACACGAGACACGGTGTTGGAGATAGTCGCGAAGCTCCTTCACACGACTACCAACAGTTTCAACGACTATCTCCTCAACCAACTTCGCAGCCATGATCTAGCTCTTCTTGGAACCCGCCTTCTGGAGATGTTTCTTGACTATCTCCGTTGCCTCCTGCTTTACCTTCTGCAACGATGTCAGCCGAGCTTGCTCGTCACGCTGCCTTTGTTCGGTGACGCTCAGACGCGATTCATCCTTGACCTTCGGCAACATGTTCCCATAGATGTGCGTCTTTTTGAACAACGGCACCACTTCCGGCCACGTCTCTTCAAGACGATTGGTGCTCGTGACCCTGTTGGCTTCAAGCAGGGACATGATCTCGCGTTCCTTCTGGCGACGTTTCTTCCCCTGCGCGTAAATCTTGTCCCACAACTCCTTGGCCCTGGCGACCTGTGCCGCGTAGCTCTTTGGCAGAGGCACAGCACACTGGAACACCCGGAAATCCCTTGGGCGCACGTAGGTGTCGAAGTTATAAGGGAGACACACATGCTGCAATTTCTTGTCACCCCCCACGGTCACAGTAAAACCACTGTCCATGGAGAATGCCCCCTTGGGGAGCTTGTCCATGGTAGCCAAAAACGGCTTATAGCAAACCGCGTACAACTTCTCGACCAGCTTGCGAAGCTCTTCCTTCAGGGCTTCGTACTCCTCGTTCAACATCGCTTCCACAACCACTTTCGCGATGAACTCACGATCCATCTTCAGAATGCGATACGACTTCGGTTTCGGGGTCACCATTTCAACCTCTCGTTTTGGGTTCAACCTACCGTTTTGGGTTCAACCTACCGTTCCAACACCACCTCCAACGCCTTCTTCTGAGCAACAACAAGATAATCGATACCTTCCTTCTGCTCTTCTTCCGACGCCATGATGTTGATGAAGTGACCGTATTGGTCACTGATATCTCGACCCATCATCCAGTCCGTCACAGCCTTATACTTCGCTTCCATGAAGCGAAAGTTCACGATGCTGATCAACGGATCAAGACATATCAGAGTCATACTGGCACAGACTTTCGGATCGAACAGCACGATCTTGTTGACCGCTTCGAGGGGAATCTTACCGTAGTAACAGCACGTCCCCATGTGTCGAATCGACTTGTGGAACAGATGGAAGAACTCCCGGATATGGTTCCTGAACCACATCGTTCGAGCCTTCATGCCCACACCAGCTTCCGGCACCTGGGCTGTTCCCCGTGTTGCTTGCTCCAGGAAATCTTCATCCGGACAGAGGTTGTTCTGATCCAACTTATCCGTGTCGATCTCCAAAATCACCCATCGCTCACCCTTCTTGGTAGTTGAGCCAAAGGCGAAGTATGGAGCATACACACTGGTCAAGTACGTCGCGTTTGGATTCGACGGCATACTCTTCCAGTTGCCCTTCTTGATCTTGCGCATGTTGCGCGGAAGAAGCCCATCCTTCAGGATCGACGCAAGATTGTGCTCACCGGTTCCGTGGTATAGAATCATTTCTCGAATACCCCCTTGTGAAAATGAAGAGCACGATCAAGCCGTGTCCACATTGCACTGAGCCGCGTGTCACCCTCCTTGCCCCGATGGAGCATGGTGCTGAACTTCTCCCACTCCCCACGGTAAACCTCCAGATAGTCTGTATTGCAGCCAGGATCGCGAAGCGAACCCTCGACGTTGGAGATACGATCCGCCACCTTCAGGATCACTGCTTGGAAATCCGGAACCTGATGGATGCACTCGTAGATCATTTGCTGACGAGCCTTCCGGTTCTTGCCTGTTCCGGTCACAGCCCACACCAGATCGCCAACCTTCCCGCCAAAATCCTGACCAACCATGAGACTCGTGGCATCCGTGTCTTCCACCACATCATGCAGGTATGCCGCAATCTGAAGAGTTTGGTGCGTTTCCTTGGTCGGATCGCTGAACCCACTCTCCACGATAATCCGCCAGACATCCCGCAAGTGAACCATGTAGGGATAAACCCCCCACTTCTGATCACCGTGCATGATCTCAGCGAATGTGACTGCCTGAGTCATCTTGTTCACAAAGCTCTTGACTTCCATGTGCTTTCTCTCTCTCTTTGAATCTTTGAATCCAGTGTACTACAGGTACTACAGAATGTCAAGGGAAAGGCACCATACGCTTGACATCGTCTTCGCTCAGTTCCCATCCATTCTGAGCATTCAGATTGGCGATGATATTGCGAGTGAACCCTTGGTAGTGCATGGCGGCTTTCTCGACTTCCACACAGTCACATAGGATCGCCAGTCCAAGTTGACAGGGGCCAGACCCATAGTACCCCCACTCGAACCCCAAGGGACTGTGATCCCGGACATCGTGCCGAGGGTCAAGGGGCTTCTCATCCGTGCCGTCCAAAACGGTCACTGTAGGCTCGCCTTGGGCATCACGCTTCCCACGGTACATCTTCATCGCTTTCTCCTTCCAGATTGGCGTTTGAAGGGTTTCTGCTCCCTCTTTGAAAAGGGGCGTTGTCTTGACCCATCCGCCCGAAATTCCCCATCCCCATCCATCATCATCCTGGACGTGAACCCAAAAGGGAACCTGATCGGCTTCCCAGACTCAGGATCGAATAGAGCATACAGATGGTATTGGTTGGCAGTGTCTACCAACCGGGATTCGGCGGGGAACAACTCGACTGCTTCAGCTTCCGGCCCAACGATCAGGTTCTTGATCTCCTGAAGTGTTCTCCAATCACGGATGGACTTCTTGTCACGTCGCTTGATAGAGAGGTGAAGCAAGTCGGGCCATCCCGGCATGCTCGACCCCTCTTTACTGACGTTGACCTGATACTGATCATTGATGAAGACCTGTTCCTTCATCATCTCGTCGATGAGTTTCTGAGCCTCTTTGACGGAGATACTGTGTTGCTCAGCCAAAGTTTGAGCACTCGGAATATTTGTGAGCACGGCGGGTTGGAAGTATTCCATGCTCTTCTCCTTTTTGGACAATCTTCTCGTCCCAGGTCAAAAAAACAGAGCCCCTTCGGGCTCTGAACGATGCTCTCTTGGCGACGATGAAACCCCAGGTTCCTGCTCGGTTCCCGTCCGTTTCACAGGATCGACTACACCTCGTCAGGCCAGCACCAACAATACCCTCGTGCGGGGTTCATCGACTTGTGAACGACGGATGTTGCATGCTCTGTCTGCCGTCCATACGAGTCATCCCGTTTGGGGTCTGCACTGACAAACACCAGATTGCAACCCGGCTCACCCTTTTCGTTGACGTACTGAGGAACGTTCTCCGCAGGCCACCAGTGTTGGATCAGCGCATCGTGCCTCTGAAAATGCTCGTCAATGAAGATGACGTGCTGCCCCACCGTATACTGTCTTTTCATGTTGCCTCTCCTGTTCTCGTGTGCAGCTTCATTGCCGCCAGGAGAGCATCGTCAGATATTGGAGCCGGTGGGGAACTCTCGCTCCCGTTTCCACCTGTACGAGAGGTAGACTTAGAGCACCGGCATATCCTTTCTACTCTACATCTGTGAGCCGTGGTCGGTGGAATCACCACATGTCTGTCGCGCTACCACTCCGACCCTCGACAGCCAGCTTTACGACTCACCCGTCTGAAAACAACAATGCTCTTGAAAGCTAAAGGGGTTGTTCCGGCGCTATGTCTCGCGACACATAACAGGCCGCTATGTCTCGCGACACATGACAGGCTGGAGTCGAACCAGCTACCTTCCCCGTTCAAGGGGGACGCTCTACCATTGAGCTACTGTTCTACCGGCCCGCTGCTATCAAATCCCGTACCCGCACCACAAGCAGGTACGGGCAAATAGCTAGGCTCCGTAACTCTCAAGGGTAACGTCACTCTACTACATCATCCTTGGCATGTCAAGCGTCTCCGGAAGGACTCGAACCCTCGACCGTGGGATTAGAAATCCCATGCTCTATCCAGTTGAGCTACGGAGACATTACATCAGCGGTTCCCATCCAGTCGAGTTCAACTTCTTGCGAAGATCATCGATAGACTTGCTTTTTCTTAGCCTACCACTCACCGACTTGTCAAGCTCTTCCTTCTTGATCTGACCACCTCTCTTCAAGAAAGTCGCAACCGCATCTTTCACCTCCTGCTCGTCCGGTTGATCATTGGTGCGGCCCGGTTGTAGATATTCCTTGCTAAGCGGACGCCTCTTCTTGATCACAACGCGCGGTGCCTTGTAGAATTCCTTGAAGATTAGGATCGCCATCAACGGGCCATACAGCCTCAGATAACGACGCCTCGTATCCTTCCATCGATCCGCTTCCCGCTGTTCAGGAGTCCTATTGGCTCTCCGTTCACGAGCGTTTTCAACCTCTCGTTCGCGGTGAACCCGGTAGTACGCCTTCTTCTTGGCCTTAACTTCTTCCCTATGAGCACGGTAGTAGGCGCGCGCATCAGCCGCACGCCTACTCGCGTTCTTGCGATAGTTGTTGCGCCGAATCCTTGCGGCTCTCTCAGGGTGCCGAAGACGATACCGCTTCGACCTCTCTGTTAATGAAAGAGCCATGCTACCCCTGTGTAATTTTTTCCCAGGAATGCGATTCGGAAGACCATTGGTACATGGGTACTGTCTCACCTTCCGTGGAGAGTACCAACCGCACAATCTTCGCAACACCTCCAACCGGTTTACTCGCTGGAGCATCCAGTGTCAACAGATCGTTGATATCCGCCACAGGGCCGGCAAACATTCCCATGTTGCCATCTGAGTCTTCCCAGCCCGCCGCATACAGAGTTCTCGAACTGTACACCGGAGATATGTGACCCTCCGGCAACGGATAACTAACCTCTGTGACAGTCCCACAGATCACCAGCTTGCCTGTCTCCATTCTGGTCACTTCAGCGTTGTCAATGTTGTCGTGATCACACACAGGAGCATGGTTCAGACCACACATCCGCAACAGCGTGTGACCATTCCCCTTGTCGTGTACGTGAAGCACACCACAATCCGTGTCCACTTCAACCCGGACTCCACCCAGATCAATCTTGGTAGTCTCCATGATGTCTCCTTATCCGGCTGTTGCTTCATCGGAGAGCAAGTCCATGATCTCACCTATTGTCAACTGTAGCACAGAGACATCGTCACCACCAGGAAGCTCTTCAGCACAGAGGAACACCGCACTGTCCGCCCGTGGATCGATCTCCTTGCCGTTGAGCAAACCAACCTGTTTCATACACAGAGCAATCCCGCCATCCTTGGCATCTTCTTCTGTGAAAGCCTCCTCGAAGCGCAGGGCATCATGCCCTTTCACACTCGCGAGGTTCTGAAGTACCGCTTTGGCGAATTGCGTCTTGGTTAGCATCCGATCTCCTTCGATTTCTACGTAGAAACTACTTCAGGAGTTGGATATCCCAACCCCTTCCACGACAGTACAGCACTGCTTTCCGCATACTGAACCCGACCAGATACTTGACGATTGGTGCGGCTACAATCACCATCCTGTTAATCGGGTTCACCACAAACCCCGCCACAAAAAACGGGGCCTCAACTCTGAATAGTAGCTCTTTCACGGTACACCCGAAGTTCTGTGTCACCCTTCAGATACAGAGGATGCTTCGGTGACCCATCCTTGTTGGTTCCCAGACAGTACACAGGGCCATGCGTGCGAAGCTCTTCCAACACCTCTCCAGCACGCTCCTGGCTACCTTTTAGGGCACCCCATGCAACCACCACAGTCCGACACCTGTTGTACAGAAGTCCCCTGATCGTCTGATCGTTCTTCTCCCCAATCGGGTCTTCCGTCTTCAGCAGATCGCCCGACACCGTCTCGACGTATGCATAGATGTTCAGGATACACAAAGCTTGGTATCCCCATGCCCGTGCGAAGTCCGTACAGCGACGGATGGTTGGATCATCAACCGTATGATTCGCCTTGGATGGATTCAACATCACAAAGACAACCATCCCTTTTCCGTACAGACCACCCTCTGTGCTCCAGGAACGCAAAAGCCAGTACCGGTATCGCCGGTCTTCTGAGAATCCACATGATCCGACGATCCCTGGTTGTAATGCAAGCGTTCGCGTCTCGTTCTGATCAGACCGCTTGAACGTTGCCTTTGCCATTACTCATCTCCTTCAGGATCGTCCACACTGCTCGTGCGGGGTTCTCGTTGAGCGTGATGGGCCTTCCCACCACGAGATAATCAGACCCAGCTTCAACCGCCACGTAAGGGGTCATCGTGCGAACATGACCTTCACTCGTACCTTCATACCATGTAGGACGTATACCCGGTGTGATGATCTCAAACGACTTCTCAGGAATGGCGACATCCTTGAAGAACCGTGGATTGCCGATCACCATAGGGATGTCCGCCACCACCGCCTTCATCGATGACTCGAACATCTTCTGCATGATCTCTGCATCCGATAATGTCACATGGTCGCTGCTCAGTGCAGTGGTAGTGGTACAGGCAAGTCGTCCCTTTTTCTCTCCACTAGCAACGGCTGAAGCTATCTTCAGACCCCTGTTCTCAGCATCGCCATCGACACTCACGATATCCGCGCCCGCGTTGATCAATTCGAAGACCTCTTCTCCCATGATCTCTGGAATATCCCGAAGCTTCAGATCGACAAACACGTTCTGGAACCCCATGACCTTCAGTCGGTCGATCAACTTTGGTGCGCCATGCTTGAGCACAAGCGTATGCACCTTTAGACCCCAGATCAGAGAATTCACTTCCTGGAGCCGTTCAGCGTCTTCGATCTGATTGATGGACACGATCAACTTTGCCATACCCACTCCTACAGAGCCTTTAGCTCTTCCATGACATCCACATCTGTTATGACGTTTCCCAACTTGTCCACGGCTTTGAGCGGCCATCTCAGGGTATGCTCCTTTATGTAATCCAAGACGGGTTGGAACAGCTTGCCTCGTGTTTCACTCGTCTGTTCATCACGAGGCAAGCTTAGCCATTCCCTCATGGCGACCATGTAAGCTTCGCCAACGATGTACTGATAGTCCTTCAATGTCTCTGGTCGCTTATCAGAGATCATATATCTCCTTTTTACGCTTGTATCTCCTTTTTACGCTTGCTCGTCACAAAAAACACGCTTCACAAATCTGGCATTATTCCCAGCACCATCATCCACATCTATCTGAATCTTGTAGATATATCGTCTGACAAGGTTAATCTCATCGTACCCAATTGTGGCTGAATAGCTACCCGGAGAACCACCTACAGCGGGTACAGCAAGCGGCCAAGCAACAGAACCAGTTACCAATACATCCAAGTGATCAAACATTCTAAGTTCAACAGTAGCTCCAGCTATCGGAGAACCGGTAATAATATTCTTGAGATTACTGACACTAACAACAAGATCGTTGCCAATATATATTTTGTCCATAGTTATTATATCGGCAAATCTAGTTACCGATCTCCATATCGCCACTAATGAGACTAGATGCAGACATATCGCCACTAATGAGACTAGATTCAGACATATCGCCAGAAACAGTAATCCCAACAACTATCTCCGCACCTATTTCGACGACCAATTCTGTTACGTCGCTTACCCCAAAAACAACTGCAACACCAGAAGATTGAAACATGGCTCCAATAATAGAAGCGCCCACAGCATCACAAGACACTAATCCACTGGAAGACCCTGCTCCAACAAGAATTGCAAAAGAATCACCTTCAAAAACAGCTATTGATACACCGAATGCTGACGCAATACAGGATGCAATCTTAGCACCATCAGCGAGTCCTGTCGATATACCAGAAGAAACACCCGAACCACTAAACAACGCTACACCAACACCTGAAGACGATGAAACACCATTCACTAGACCGGCGCTAGCAGCAATAGACGCACCAACACCGTTCGATGTTGCCACACCGTTCGATGAACCAGTGCCGCTTACCGATAGAGCAACACCTTCAGCACTAGCCAAACCCTGACCATTAGATGATGCAACAGCTTCCGCCACAGATCGTCCCACGCCACTTGCGGTCGCAACACCGTTAGACGATCCTGAGCCTGCAAAATCAGCCGCGCCAGACGCACTAGAAGTCGCTATACCAGCAGATAATCCATCACCTGATGACAGGGCTTCCCCCACACCAGAAACGCTGGCAGAAGCGAATACAGAGCCATCTCCACCCTTGATTCCAGCACCAGCACCCGATGTAGTTCCTAAACCATCAGACGATCCATCGCCTGAAGCAGTGGATTTACCAACAGCAGTAGCGGCACTCAACCCATCAGAAGACCCATCACCACTTGAAATTGCATCACTATCGGCGGTAGCAGTGCTAATCCCATCAGACGATCCATCGCCTGAAGCAGTGGATTTACCAACAGCAGTAGCGGCACTCAACCCATCAGAAGACCCCGCTCCTTCTACAACAGAGCCAGCCTCAGCACCTTCCGCGCTTGTCGTGGATGTCCCACTAGACGATCCTATCCCTCCTACAATTCTTGTACCAGAACCGGACGCTACCCCTGTACCACTAGAAGACCCCGCTCCTGCAAAGAAAGCATCACTATCGGCAGTAGCGGTGCCAAGTCCGTCAGACGATCCTACGCCAGACTGGATATTCGCTTCACTGACGGTAATCCCGGCAGTACCACTAGTATACGTGGTGTACGGAGTCCCACCGTCTGTGATTCTAAGCTGGATGTCATCTAGATTGACAACATCACCAGAGACAATAGTGTAAGAAAACTCCAATTCAGCACGGTCATTGACACCGTCAGCGAAATCAAGATTCGAGCCACCTGCTTGACCATCAACATCGTCCTGCCCGGCATTTGTGGTAAGAAAATTTGATCCAGCACTCAACTGTTGGGTGGTATCTGATCCGTCAACCAACTGAGATGCGGCAGACCGAACCACGCTGGATGCACTACCAACAGCGTTCCATCCAGCACCGTTCAAATTGTACTCGAACTGAACAGTATGATTCGAAGAAGCTCCCGCTCCATCGTCTTCTAGCTCGAAGCGAACACGATAGACTGTGTCTACATCTTGTGTGTCAGACGCATTGAGAGCTTGACGCCACGAAGCAGCCGACTCACTTCCATCATCATTCCGGAACCGGAATCGAACCTGATCTCCAGCAAAAGTATTATGCGCCAGAGACCACACACCCTCGTATTCATACCACTTGGAATCAACAAGGTTGCCCTCATGATCCCAAATAATATTGGTATAAACACGCTTTCCAGACATCAGTCTCTTGCCTTGAAATTATGACGTGGATGACCAGATGTTTGAAGATTGGCAAAATCACTGGATTTCGCCTCTGCTACAATCCGACGATACTTCTCGTCGTTAACCCACAACCCTTCTTTGACGATCTTGAGTTGACCTCTCACGTATGGCCCAAGACCAGCTTCCGGCTCTGTGAATCCAAAGTCTGGGCCACCTTCACATTCAGGAGGGATACAGTAGTACCTCTCGTGCGGATGTAAGGCAATTCTTCCAGCGGTTGCATTCTCTACAAAGACAGTGACAACCCCGTCACCCGGAGCCTCAATCCACGAGCGAGGAAATGTCAACGTCACCATCTCTGTGTCTTCCGACCCTCCTCCACGAACCACTGTCCCATCCGCATAGCGGATTTCAAATCGTGGGAACATATCAATCTTCTGTAATTGCACTAGCCGTGGTAAGGCGAGGAGTCACACCCGTTGACACAACAATATTGGGAGACACAGTGCCGCTGTACAGGAGCTTACCCGCGCCAGAGGTAAGAGTACCAATAGCAAAGTGAGTGACTGTACCACCCGCGCCACCTGTCATCTCACCGAAATCAATATTTGCCGCTGGAGACACACTGTTCGCAGACACAGTCCATCCACCCGAAGTCCTAGCGACTGCCACACGAGCGTAACCCGTGTAAGCAATCTCATTGGTACTCTGGTCTCCAGCCTCACCAGGATCGGATGTATGCAGCGACACATACAGGTCGGTCAGCGGGCCGGTGCCCGCATCGTCCGCGATGTTGGCAATCGCTACAGCGTTGAAAATCAACTGTAGCAGATCGTTTTCAAACGTGTTGCCCTTAGACATTTCTGTTCTCCATGATGAGGCACACAGTCAGTTTCTACGTAGAAACAGCAACCCCTTTTCGGATTACTAACGACAGTCGTCAAACCCTCTTGAATTTGCGGTATGCACTTCCCATTGGCGCATTTCTTTCTCTAGAATGTCCCGAATTGGTTTCTCTTTTTTAGGCATCCAATGTCTCCCCTAGCTCAGACACAAAGCTCTTCTCGTAGAGCAAACCGTCTGGCCCACATGGATCATCTTCCCCTCTTGCCTCGAACTGGAAGATCGCCATCGGTCTGCTGTTCACCTCTTCAGGATGGTTGCAGAACATCGACTCTGCATACACGCATCCCACGCATCTCGAATCCGCGCCGGTCACCCGGTATTCATCCCTCATCGGCATGCAAAATACACTTCTCAGAATAGACGTGATATGGCGTCCCCCAATTGTCGTTGTTGTCCATCTTCGGACACGAGCAATGGGGCAATTCCCAGAACTTGTGGTAGTCGATGTTGCGAGGGAACCGCCATGCTTCTTGAAGCTCGAACTCGATCTTTGTCACCTGATCCGCCAACTCGCGCAACTTCGCCCCATCGGTCATAGGGCTGCACGCCTCCATGGCGTCTATGATCATGAGCTTGCGTATGTGCAAGGTCATGATCTTCTCCACGCCTTCTGGCGTGATTTGCTGTTGCTCGATCAGGGTTGGATTTAGGAAGACCGTCTTCTTTACGCGCTGGCGCACTGTCTCCTTCATGACCACGGAAGGTACGATCCCACCACAATTGACCTCACTGTTATCCATGGCCTCTCGTTCCTTCTTCTCGCACTCAGGATGAGCGGGCAACTCCTGACCCACCGGCCAGGGTGCTCGCTCATTGCAGTACGCACATGAGCCTGTTCGCTCAATCACCACCGATACTCCTCCAATCCATGATGTGGGCACTTCGGGTTGACCTTCTGATCGATCTTCTCTTCTGTGATCATGTCAAGCTCCCTTGGGCAAGGTTCCATCAGTGTAATGCGGCTGGCCTCTTTGATGCTTGAGGCACCATTGGCCCGGTGTGATCTCAGGGGAAACGACTACTGTTTCGGACTGAGAGCACAGCTTCTTGGACTCAGGCTTCTTCAGTCTGAACACTCGTTTTGCCAACAGGATCAGACCCTTCATTGTCCACCATGTCTTCCTTGGCCCACATCCCTTCTTCCCACACATGCGGGCCATAGGTTCTCAGACGCTCGATCTTCCTCGTCCGACCCGCAATGATCAAGTCTGCCGGAAGACCAAGCTCATCGATGACAGCGAGCAGATCACCCACCTCGTAGGCTATCGCCTCGACATTGGTGCGACCTGCATGTGAACCCTTTCTATATCTGTGATCTGGCCCGAAGCGCATCGCCTTGGTAATGGCCTGGATGACTTCGGCTGCTTCCTCTGCAACGAGAGGTAGGTAGGCTGCATCGAACAACGAGTACGACTCACCACGATAGGTAGACTCTGGAGCCTTCTCAAGTGTTGGGTCTATCACTTTCCCCTGTTCAGGATCATACCCAGACACATGAAGAGCCTCATTCCCTATCTGGACACTTCGCACGGAGCCATGCGTGCAACTCGATCCATCGTCAGCATGGAGATAGCTCTCACCGTCTCCCATGCTGATCAAATCCCTTCCAGCGGCACAGGTTTTCATGACCCTTCTTTGACAGAGGGAACATCACGCCATTCTTTCTTCGAGATGTTGTTCATGTCGATCCACTTCTGCTGGAGAATAAACCTGTCGAACGCATCACCACCTTCAACAAGCTTCACCTTCTTCTTCAAAAACCGAAGCTCCAGTGTTGGACTCCATCCATTTCCATCCACTCCCTCTTCCTTCTCGTCATTTACTTTCTGAGTGTTCATTTCTAAGCATACCTCTAGTAACAGTTGTTTAGTAGTTAAGTCTTCCATCAGGAAGCTCTGGAAAACAGTTCCCCCCTACCCCCAACGGGCATGGGCTCACCTGAGCTTCACCGACGCAGACCATAGGGACTGGTTTTTCTCTTCCAGTTTATCAGTCTAGTCTGGACGGATGGGTTCCGCGACTACGGGCTGTCAACCCCACGTTGCCGTTCCCTAACGGCACCCCTGTCTGAGCTATTCGAGCTAGGGACTGCGCTCCAGCCGCTCTCAGGTCAACCATGTGACCATACGGAATTGCACCGCATACCCCCCGTCACCACCCTCTTCATTAGAGGTTACAGACGGGCTCTTGGTTGGCTGTTCTCAAAGCTTACCGGCCTTGAGGGAGTGACATCGTCTCACACCTTACAGAGAGTGTCAATACCTATCTTACTCTTGCAAGGTCACCATGATACTCTTTGGCGACCTTGCCTTGCGTCAATGAAATCTTGACTGTCATTTTCACATCTCAAAATGAGAAACCGCACCCTTTGTCCGGCAACCTGAACGGAGAGAGAACAGTACCGGACATTGGGCGCGGCCTCTACTTCGCGAATCGAATCTTGGGGTTCTCCTGACTATCGACTCCCCTCATGTATTTGTCGCGCTCTGTACCCATCGAAACCTCAAAGCACGGGGACTCGTAGTCACAAGTCATACAATCCATCAACTCGCGCTGCCAGAACCCAAAGCAGCCCTTTTGATCGCTTTTCTTACCATGCAATGCATGTCTGGCAACAGCGGCTTCCAGATAGGCGCGAGTCGCACCCTTCGGAACATAGATGTCATGCTCCTCGCAATACTCCAGAAGCCGCCGCGCATTCAGCATGCTATGCCTCTGTCAACATCGAAGAGAGTTTCCGCAGCACACCACCGGTCAGGTCTTCCACGTTGTTGATCGCAATGTTGTTAGGGTAGAACCGACTCACTCCATTGTGCTCGATACCCACTCCAACCACTTCAATCCCGGAGCGGTCGATCTCTTTGACCGCGCGCACCAAGTCACCGTTGAGCATGCTCATGTTGCCATGGCAGGCAGGCATACCGTCACTGAAGACAATCATGATCTTCCGTTTCTGTTTCTGCTCTGCCAGACGGGCCGCTGCCCATCGCACCGACTCACCATCGGTGTTGTTGCCACCGGACTCCATCCGCGTGATACCATCCATCCGCGAATCCCCGAACGACTTGTATACCCAATGATCGAGCCGTTCATGAGTCCGATTGAAGCGACTGATATCGCCAACTTCGCGCGCCACCTTTTGCATGTCGTAGTCACCCTCGCTATGGAACCCGGTCACCTCGAACGGGATATCCAGGGAGCGAAGAACTTCGGCCATGGCTGTCGCAGCCTCTTTCGCCGTCTGAAGTTTAGAGCCAGCCATGGAACCCGACAGGTCAACGAGCAGTTGAATCGCCACGTTGGTTGTCTCAGTCTTCTGGAATTCCTTGAAGGGAGTCCGGAAGCCAGGGCTCGCAACCAATTGAGACAACGACCGGTTGTTGATGTGACCACGCTCACGATCCATCCGCCACCGCGCGTTCTCTTTCACCTTCAGAACACGTTCCATCTCGCGGCGAATCGGACTCATGATCCCCTTGACCTTGTTCCGGAGAACGTTGTACCGGACAGGATCACCACCACCCGACACGTCATGAATCTGATCGAACCGGGTAGTCAGGGGAATGTGCTTGGCATCACTGAAACCGTCATGCCAGGGCCGACCACCTTGTATTTCCGGTTCACCCTCAATTTCGGGAGCCATGTTACCGTTCATCAATTGCTGAAGGTTGGTCGCATGGTTGTCGAATTCGGAATTGTCGGCACCGCTGTTTTCAGTGATCATGTCATCGAATTTCTCATCAGCACCACCACCGGCTTGCTGATCCTGGTCACCGTCCCCTTCACCCTCCTGGTCATGGTCTTCGCTGTCCCCACCACCATCACCGTCACCCTTCCGATCTTGGTCTTCATCCTGGTCGCCATCTTCTTGATCCTGGTCGCCATCTTCTTGCTTCTGACCACCACCCTTGGATTGAGAATCACCACCACCAGCACCACCGGCTTGCTGTTGCTGCTGTTGCTGCTGTTGCTGCTCTTCTTGCTCGCGCTCTCGTTCTTCCAGGATGATCTTCATGATGCGAGCGGTAGCGTCTCGCATTTGACCAGTGGAAGTGTAGGTGTTGAGCTTGCTGATCTCATCACCCAAGGCATCGAGATAACGGGCTGTGTCGTGGTCACTCACAATGGGTTGACCACGCATCCCGTCACGAACACCATGCAGAAGCCGAATCGCAGTGGGAGTGCCAACCCACTTCTCAGCAGCTTTGGCGCGAAGCTTGTCGTTCAAATCGTTGATGTGGAACTGACTGCCAGGGTAATCGCGAATCATCTCACGATCCACCCGCACGCCTTCCAGCGCACTCAGCAGTTCCGATTGGAACCGATTGTCAACGCTCCGCAGAACGTTGAAATCAGTGTGTCGGCAATGTCCGACCTCATGATCAAGATACCCATCAAGATCATGCCGAAGTTCATCGGTCAGGTTTTGGACATCGGGAAGCACGATGGTCTTGCCATCGGTGCCGGGACTGTTGCCCTCGTAGATCACGTTGATCCCGTATTGGCGGGCAATCGTCCGACCGATGCGCTGCATCGCACTGAGGAAATGAAAACCGCTCATGTCAATCTCTCCGTTCAGGTTCCTCACTACGGTACTACTGTACTACAGTCTCCCTCGAATGTCAAATGTCTTGTAGGTCACTCATGAAATCAGGTGCAGTGGCCTCATCGATCTGCCGGTCGAATTCTGCCTTCTTGGCATTGGTGTCAAGCTTTTCCTCGTCCTGAACTAGCTCGACTTGGTGCGCCCACGACAGATCACGATCAGGTGCATCCAGCCGCCGCGTGAACCCCTTGCGTTCCGGTTTAGCGGGCTTTTTCTGCCCGAATGCCATCCCAAGAACGGTGTCCATATCTTCGGCCATGATCCCTCAAGCGTTGTAGGACGGGGTCTGTTGCGGCCTGAAGACTCCGGACTTGAAGACTCCACACATCTTGCAATTCCCGGCCCCGTCAGTATTGTCCTCCACCTTCTCAAACATCGGATGCGGACAGTCCTTCACCATCTCGTTGTAGTAATCCCAGGCTGCTCGCTCTGCTTCTTGTAGACTTGTGGCGAAAGCTCTGATGAACTCGCCCTCAGACGTGAAAACCTCAAACACGTTCTTCAACTGATTATCAAAGCTCAGATTACGATGACACTGAAGGTAGAAGTCATCCGGCCAGTCGAATGAACAACGGTAATCAACCCTGTTCACCCTGTTGAAATCAACCGGCTGGATGACCCTCTCCATGTCCCTACTCATCCCGCAGGTTCATGACCCGCTTGATGATCCCCTTGATCGTTTCGGCATCTTCCGGGGAAACCTTGCTGAAGATACTCGATTCGGCGGCCTTCAGTGGATGACGGTGACGTACCATCAGTTCCGCCCAATCCAGCCCACGTCGCGTGCTGAACGTGCAGCGGACTTCATCCTTCTTGAAAGCTTCGCGCACGAGCGACATGACGCGCACCATGACCTGAGTGATGTTCTCACGCATGCGAGGCACCGACTCCGCGATAACCTTGGCCTCATCTTCCGGCTTCAGATAATTGATCATATACACACGCCACCGATCCAGGAACGCCTCGTTGATGATTCCTGTTCCCTGGTACAGCGACCGGTATTCCTGCATACAGCCCACCGTGTTCGCAGTAGCGAAGAGCCGGAAGTCTTTGTGTGGTCGCACAACCTCATGACCCTTCTCTTTCAACATCAGGGAACCCTTTGGTTCCAGAACGCTGTTGAGCACAGCCAGAATCGCAGGTTCCGCGAAGTCCAGTTCATCCAGCACGAGCCAGAACCCGTGACGCATACAGTAGGGAAGGACACCGTCCGTCCACACCGTCTGCCCACCTTGAACTGTCCACATACCGACAAAATCACCGACCGTGATTTGTCCGTTCATGTTGGAGCGCATCACCGGTTGCCCGATGCGAGCGGCCAACTGCATGAAGAGGCTGGTCTTGCCGGTTCCCGTGTGACCCGTCAGGAGCACCTTCTTGTTCTCGTTGATGTCCTGAGTGATATCACTGATCGTGTCGGGCCAACAGTACGCCTTGTTCACGGCAGGAACAAAGGCATCTTCCGAATCCACCACAGGCACACGAGCGGCCAGGGTATGATCACCGATGGTCAGATCGTTGAATTCTGTCATGGTCAATCTCTCCGTTCAGGTTACTCGTTCAACCACAATCAAACTGTACTACATGTCATACAGAAAGTCAAACCTCTTTTTTGACCACCTTGATCGTCTTCTCAATCTCGCTGATCTCTTCCGAAGTGATCCCGTACTCTTCTAGGAACGCTGGGACGGCTGTCTCAATGAGCTTCTTGATCAGCCATCCCAGCGTTGCCCGTTCGCCCGTCTTCTTGCGGAAAGCAATCATCAGGGCCTTCAGGTACTTCTTCTGATCCGCGTCAAACCGAATACTGGTTGGTTTCATGTTGTCAGCATCGATCTCAAGCGTCTCTTCTGTCACATTGAACGACATGCCGATCTCCACTAGCTGAGATACGTGTCGATAGCTTCCATCATCGTATTGCGATGGATTGCCACAACTTTTTCCACAGGGTCTTGGTATCCACCCGCGAGATTCCACGCCACGGGAAGACCCAGCCGTTTCGCCGTCTGGAAGACGGCGCGATCTCGAAGAAACATCTGCTCAGTAGTGAACCGGCCACCCAGCGGATCATCCTTGTGACAATCCGCACCGGCTTGGTAGATCAGCACGTCCGCTCCAGCGAAGCACTGCTCGATCTTACCAGGGAGCCAGTCAATGAACAAGTGGGCATTTCTCGTGTTAACATCAGAGCTACCCAGAGTCCAGTGGGCCACCTTGTCTTTCAGCCGAAGCTCTCTGATGATACTGTCTGTCCCGTTGCCGTAGTGCTGATCCAAGTCCAGGATCGCAACCTTCTTGGCACCGGCATCGAACGCCTTAAGAGCAGCCAGCATGAGCCCGTTGAACGTGCAGAAGCCACCACCACCAAAGTATCCGGCATGATGGAAACCGCTCGTGGGACTGACAGCCACACCACCAGTCTTCATGGCATCCAGTGTCGCAGCCACCATCGAACCCGAAGTCCAGAGCAGACTTTGAGCAATCGCTTTTGAACGCGACCCGAACCCGTTCTGACGCTTGGTCTTCAATACGCCGTTCACATACCGCTTCTCGTGGACGCGATGAAGGTCTTTTGCGGTCACAGGATCGAAGTTCAGTACCTTGACCGGAAACGCTTGCTTGTTGTACCAGTCCACCATCACAAGCCGTGGCTTGCGCACCGAAGGACTGAAGAGCGTCCGATCATCCACACTCTGACTGTCGCTGTAGAACACTCGAATCTTCTTCATGGTCAATCTCCTCTGTTCAGAACCACCCTTCACCTATAGTGTACTACATGTGCTACAAAAGGTCAAGGGTAGCTCTGAACAGAGGAGGGGCCAAGGCCCCTCCTATTAGATGTCTTCCAGCATGTCCAGAAAGGTTTGGTGCGTCGTTCCCGTGTAGACAGTCACCGCAGCCTTCAGTTGCTCTGCACGGGTCTTGAGTTCTACCGACCGGTTGCTAAGCACGTTCCGGTAGAATTCCACCTTGCCCAGCACTTCATCCAACCGATCCTTACGGGTCTGCACCATCCGGGGAGTCATCGGTTCTACTGTGTCTTCAGACATCTCACGGATCATCGTGTCGATCTCCGAAGCAATATCGGTGGACACAGCTTCTTGGAGAGCCACCATCGAATCGGGGTCACCGTACAGACCCACCTTGTACAGTGTCGAAGTCCCCGGATACTGGTCGAAAATCTGAGTCAGCTTATCCAGAACCTCAACCTTCCGGTTGTCGATAAAGTAGATTCCGCCAGCCGTTCGCATCGGCACACCGCGACCCACCTCCAACACCACGCGGGTTACAAAGGCCCGGAATTGCTGAGCGTCCAGAGTTTCACGTTCGCGGTAGTAGACCCGTTGGATCGCGTTGAAGAAGGTCATGTCATCGCCAGAGACGATGGTCAGGTTCTCCGTCTTCTTGTCCAGATGGATCACGATCCGCTTGTGGAACTCGATGTCGATGTTGGCCTTGCCAGCGTGATCACGGGTCTGCACCGTCTCCGGATTCACGACCGCGAAGCGTACCGACGTGGGCTCATCCGCGAATCGACGGTAGAATTCCTGCTCGCCCTTTGTGATCTTCTTCAGGGCCTTGATCAAAGCCGCGCGAGCCTTGTTGCGGGGAACATAATTCCCGAAGCCCAAAGCTTCCAACTGATCTCTTGTGGCCCCGAAGTCCTTCACTTCCCAATAGATCATCGTTCCACGACGATCCGCGTTCTGGATGTCATTCATGGTCGCCACTCCGTTCAGGTTCAATCTGATCCTTCAAAACCACTGTACTACATGACTACAGGGTTGTCAACAAAAAAGAGAACTCAAATGTTGGCAAGCTCTGCAAGGATGTCCATACCGGTATGCTTCTTCCGAAGCTCCGGAGTGATGAGCCCGCGAGAGGCAATAGCTTCCCTCATCTCCACCTTCGAAGCCGCGTATACACAATGCTTTGCCATCGCTCCGACACCCATCTTGAACTTGTACCCCTTGCGAATCTTCTCGTTGACCTTGGCTGTCGCTTCTCTCTGAAGCAGACCGGACTTCTCTCCCTGTGCGGGGCGACCCAACTTCCCCCACGAGGTAGTGAATCTACCCGTGTCATTGTTCTGGACGATTGCCCAGAACTTTTGGTGCTTGTCAGACACGCACTCGTAGAAGCCTTCCTCGAACGGAAGCTTCTCTGGAACTTGGATTGGCATAGCTCTCTCCGTTCAGAATGAGTAGTTGCGGTATGACTGTACTACACTCATTCTGAGTTGTCAAGCTGGAGTGGCATCCTCGATGATCTTACGGAGAGCAGGACTTTTGTAGGGGTATGATCCAGCATCGTTCGCGTCTGGCATCCGTGCCAAACGGACATGGAAACGCACCTTCAACAGATCAGCAGCACTCATGATAGGAGACTGCACGATCCCTCCGTTCTTGCGCTTACGAGTCTTCCAGGCATCTTCATCCCACATCAGCGTGACAGTCTGAGCCTTTGTCTTCGAAAGCCACCCGACCTGCTTTCCATGCAACCGCTTGCCATTTGTGGCTACCGCATCCGGCCCGACCTTCACTGCATCTGTAAACCCCTCGACAATAATGATGTGTGAGAATTCCTTGGCATCATCATACTGGTACAGAATTGGTTTCGAGCTTGCCTGTGTGGGATTCAGCACCTTCCTGAAGTCCTTGCTGTTATCTTCCCAGGTAGCACGCGCCTGCCAGTACACGAGCACACTGTTCATGAAGGTAGGCACGATGATCCGATTCGCGTAGAACCCGACAGAACAGTGACCCCATTCATGATCTCTCGCGTATTCCCATGGGATACCACGCTTCTCCAGGTATGGATGTGGCCCCGTGATCGGATCGAACCCGTAAGGAAGGTCTACGGGCTTCAGAACATCGTCTTCACCGAAGCTCACATCTTCCTGCTCCTCCATCACGAGCTTCAGATTCATGTGTTCCATAGGGTCAAGACTTTTACCACTCAGAATCTTGATTGCTTTCTCAACCGTCACCTGAGACAGTGAACGCACCAAGGATACGAGCGTCCCACTCCAGTCGCAGTTGTAGCACGTGAACGACCCCTTCTCGTGGTTGATCCACAACCTATACTTGATATCAGGACGTTCTTCACCACGATTGACGCACTCAGGACAGCATATTGCATGCTCCTCGTGATCGTCCGAAGCATGTACCTTGAACGGAACCGCCAGTTCTTTCAGGTACTCTTCGAGCGAAAAGTTTGGATACCGTTCCTGTGACGAGACAAATGTCTCGTGCGGATCGTCTTCGAAGAACACATCCATCATCGCTTACCGAATCTTGGCACCGTCGAAGGATCGATGCATCCATACTTGGCGGAATGGAATACCATCCTGGAGAAGTCCACCACAGGCATGATGGTTTTGTCGGCCTCGTTGTCCCGATAGATGTCGATGTGAACACGCATCACACCCATCAGCCTTTCACGAGCGGTCTGATTCAACGTCATCAGGAAGTCCGTGATCCTGACCTTCTCGTACGCTTCTGCGATATCCTTGCTCCTGAGCACGGTCGGAGCACCGCTCTGTTCCTTCGATGGCCTCTGTGATTGAGAAGCCGTCCACAATGCCACCTTGCGCACCATGGCAAGCTGCTTCAACTCACGGAAAACCTGCATCTGTTTCAATCTTACCTCTCGATGCTTGTCCGTGGTCAGAAGATCACCATAGTCAACGATGACAAGATCAGGAGCACGACCACGCCTCTGCATCTGAACAATTCTAGCATCCAGATCGGCAACGGTGTAGTCCCACCTTGAGTTCAGAGGTATCACTTCGAGGTTGTCACCGATCCGTTGAGGGAACTTCAGCAATGCTTCCCTCTCTGGATCGGTCAGATCATCACGCCTGATTCGATTGTACGGGACATGCGATAGCCTTGCCTGATAACGCATCGTAGTTTGATCGGCTGCACCCTCCAACTGGAAGTGTACAACACGACCCATCCGCATCATGAGGCAGATCGCTCCCATGTGTATCAGTGAAATTGACTTTCCGCGCTTAGCTTCAGCCAGGATGATCCCCATCTCGCCCTTGGCAAGACCACCTTGCAACACCGAATCGATACCGGGGATACCTGTTGGAAGCCGTCGCTTTGTTGTTGTGCTGTCTGTCACAAACTGTTGACGCACATCTTCAAACTCACTCAGCGAAACCGACACCTCATCTGAGAAGTCAATCCCGTAAAGCTCGTTTATTCCGTCCTGGACAGATATGTATGCCTCGTCAAATTTCCGACTGTTCCACAGCGTTTGGCCCGTGCTGAAGACGTTCAAGAAAAACGCACGACGCGCATAATCCGTCAGCATCGTCTTGACGTACCCTGGATTCGGAATCGGTTTGGTGTACACCTCGTCCAGAAATGCCTTATACATCCGTCGCTTTGAACGATCAACCTTGCGGATGATCTCGTTCTCGATCTCAGAGTAGGACGGGACTTCATTCGATGTGTCAACACGCTCTTTAACGAACGTGAAGAGCCATTTGTGAACCTCACTATACAGTCTGTCTTCTGGAACGTATTGCCCTGCCCGATGTGCAAATCCAGCATCGGCCAGCATCAAGGCAAGCATTTCCTCCTGGAAAGCTTGTCCAAAGTTAAACGGAGCCGCCATCCAATGCCTCCTCTTGGTAGCTCACATCATCCAGGTCAGCGATGACACCATTGAAGTGCTTGTGGTAGTGTTCTTCACCGAACCTGACCAGATCGTGAAAGCCCGGATTCACGTTCCGTCTCTTGAATTCGCGATGAATAGCCGCGATGAACACCGTCAACTTGAACGAGTTTGCATTCGCAATATCGATTGCATTCTCAATCGCAGTAAGCTGAGAACTCGTTTTCGGTTGTATCGATCCAAGACCCAGATAGAAGGCTCTCCACCTATTCCACAGGGACATGAACTCGCTCACAGAACGGAGACGAACATCGAACTCGTTCTCTTTCTGGATCGCTTTGTTCGCCTGCGTCTCTCTGATCTTCTTCTTGTCCATTAGGAACCTGAAGACAACCTTCTCAGCAATCGCAGTGTTCCTCTTCTTCGCACGTCTGATCTCTGCCTCAAGGTCAATCCCTTGAGGCTCCGCACGCACGACATTGTACTCCGTGAAGTGTGGGAAGAACATCGACTCAGTCTTTGAAAAGATACTGCAACAGGTAGGACACCGACTTGATTTTCATGCCATTCTCTTCGAATCCACCGGCAACTGGACAAACAACACACCCATCACCTTCCTCGTAGAGATAGAAGACGTTGGACGGGTTTAACAACGCCATGGCATCAGTCTTGAAGTCCCTGACATGAGCCATGCCGCCCTTGAAGCCATCGCCAACCTTCATCAGTGCCATCACATCAGCGAAGCTCTCCCTAACCTCAACGGCACCTATCGAATCACCATTGATTGGCACAACCAGGACACCACGCTCACTTGTCTCCTGTTTGATACAGAAGATATTGGACACCACAAAAACAACCTCTGTGTCCTTGTGGTGAAGAAGGACATGATCAACCATACCGGCCCCGCGAATTCGATGGACTTATCCCTAGATAGTTGATAATCTTACCCTACACCGTCAAAGATTGCAAGGAGATTGAGCATGAAAATCTACCTCCAGAACACATTCGGGAAAATCGCTGGAGCCGAAAATGAGACCTTCGATGTTCTTCGAAGACTCATGAGCTATGAAATCAAGGGAGCCGTATTCGCCAGACGATCACGACCCTTCTGGGATGCTCGTGAGTACCTAATGAACAAGAATGGAGAGTTCCCACTTGGCCTTGTCCACATGGTCAAACGGTATCTCAACAAAGAGAACATCGCGTACGATATCGTTGATCAACGCGTACCACCCACCGGCAAGGCTGGCATCAAAATCAGCATCCCAGAAGAGATGCGACCCAGACCCTATCAAGTCGAAGCTGCCAAAATCAGTTCTGTGCAAAACCGTGGTGTATACATCATCGGAACTGGTGGAGGTAAGACATTCACATCTGCTCTGGTCATCGCATACAAGGACGTTCCAACGCTTTTCATCACACCAAACGTGGGCCTTCGCTCACAGGTCACAGAGAGCTTCGATATCTTCTTCCCAGGACAGGTCTCAAACAACATCACCGATGACAAGCCAATCATCGTCACAAACATCCAAGCTCTTGCCAAACCCAATCCAGCAGATTTCGAGCGATTCCAACTTCTGTTCACAGACGAGTTTCACCACTCAGCGGCAAAGACCTACCTCGATCTCAACCGGGCATGCTACAACGCCTACCATCGCTACGGCATGACCGGAACATTTGTCCGTCAAGATGGTGAGAACATGACCTTGCACGGGGTCATCAGTGAAGTGATCTACCGCGTCACCACCTCGCAACTGATTGAACGGGGGTATCTCGTACGACCACAAATCACACTCTTCCATCATCGTCTCAAAGGATGGTCAAAGCACAAATACGCTACAGCCTACGATGAAATTATCCGCTACGAGCCGACCAACAAGAAGATCGCCGCTGTCGCCCAGGCCAAGATCGCTGAAGGAAAGCAAGTTCTCATTCTAGTTAGACGAGTCGAACATGGCAAAATTCTGAACCATATGATCCCAGAAGCCGTCTACCTGCATGGCGAGCTTCCTGTCTCATACCGCGAAGACCAGAAGAAGAGATTCATCAATCGTGAATTCCCATGCCTGATCGCCACAGAAATCTTCGGTGAAGGAACCGACATCCCATCAGTAGACGTGTTGATCAATGGCCGCTTCCAAGCAACCGAAATCCAGACCAAGCAAGGAATTGGAAGGGTTTTGAGGAAAGCAGAGGGGAAGGAGTACGCTGAAGTGTTTGACTTCATCGTGGTGGGGCAAAGCAACCTCAAGAACCACAGCGTCGAGCGGGCCACCTCCTACCGATCCGAACCCGCCTTCAGGATCAGGGCTGAGCGCATGTGAGTTTCTACGTAGAAACTCACATTGCAGCTTTGGCCGAACCCATGTCCCGAAGTCCATCGTGCAATCCAGCAGCACCACCGATGGTTGCACCAAGGCCCAACAATCCGAACACCGTCGATCCGGCAAAAGAAAAGACCTCCTTCGACAGTGCGACAACATCACTGGTCACGCCCTTCTCATAGACCAAGACGCCCACAAATACCGTCGCACCAAGGAAGACCGTCACACTCATGATCGCACAGATCATCGGGCCAATAAACTTGGCTCTCTTGCGAAGCGGTCTCCTGTCTACTGGTCTGGATGCTTGGTCGCCCACGCTCTCCATGCTTTGTCTCTGTTGATGAGGTCTTGAACGATACGGAGAAGCGGCTTCTCGCCCTCGTCTCCGGTCAATGCGCTCGTTGCCCGTGGATCACTAGGAGGTACAAACTCCGGAATCCCATCGGGCTTGTACTCGTTCATCAGTTCAGGAGGAGGAGTCCTATACACCGGTACGGGAACCTCGACCTTCACTTTCTTGGTCAATGTGATCGTGACAGGAGGGGGAGGAGTCGGACAGTCAAACTTCTCTGGCTTCGCGTTCGAGCAACCCGCAAGCAACAGTAGACCTACGACCCAAAGCCAAACTTGTCTCTGAACCATGAGTTCATCACCTCGTAGCCATGTGCAAGATTGTCGATTGCTCGACGTTCGCGCTCACCGGCGAGCAAAGCTTCCGCCGCCTTCTGATTCGCCATGGCTTCAGCCTGTAGGGCTCTCGCTTTGAGCCCTGTAATCTGAGCATTCTGATCTTGGACAGTCTGAGCCAAACGATCACGGTCTTTCTCGACCTTGACCCGCGCCACCTGCTCGGCGGCAAGCTGTTGAGCCAGATCAGTAGTCCGTGCCTTCTCGACATTGAACCTGTTGCCAAGCTCAATCTTCTCGTTCTCCAGTTGCGTGATCTGATCGTGAAGTCCACTGATCTCGATCTTGTATTTCGCTACAGTTCCACCGTAGATCGCAAGCAGAACGAGACCGCCGATGACGTACTTGTTCAGTAGCAAGCTCATTTCGCTCCTCTGACAATCCATGAAGCGATGATGTCAGACACACCGGGAGCAATGCTGATCATGAACCCGATGGTACACAACGCAGCCGTGATCGCGATATAGTTGTCGCTCAGCTTGAGCACCACCATCTGTGCAGCCGAAAGCTTCTCCCACTGGATGTAGTCCTTGGATGGACGAGGAGCCCTTGCGGCTGTCCAGGCCAGCATCCAAAAAGCCATCGCACCAAACATCCTGACCATGAAAGTCAAGAACCCTACGGACTCTTTGAAGGATACGTGGAAGAGATTTGCTCGTCCCCAATAATACCCAACCGCGAGCATCAATCCGCCCGCAATGAACGAGTCAACCCATGACCAATCCCTCTCATAGAGTCTAACGAGAAGGCTTTTTTTCTGCTTCGCTGGCGGCATCGATCCTTTCCCTGATGTAGACAAGGTGTCGATCAAGCTTGTCGAACTGCCTGTTCATATCACTCTTGAGTTCTTCGACCTGCTTTTCAACACGGGATTCGATCTTCTCACGCTCTCTCTGGTCAACCAGATCGTGAGACGCAACATGTGCCTCCAGCCGACCTTCCCTGTATCGGTCATACCCGATGGGCATGCCGATCAGCATGGCAATTCCGACCGACGCGGCAATGAGTTTCCCGAAGCTCATCTGTCCATAACTCCTTTTTGAGCCGTAACGCTCTGATACACCGCAGACTGACATAGATCACACCCTTATCGGAATGTCACGCAATCAGTCCATTTTGATACTGGACAGACCCACTGACCAACGATGCTGTGAGACTTTGACTCCTGTTGACCGCGTCCCGCTTCACTGAAACATGTACCCACCCGCTATGTGGATTGCCGGGTGTGTAGAATTCCAAGATGACCTGATCGTGCTGCATGTTGTCTTGGATGAACTGAGCAAGCTCGTAGTTGCTCATACCGATCATTTCAATATCGGCTGCCTCTCCAAGCACATGCTGACTCGTGTCTTTACTGCCTACAGCACGATTGAGTTCCAGAACCCTGAGCCCACTTTTCACGATAAGTGGTTTGCCAATCACTGTACGGATTGGCTGGAGCAACGAGTTCACCAAAAACTTCAGGTTCTCAAGCTGCTCATCGTTGGGCACATTGTCGATCCCCTGACGGGCTGCCGTCTCACTGTACAGCATCTCCCGCAGAGAAAAGTTCTCGCTCAAACGCATGTTCAAATCAACCATGACAACCTCCTGATAAGTACGTCTCATGCTCTTGGAGTGGGTGAAAGCTAGAATTTCTTTTGCATGGCCAGAGCAGGGCTCCCATCTGGAGTAACCTCTAGACCGAAACTTAGACCAGACGTTGCTTCAGTGCTAGGGAGACGGCCCGCTAGCATGTACGCCAGGACGCCTCCCACAATGGCTGGAGCATACCCGCGTCCCTTCGGATGAGCATTGTTGTAAGCCAGAATCGCCTCCGCAGCGGCCCATGCCGCCAATGCCCGGATTCGTTCCTCCTCCGGCAATGCCGCCGCCAGTGCTGTACCGCCCGCAATTGCCGCCAGACCGCCCGCGTTCAACAACCCGTTGCTGGGATGCTTGCCTAGCAACGGGTTGCGCTCCGGCACGCGCTTGTCCGTCCGCTTCGTGGTCTCCACATCCGCAATTGTCGCAACAATAGCTGTTGCCAACATTCCCTTATCCATGCTCGACCATCCCTTCATGCCGAACAGTCCGCTCTCGCTAAAGGGTATGCTTTCGATAATAGCTGGAGGTTGGCTCAGGACGCCCATGTCGCCCCGCAGATAAGCACACCCGGCGGGCCAGCCCGCCGCAGCGACGTGTTGTCCACGCGCAGCGCACCGTCCAGCAGCAAGTCTCTGGGCCGCTGGTCGGGCTCTTGCAGATCGTGCAGCCGCGCCATCCGATGAGCCATGGCACTCACCGGGTCTAGTAGCACCACCGTGCGCGCGCCCAGATCGTTTCCTTGCCAGGGGTGCGGCACCAGCGACATGTCCTGATTCTTGATCTTCTGATCAATCTCTATTTCCTGCCATGCCGAATTGTCATCAAATGGCTGGCACAGACATTCAGCGAAGGCTTCCCGCTCGCTGGCACTCGCCCCCAAGCCCGGCGCCGGTACAAGCGGCACACGCAGATATCGCTTGCCGTCACCAGCAGTCCTGACGCGTGGGTGAGCCGGGCTGATCGGCGTGGGGCCGTTGTTGGCCCACGGTGGGTCTGGCGCCACGTCCACCCCCACCACATTGCCGCTCGCGTCCAGCAGTAGGAATACAAACACAGGGATTTCCCCGTCCCCTAGGTCGTAGGGCGGACTCGCCGTGATGTAACGAATCTGGAAGTAATAGGTGTGGTTAGACGAGTCAATGTTGGTAACGCCCTCCTGCGACGCGTATCCCGCCGTGATACCGGCGACGCGCCGCAGCCACAGTGAATCGGGAGCAGACGCCGACCAGAACGCATTGAGCGCGTAAGGCCCGCTCGTGACCGTGATGGATGTAGTGCCCGGCGTCATCAACAACGTACTCTGCTGTAAGCCGGTCTTTAGCTGCGACTGCCCAACGGCCCCGGCACCGATTCTCGCCTGCGGGAAAGTCCCGGCGTCGATCAAGCTAGCATTCATGCTACCGCCGCCTGCCACAATGCGCCCCGTAGGTGCTCTGAAACAATATGGATGAGCCGTCCAGCGACGCAATGCCGTTTGCCGCCGCCTTGGCATATGATACCCAGGAGCCCCAGGAGCCAGCCGTCTTTTGCCGAATCCAGATATCCGTCATTGCGACCTGCACGGCGATCTGGAAGCCGTAGCCGTTGAGTGGCTCGTGCTCGACGTGGATGATATCCCATCCCCCGGCTGCGGGGGTTTCCGTCACCGACGGATTGTCAGCCTTGTAGAACCCGGACTTCGTAACCGCATTCAAATCGCCTGCGTTCGCGAGATTGGTGGTGGCGCTGGCGTTGCCGCCGTAGACGATCCGTGAGATGTCGATGGTGTCAGAAGTCTGAACCCAAGCTGACCACGCGGCCCCAGCCGAGGTAGAATATCGACGGTAGGTTCCGAGGGATGCCGAAACGCTGCGAAATTCTTGATAACAATAGGAATAGGCATTGCTCGTGGCATATCGGCCTGTCACCATGCCGTATGATCGGATTCCGCCTGTGCCGTAGACCGCCTCCGGATACCCCAATTTGTCAGCGACAATCGCAATGTAATAGCAGTCATCCGGTACGCCTGCGGCCACCAAATCCGCAGCGGGCGAAGCACTGTCCGGCAGAGAGAACGGCCCAATGGTGAAGGCCGAGCGGACAAGGCGAGACAACGAATCCAACCCCGCATAACCGCTGGCCGCGTCCTTTCGGCTAAGTAGTTCCGCCAGCGAGAGTTGCGACGCCGCAATTGCCGGTGAACCACCATTGTCAATCAGCGTGGGATACCCATTGATGATGTCGCGCTCGCTCTTGCGCTGGATACCGACCGGAATCTGCGCATCAGGAACATCCCCGCTGCCGTCCAGACTCGCGTAGCCGTTAGCCGCGCCCTTCTCAGACGTTATTTGGAAAGAACCTCCGTCGTCATACCAATTTGTTGTATTCTTCAATTCTTTCAAAGACGTAGCAAGAGCATCAAACATATTCTTGACAGTTTTGATCGCTCTATCGCTACGAGGAATACCAAAATCAAAATCTGAATCCAACGCAAATATCAACGGTCTTGAATCAACTATTCCCGTGACAACACCACCAGAAGTTGTTACTACCGCAAGAGGAACTTTATCAGGATCACCGGTAAATCCAGATGTATTGGATACAAGAACAGGCATCTGAACAACAGTTTGATCAGATGCCTGAGAAAATTCAGAATTAGTCTGAGAGTCCCAAAATGCAACAGTAGAAGAATCTTCAGTTGATTCTACAAACTGAACTTCAACATAATGCACATCATTGTTTCCAAGAGACAAAAACAAATCACTCTCTGTCGCCAATCTCCAATGAAATTCCTCATGACCAGACCGATCAGAAAGAACCAATACAGAAACCTGATCTTTTTTCACACGAATGTTCAATCCAGAAATAGTCTCAATTTCCCATCCAGCAAGAACCTTTGAATCAGAAGAAACAAAATACTGATTCAAAGACCTGAAAGATTCCTCTATGAAACCCATCATAGAGTCATATTGAGACAAATCCCATCTCTGATCTGCAACGAAACGCTGCTTTCTCTGCATGATGTGCCCCTAAACCGGAATCTCAATGAACCGGACTACCACACCGGCTGCAACAATCTGTCTAATCAAACCTTGCGCAATCTCGATGGATGACCTCGTACCAGCAAGATAAATCGCGTAGTCATCACCATCCGTCTCAGGAACAATCGCAGGCTCATTGACATAATTCACCACGGCCCCAATCGCATGATCCTTGGTGAAAATGTAGGTCGGGTCAATAAGCAGAACCGAATTGTTTGGTCTCCCCAAATAGGGGACTGGAACTTCTTCAAGCTGCCCTCCAAAATCGAACACTAGACTACCTGTTGTGTCGGGAATCCCAGAAGTATCATTCATCAACAACGCATTCTTCATGTCGGTCGCGTTAATGATCTCTCCAAGAATTCCTCTCTGTCCTGTAATCTGCCACGCTGCATCCGGGTCATGAAGATAGTGCCCCTCATACCCAGGCAGAGTCAGATTCACGCTCTCCATGGCTGTGAATCTGAATATATCTTCTCCAGCCGCCAGAGTCAACACAGGACTATTTCCAGCCGTATTGCTCGCGATGACCAACTCGTATCCGTAGTTTCCTACCTTGGCACCCGCCAACTGATTGACTGCTACGGTCTGATCCGGATCATCAAACGTAATCGTCACCGTGTTGCCAGGAACACTAACCGAATCTACAGTGGCCCCAAAGCTGCGAAGAAAAAACGCTCCCTTCAGACCTCTCCCAGCCGTGAAGAGAATCGCATCAGGCGTGATCACAACGATCTCGTTGGTATTGGTCTGCCACACGCCGATGTCAGGATTGCCCTCTCCAAAGAAGACCTCCAACAGCTTGTAGATCGTTGGAGCGATCTGCTTCGGATAGAAGCTGAGCAGTGGAATCAACTGACGATAGATATCATCGCTTACCGCAAGCCCAGACGTTCTGAGAACACCGACATTGCTTCCCAGCAGATCAAGGAATTCACCGCTAGCCTTGGTCACAAAGAGTTGATCCTTGGCAGCCTTGATCTGGGTCACAACAGCATCATCAGACCCACCCCAAGCCGACAGGAGAGCCTTGATGTTAGTATTGCTCCCCGGATTGTACATACCGGGGACATACCGAACCATTTTGTTAAACTTTGTGACCATGAGCAGTTTCTACGTAGAAACTCTACACGACAGCAATATCCGCTTCGCTGATCCGCGCAAGCTCGTTATCGGAAACCGGAGTATTCACAACCGGTGTAAGCATCACCGCATCAAACACCCCGGCAACACCTTTCACCGCTACAACTATATCGGACAGAATCACGTCTTCGCCAACCCCCAAACCGTTGATGTATGCCGAAACAGCCGACTTCACATCGTTGATCACAGAAGTCAGAGAAACGCTTGGCTGAGTGGTCACATCGATCTCAATCGTGATCTTCCTCAACGCTGGCTCAAGCACCTCGACCTGATTGCCAACTGCGCGGAGTCCGGGATATGTCTCCTGATCGTCAGGACGCCCGTCAACGACCCACTGAGCGATCTGAGCAAGGCCAGTGAGAAACTGATAGCCATCTACCCCAACAAACTTACTGGTAGAGAAATTAAGTGTCGCGTTTCCTGCACCACCGGTCACCTGTACCGATCCAGAAGCAGCGATGGTCAAAGTTACAATCTGGACTCTTCGGCCACCGTCAGACACTTCGATTGTTGCTGCATTGCTGAGCGAAGTGATTTTCTTGTTGTTCCAGAAGAAGACCACGTCTTCTGCCGTGACAGGCAAGATTTCATAGGTGTCTGCCGCCAACGGAGTTCCAGTCAACGCAGCGTTCAACGTCACTGTTCCGGTGCCAGGATCGTAGGCAGTGATCGTCTTTCTCTCACCACTCTGAGCACCACTTGTCATCTCCAATTCGAAACCAACAAGGTCTGTCGCATTCGGGAAATACGATGACAAATTGGAATCTATCACATGCGTCGTATCTGTCGCCCCGGTCAATACGCTTGCATGTGTACATGGCACTGAGAACAGATCAACATCTTCACCATCGATCACAACAATGACCAGATCGCCAACTGTGAAGCTGTAGTTTTCCGCAGAACCAGACTCAGCAAAAGCGTAGTGCGATTGGAGAGAAATCACCTGAGTCGTTGGGAACCCAAGAATCACATTCGCTGTTCCGCCAGTTACGATGATTGTTCCTGTCGAATCGTGACTCTTGATGGTCAGCTTGACATAGTTAGTATCAACCACTTCGGCTGATACACCTGTCAAGCCAGCGTTCAAAGCGGCTGCCACTTCGGCGGCTGTACCATTCGCAGGATCAACAAAATCCCCCACAAGGAAGGTGTAGCTCTGAGCAACCCCATCAATTGTGACGTTCAATCCCTGTCCACCACCTGTGAAGTTGTAGGTATCAGAGTTGACAGTTGTGACAAAGGCCCGTGTGTCATCCGATCCAAGAACAAGTTTTTCACCAGCCACGAGGGATGTCAGAAGCTCTATCTGGCCCACAAAACGGTTCACCGTATAGTCGGCATCGGCCCCGGACTGAACACCCGAAGGAAACGCCAATACAGCGTTCGCAGAACACACCCTGACCAATTGTGCGACAGGAGGTGTGGTCACCGTCACCGTCGTTCTCTGAAGCCTAAGCCAGTAAGCAGACGTTCCGGGGCCAGCGGTCTTCATCCAATCAAACAGTGGCGGAATCGTGATGATCCCATTCTGGGTGAATCCAGCAGTCCCGTCAAAAACACCGACAGGAACCCAAGTGCTCCCATTCCAATACTCGACAAGCAACCCAATGTCATCAGATGAAGGAGTGCTCATCTGGACATAGACCGAATTGAACTTGACCGTATCGTGACCCACATGAACGTAATCGCTATTAACCGCAAACAGATTCGCTGTCCCGGCAAGAGCACTCAGTTCTGTTGTACGGTCTGTGTCAACACTGCTCTCCTCGTTGAAGACCTGATCGAAGTTCTCCACAACCTGAATCTTCGAATCCACACTGAGAAGCAACCGCGAGAACAGCTTAACCCGTGTCCCAACCAAAGAAGCTTCACTGGAGAGACCAGGAGCACGCGCACCAATCGCTGCCACAACCTCTTCAGCAGTGGCATTCGCAGGATCGACAAAGTCCGATGTGAACAAGGGAATCTGAATCGGCGTGTCAGTCTTCCCATCGATCACAACGCACAGATTGAACGTTGTCCCAGAAAGATCGAAGGTCTCAGCGTTACCAGATTCGATTCGAGCGGTTGCACCATCTTTACTGAGCAAAGAAATAGCATTCCGATTCGACTTGTAAAGATGTGTTGTGTACCGCCTCGAACTCTGAGGGAACCCAAGAATCGCATTCGCTGTTCCGCCAGTTACGATGATGTCATCTTCCTTGTTCCGTCTCGCGAAGATGCGTACCGTGCCATTGGATGCAACACGAGCTTCAAACAAAGAAGCCTTGTTGAACTTGACCTGAACTTCAACCGCAGTGGCATTCGCAGGATCGACAAAATCACTCGTTGCAAACGTCACCGTCTCGGTATCGTTCCCAACGTCCACCGTCAGCGTTTCGCCACCAGATGAGAAATCGAATGGTTCAGAAAGCGTTGACAACAAGGAAGCCTTCATCACCGGAACGTTGTCTATTCCAAGGAACTGTTCTCCACCCGTTGCAACCGCAACAACCTCCTCAAATCCAACACCGGAACTCGAAGGGATGAATCCCGTGCCATCATCGATGTACAACTTGACAATGTCAGGCACAGTGGTTGGCTCAACGATAGAAGCCGACACAACACGCTTGTTCTCTTCCGAAGAAACCAGACCTGCCACACCTGAGATGATGGACAAACCCGTTCCACGAGATAGAGACTGAATCCTATCTTTGATTCTGTCGCGATACTCCTGATCACCCTCCAGGTCTCTACCGTTTGTTACACGGTTGGGATTGGTAACCGTCGCAGTTGAGAACGGAGGTGAATCGAAAGTGCTAATCGCACCAATCGAGACATTGACACCAGACCCCCCAACAACCGCTGTAACAGCAACACCCGTCAGAGACACCTCGCCATCAAGAAGAGTCACAGTCGAATCGAGCGAAAAGTCAATCTTTTCGCTCAAGTCCGAAGCAGGAACAGCCACAACAAGACCAGCCGTGAATACCCGATTGCCTCCCTGAGACAAGATGATGCTCTCGTCCGTCCCATGATCAAAAGACAAGCCAGCAGACAGGTTGAAGGTCACAAAACCAAGACCAGCCGTGATCGAAGAGTATCCGACCGTTTCAGAATTCGGAGTGCCACGACCAATGATGATGCTTCCACTTACCGGGAATCCTGTCGAACTATCCGCCTTGACAGCGGTCTCACCAGAGAGCGGCCCAACAGCGCCAGAGAACACACCCGTCTGCACTTTCGAGAAAGAAGAGTCTCCCAACGTTACGACAGTGGTAGCCTGTTGGGACTGCTGTCTCGTGATACCGAACTCCTCACCCCGCGCGTCAAGGTCTAATCCTGTTGTCGTATCCAGCGAGAAGCTACGCAGGATGTTGAGCATCTGAAAGTATTGCTCATCATCTTCCTGAGCCGCAGCCTCAAGCATGGTTCTAACCACAGAACCCACACTCGCATCCGTGAGTGGAGAGTTAGCCACCACGGTCGCAATCATATCCCCAAGAATCTGAGGGAACGTCTTCGGAGTGAATTCGGCCACTTTCTGCCCCTAGTTTGGAAGCGTGATCGGAAGCGGAATGACCTGATTCAAGCTCTTCGGCTTCACCGCTACTACGATCTCAACCTTCGAATTGTCCACACTAATGATCACACTTGGCACAGACTGAGTTCTTGTATCCGCCAAGAGAGAGTTGTACACCTGATTCCTGATCTCTCCCAACTTCCTGCTCGTGATCTTGTTCCCAGGTTGAAGCCCCGTACCGATTGCCAGATGTCTCTTCAGAGACCCAGGCTCCAAGCTCAGCTTGATCAACAACGCCTGGGTGAAATTCAGGATTCCGCCAATCAGATCGTAGTCACCCCTATTGGTCAGAACGATGTCGTTCTTGCCATCAAGCCTCAGATCAATTCCGAAAGCTCTTTCCTGGACACTCAGAGCCTCAGAGATTGGATACAACTTGCTCTCACGAGCCCCCATATCCAACGCTGAAGTGAAACGCGGAATGAGAATCGAGTCACCAGGAATCAACACCCCTTCAGCAGAAGTATCATCAATGTATGGCGGCTGAAGCTTGTTCAGCAAAATAAGTTCTCTGAACCTGTCTGGGTCTCCTAGCTCGCGCGCCGCAATGGTCTGGATGGTATCCCCACCCATGACAACAGATACTTTCGCAGATCGCGGAGTAGCAATAGCAATAGTTCCACCATACTTGTCCACCACGTCATTGATCTCATCGCTGACATCATCAACGAACGCCTTGTTCTGCGCAAGCAAAAGTGAAATGGACTTGCTCACAAGCATCATGCCATGAATAGTTTTATGCTCTAGGTATGTTGCATCTCTCGTCACACCCGGAGATGTTGTCACACGACCAGTGGCCTCGTTGTAAGAGGTCAAATCGATTCCAACAGACTCGATCATGTTGTCGCGGACACGATCCACATCGGCCTTCAGTGTCTCCAACGATGTTCTGGTCACCCCAAAGTCTGACAGGTTCCGCGCCTTGCGCGTTGCGAGCGTCCCAGCACTGTTGACACTACTCTTGATCCCAGAACCGAAGTTTGAAACCGTGTTCACCGCTGTATTGAGCGAGTTCACGATATTGGTCAAAGCACGGATCGGCCCAAGAATCAGGTCTGTGAAACCACGCTCGACCTGATTCAAAATGCCAACACCAGCATTGATGTAGGCATTAGCTGTAGCAAGCAAATCATTCACATCCGAAAGCGTTTCCGACAGCCTGTTGAGAACATTTGGCTCTTCGGCTGTCGCATTGATGTGCGCAACACCGATAGCCTTCAGGACGATATTGTAGTTGTACAGAAAGCCCTTGGCACGGTGCATGGAGAATTTTTGAGGTTCAACGTATAGGGACTCATAGTCCTTGTTGTTGTCGAACACAAGACGAAGTTCACCATTCACCCGGTCATCAATACGCTTAGCTTCCACGTACGCCCTGAAGTACGACCGAAGCTCATTGAATTCCTCGTATCCAGATCGACCCATTCCAAGCACCGGCTTCCCTGTCTTCGAGAATGCACCACCGGTTGTACGACCAGGAGAGATACCAGTCGTACCCTGAATAGAGATGTCCTTGAGCACAGAGCCCTGATGCTCAACGATCACACCTCTGAAAGTGGGTGTCACATTGATCGCAAAAATCTCGTCTTGATCAAGAGACTGAGGATTAACCTGGAGAATGAACGGACGCCATCCATCAACAGGTACACCACTTCCATCATCCTTCACACGAACAACCCTGAATCCGTATCCAGGGTTGTCTTTCCATTCACCCTGATTATACTTAGGAGTGTTTGTAACCCGCGTGAATTCGGGAGGATAAGCCGCTCCAGGCGTGCCAGAAAGACCAAGCTTGGTAGCGACTGTACTGATCACCTGATTGACAAGATCACCGATCCCGGCCATTTTCTTCCTACGCTATGGTTACAACACCGCTACCCGCTCCAGGAAGCGCCGCGCCGCTCAATGTGCCAGCCCCGTTGTTTCCAATCTCATTGCAAATTCCCGTCGCCAGTGCCGTACAGAAGTTTGCCCATTCCCCACCTGAAAATGAAGCCGCTGCCTGAATCGCTGACGCCATGGACGAAATTGCACCAAGGAACGATGCAAATGCAGCCGTGCCATTTGCGTCAGACGCAAGAGCAGCACTTCCGAAATGCGTTGCCGTTGCGTTCCCAATAGCGGTCGCAATCGGAGACAATTGTGAACCACCCGGCCATGACCCAGGCTTCGCCGCAATAATTCCACTTGCAACCCCTGAACCAGAAAATGTGATCCCCGTTCCTGTGCTTGTACCCGTTCCCGCTGGAGCAGCGATTTGACCGGTGAGACCCGTCGCTATGTTAACAACACCGGTAGCAACCGCTGTGCAGAACGCATCCAGGCTCCCTCCTCCAGACGATCCAAGTGCTGACTGGATGTTGGATTTGATGAGTGCCGCATAGGTAGTGATCGACAGAGCCATATGTTACTGAGTCACAACCCCACCACAAGGGGTCAGTGGGATTCCCGTGATCGGATCGTTGTTCACGGC